TTAAAGCGTTGAATCATCATCGAAAATATCCTTTCCCAGACCTTTCAAAGCGGCCTCTTGCAATCCAGGTAAAACATGAGAATAAGTGTCTAAGGTTATTGTTATAGACGAATGACCTAACCTCTCTTGAACGATTTTAGCGTGTATTCCTCTCTTTAATAGGAGAGTGGCGTGAGTATGTCTAAGATCATGAAACCTTATTCGTGGAAAGTTCTGAATATTTTCATCCTCGTCAATTTTGTCTAGTATCTTATAATATGATCTAGATAAATTTCTCGGACTTAATGGAGTCCCGATATGTGTTTGTATAACTAATCCATGATCGTTGTAAAAATCCTTGTTGGACTCTTTCTCCATTTCCTGCTCTACATAATGATCTCTTAACATAGTTACCGTAGATGGGAATAAGGCTACTGACCTTTCCCCGCTGGCTGTTTTAGGTTCATGAAATTCATATCCAGAATCTGCTTTAGTGTACGCTTGCCGAACAGATAACTTTGAGCCCTCTAAATCAACATCCTTCCAACGTAACCCTAGTATTTCTCCAATTCTCATTCCGGTAGATGCAGCCAATTCAAAAGCTACATAGAACCGATCTTTTCTTGCGAAATCCAGAAAAATTTTCAATTGGTTCTCATTCCAAACTTCAAATTTGACCTTTTTAACCCGTGGTGGAGTAACTGCTTGAGCTATATTCCTTGGTATGTCGCCATAGCCAACTCCTTCTTCGAGTGCATCTTTTATAAGGCTGTGGAGTTTCTTTATGCTATTTGCAGATATTTTAGATAGAAGTTTTTTGTTGTATAGGTCACTCAAATGTCGTGGTTTTAGTTCGAATATCTCTAGTTTCCCGAGATGTGGGATTAGATGGGTTTTGATAAGCCAAGAGTACGCCTTGAATGTTCCGGGCCGAACTTGGTTTTTTTTATTCTCCAACCAACGAGTCATGAACTGTTCAACTGTTTCGTCTGTTTCTTCAATGTATGTTCCGTCATTTATTTCCTTGATTTTTTCTATCATGGCTCGTTCAGCATCTCTCTCTTTGTCATAGCCGGAGAACCATTTTTGTATTCTCTCTCCCGTTATTCTATCCTTGCCGATAGTTACAACGAAACACCACTTATTTCCTCTTTTTCTAACATGACCTTTCATTTTTACCATCCTTTCTCTATTTAAATGAGTACCAGTATTAAAATCACATAAAAACCACCCCTTTCACTGAAATTTCAGGCATGACTAAACAGGCCCGCTCGAATACAAAAGTGGGCCTCAATTTTTTTATGTATTTAATTCTTATTTTCTTCTTTTTTCTTCAAGGCGTTTCCAAAACAAACCTGTAAGCATGTCGTTGACAGACTTCTTATCTTCGTCTGTCAAAACAACTCCATTATATGTTACTTCTTCTTCTTTCAAAAGCAGATCACTTAGGTCATTCTTGTCCGTTTCATCAGCCCACTCTGGTGTTTCAACTTCACTTTTACCCCGTAATTCATCAACTGTTGTATTTAAGTAATCAGCAATCAAACTCAATGAATCTATTTGTGGGTTTTTCGTCTTGCCATTAAGTATTTTATTGAGTGTTGTATATGGGATGTTTGTATCTTTGGCTAGTCTATACGCAGTAATATCCTTTTTGCTCATTAAGTCCTTTATTTTCTCAGAAATATCCAACGTTCTAACCTCCAAAGTATAACTGAATAGGGTTATAACCTAATACGGTTATAATAAATCACAATTAGGAGATATGTCAAGTTAAACGGCGATAAATAAAGGAAATAGTGGATTATATGACCTTAAAGGGTTATAACCGTAGTTTACTATAGTCGTAAAGGGTTATATTATGTGTTCAGGAGGTGAACAACATGGGATTGAAGATTGAAGAAAATGTGAACCAACTTCTTGAAGTAAGAGACTGGACGATTTATCGGCTTTCCAAAGAAAGCGGCGTTTCGCTTACAGTGCTTTACTCTCTTGGTTCTAAAAAAAGGGGACCGAATGCTGAAACACTTTTGAAAATTTCTGATGCACTTGATGTAACTGTAGATTGGTTGTTGAAAGGAGAAACGAAATGAATCCTGATTTAATAACTGTACCGCAAATGGCGAAACGATTGCAAATCAGCAAGAGCAAGGCGTACAGATTGATTGGCAGAACTGATTTCCCTTCCTACAACTTTGGTGAGAGACAGACACGTGTCTTCTGGCCTGAAGTTGAAAAATGGGTTAAATCAAAACACACACATGAGAAAGGAGAAACAGTATGACTCAATTAGTATTCATTGAAAATGGACAAACCGTCACAGACAGCCTCACAGTAGCGGAGGTATTTGGAAAAGAGCATCGGCGTGTTATGCAGGATATCCGAACATTGGAATGTAGCGAGGAGTTTAATCTGCACAATTTCGTGCAGGTTGATTATACCGACTCACGGGGCAGGACTTATCCGAAATACATCATCACCCAAGATGGATTCTCTTTCTTAGCCATGAGCTACACGGGAAAAGAGGCTGCGCGCTTCAAAGAAATGTACATCACAGAGTTTAATCGTATGAAAGATGAAATCTCCAAGCCGCCTGTACTTACAGAACGTCAAGCTATCATTCAATCTCTCAAACTCACAGCCGAGGTAGCGGAAGAAGTTGAAGTGGTGAAAGCCACTACAGCAGAACACGGCACTAAACTGGTGGAGATTGAACAGAAGTTGGACAAGCAGATCACTTTAAACAGCGGTCAACAACGAACGCTGCAAAGAGCGATTTCCAAAAAGGTGTACGCCATTGAGCCAGATAAGGACGCACGAGGCGAGTTATTCCAACAACTTCACCGAGAAATCAAAGATCGCTGGCAAGTGACATCTTATAAGGATGTGCTTCGGAAAGAACTGGAGAACGTCCTTAACTACATTACCTACTGGCGTCCTATTAAGAAAGGAGAATGAACATGGAACTAACCAAACAGGAAAGTGAACTTATCGAATTCATCCGCACATTAGATTTTGACGTCATGCTAAACGTCTTGGATGGCATCAAAGCCGTAGCAGAAGACTTGACTAGCAAATCTGTGGTGTATGCAAACAACGGAATTAACAGTGCTGCACAAGGATTTAAAAGCCAAGCTGAAAACATGGACAAGCTTGAGCAGTTACTTGGTGAAGCAAATGAAGAATACCGAAAGGAAATTAACTCTGGATTAGAAGAAGGAGAATGAGGAATGAGCAGTTTTGAAAAGCCGCAAACAGTAAGTGTTTCAGATTTGACATTTGGAGGAGATATGAAAATACTACTGCCTCCCTTAGATTTAATCCCGAAGGAATTCCAAGAAAGTCGCACCGATTGGAATAAGCTGATTACCACTTGGTTTTTCCAAGGACTTTCTTCATTTGATTGCAAACCGAAGCCGGGTATTGATAGAAAACAAGCAATGGGACATGTAAAAGCGATCTTAGGTTCTTGGGAGCCGAGACATGAACACAAAGAAGCTGCATGCGCTTGGCTATTGAGCAAATGGTTTGAGGAACCTATTTACACAGCGAAGGGGTGAGGAGATGAATCCATTCTTTAGCGGTTTCGTTGCTGGCAAGCGAGTAAATGGCATACTGCTGATCAAGCGTGACGGTACCTGGTTCCAACTTAAGACTATGGCAAGGTTGCAGGCAGACTCTATCAAAGGGAGTTGATAGGTATGTGGTGGCGGTGGCGTAAACGTCCTGCGGTAGTTACTAAGGATCTTTCTGGATTGAGTGTACTGACGGATGAACATCTGGAATACCTGGGCCGACTGTACGAGCAGGAGCCTGAATATGGTCTTATCAAAAATCGCATTACCTTTGGTCGTTATGTTGAGTTGGCGCAAAAGATTAAGTGGGAGGTTTGAAAGTGCAAGTAGGCATTCGCATAAAAGCTAGTAACGAATTTGAAGATAAGTTTGCTTTAACTTTAGTTGGTGGTTGGATTGTGGACGGACCACATCCAAAGTTTGCGTTCAAAAATGAGATGCAACGTCAGGAGTATGACCGAATCAGGAAACAAATTAGGGAGGGAGAACATGCCGAACCTGCAGCAAGCCCAACAACACGTCCAGTCAGTTATCCGCAAATTAGAAGCAATCGCGGAAAACACGGATACCAAAACTAATTCCACGGCATCTATCTTAGAAGCATTGATGGAAATGTACCGTTACGATGATATCTCTAAAATGGTGGACGAGCTTAAGCAAGTGGATTTATACCTGGAAAACGAAATGACTCCGGTTGCCGCCGAAGCCAAATCAACAACTTATTAATAACAATTTACGGAAACAATATCACATTTCTAGGAGGATGTAAACATGTCTAACTTTTTAAACCCACTTTTTCAAGCGGAACTGGATGAATTGGATCAACAAGAACAAGAGGAACGCCAACGCTTTGTGGTAGATAGCCTGGACTCGCTAACTTGGGTTATGCGTAAGCTGGTGGCACTAGAAATGAAACGCAAAGGGGCCAATGCGGTAGCTGATGCTGAGGTGCATCGAATTGAGTCATACCGCAAATCAGAACTGGAGAAGGTGCAACGTGATGAGGATTATTTCCGTGGTTTGCTGTCTGAGTATGCAGCGCGGCGCCGGGAAGAAGATCCTAAATTCAAGTCTGTTAAAACGCCGTATGGTTCCGTGTCTCTTAAGAAGCAGCAGCCTAAGTGGAATTATGATGATGCCATTTTAACAGAATGGCTCATGGAGAATGGGCATGCTGAAGGTCTTGTTAGATTCAAACAGGAGCCAGTTAAGACTGAAATAAAGAAGCAGTTTAAGGTTACGGATGCAGGCGTGGTTGTCGATCAATACGGACAAAAAGTTTTGGGCATCCAAGTAGAACATTGCGGCGACGAACTGGTCGTTAAGCCGGAGGTGTAAGGCATGCTGATACGTAAATCGAAACGAACTGTAACCAAGGCGAGAATAGGTATGACAGGCCCTAGTGGATCAGGAAAGACACTTACGGCTTTGTTAATGGCCTTTGGAATGACAGGTGACTGGGAGAAGATCGGTCTTATTGATACAGAGAATCGCAGCGCGGATTTGTACGCTGAAACGACTAAGGCAGGCGTTCAGATTCCTGAGTTTCTAAAGATTGACCTTGAGCCGCCATATACCACTGAAAAGTATATCGAAGCTATCAAAGCTTTTGAAGATTATGGGGTTGAAGCGATCATTGTCGATTCACTTTCCCATGCATGGGCTGGCGAAGGTGGGATTATTGAGCAGAAAGACAAGCTTTCTAAGACTAAAAACAGCTTCACGGCTTGGGGTGAGTTAACACCCAAACAGAACAAAATGGTAGAAGCCATTCTTCAATGCTCTGCACATATCTTTGTGACCATGCGGTCTAAGACTGAATATGTACTTGAGGCCAATGAGAAGGGCAAGCAAGTACCGCGCAAGGTCGGTATGGCTCCAGTACAGCGGGATGGATTGGAGTATGAATTTACTCTTGTTATGGACCTGTCAGCGCATCATATTGCTACGGTTTCCAAAGATCGTACGGGCTTGTTTGATGGACTGGAATTTATCCCTGGCGTTGAGACAGGCCAGCAGCTTGCTGAATGGCTGGAGTCAGGGGAAAAGATTGTATCAAATGAGACAGCAGAAGGAATTAAGGCGGCGTGGGAAGCGCTCGGCCAGAAACCAGAGAAAATAGATGCACAAACTAAGAAATTATACGGATTCCCGTTATTAGGCATCACCGAAAAACAAGGTAAAGAATTCCTTGGAACGTTAACTGAATCTATTAAAGAAAAAGAAGTAGAGGGGGATAAAGAAGGTGCTGAATAGAGTGGTACTTGTAGGTCGCTTGACTGCCGATCCTGAATTAAAATATACGCCCACCGGTGTGGCGACTACCCAGTTCACCTTGGCTGTAGACAGACCCTTTTCAAACAATGGGCACCGTGAGGCCGATTTCCTAAAGATTGTGACTTGGCGGCAGCTTGCTGAGACTACCGCTACCTATCTAAAAAAGGGTAGATTGACCGCGGTAGAAGGGCGAATCCAGATACGAAGATGGGAAAGCGAAAATGGCACTCGTTATATCACTGAAATCGTCGCAGACAATGTACGATTTTTGGAGTCAAACAGGGACAATAACCGGAACCAAGCCGATCCGAACGAACCAGCTCCATACCGTGCCGATGGAGACCCGTTTCATGATGATGGGCAACCAATAGACATATCGGATGATGATCTTCCGTTCTGATCAATAAGGAGGAAACATGGAGCTATCAAATGTTATTCAGGAAGTAAATGAGGCAGCAAAACGCCTTGAAAGTTCTGCCGATGCTCTATTTAAACTTGGACGGGAGAAAGCTGAAGCGGAGCGGAATTATCGTTCGAAACTGGCACAAGAAATTCTAAAGTTACGTGCTGACAAAATGCCGGTCAGCATTGTTACAGATATAGCTAAAGGAAACGTATCAGATGCTTTATTCGAACGGGATGTTGCCGAATCTGCTTTCAAGGCTGGAATTGAGGTAACGGACGCTATCAAAGTGCGGATATCAGCCTATCAAACTATCTTAAAATACCAGTCTGATATATAGGAGGCATGCAGCATGATACAGTACGGATTTCATCCAGCCCCTAAACCAGCCAAAAGCAAACGTGTAAAGCTCACACAGAAGCAGAAAGGCGATATAAGCCAACAGGTAGATAAGCAGCTTAAAGCGCGGTCACATGGGCTCTGTGAGCTTTGTGACAACGCACTGGCTACCGAACGAGCTCACTTGATTGGACGTAAGCACATTAACCATAAAACGAGAGTAACGGACTTATTACATTTATGCACGGCATGCCATGACTGGTTAGACGAGACTCCAGAAGGGATACGAGCTAGAAAGGCAATGGCAACGCTGGTTAAATCAGCAAAAGAATAGCGGGTGGTGGAATGAAAGAGGCATATTACTTCTCTCATGACAGTAACGCCCGTCACGATCCTAAGATTACCGCCATGCGCGGTGTCTATGGATCGGAAGGGTACGGGTGGTACTGGATTTTAGTAGAAATGATGAGGGAATCTAACGGATACAAATTGGATATGCGATCGAAATACGCTTACTATGCGTTCGCATCACAAATGCAATGCGATTCTGAAATGGCGCATAAATTCATACAAGATTGCATCACTGAATTTGATCTTTTTGCAGCAGATGCAACGCACTTTTGGAGTGCTTCATTGCTTCGGAGAATGCAGGAACGGGAACGAAAATCGGAAAAAGCCAGAAAATCAGCAGAAGCACGATGGGGCAAAAAAGCCGCGCCAGATAAGGGTTCTTCCGAATCGACAGAAAATGATGAATGCGATTTGGATGCGAACGCATATGCGGACGAATCAAAAAACGATGCTTTAAAGGAAAGTAAAGTAAAGGAAAGTAAAAGAAATAAAAACGATTTAAAAGATATGTACTCTGATGCATTTGAATCATTCTGGAATGAATACCCGAAAAAGATCGGAAAGAAAGATTGCTATAAAACATGGCAGAAAATCATTAAGGCAGGAGAGCGACCGGAGACTATTATTCAATGTGCAATTAATTACTGTGTTCAATGTCTACAACTCAAAACAGAATCTCAGTTTATCAAGCATCCTAAAACCTTTTTAAACGAGGATAGATACAAAGATTACCTGGAAGGAGGTTCAGCAGTTGGACATCAACAAGCTAAACCTTTCAACGGAGGACAAGCAGCTTCTTCAAAACACGATGCAGACGGTCAGACACAAGCCAGCCCGAACGGTGGGACGGTCACCGATAGCGGAAGCAATCAACAAGATCGGATCGGAGCGGAAGGAGATTCCCAAGGACCCGCGGGCGCCGGTTCGAAGTACGACATGTTTGTTCGCAGATAGCGAGTTTGAGGGCGTGTACTGCTGCTTGAAGTGCCGTCAGCAGATAAAACGGACGTATTTCCCACCTAAGAAACAATGGGGCCTTAATAGGGCATGTAAATGCGTACAGGAAGAAAGTGAAAAGGCCCAGCTTGAAAGTGATCGAAGACATCGTAGAGGTCTAATGGAACGTGTATTTGCGAGAAGCATCATGAACGAGGAACTTAAACGCGCGTCCTTTGAAAGTTTCCTCCAGCGTACAGGCACGGAACAGGTCCATAGAGCAGCGTTAGAGTTCATAGAGACCTACGAGACCAGAAAGACAGGCATGCTCTTCTACGGGCCTCCTGGGAACGGAAAAAGCCATTTGATGGCGGCTATACACCATGAGTTGAATCGGCAAGGGTATGTCTGCTTGTTTTTGGACGTGCCGCAGCTCATGAAACTAGCAAAAACAGCTACTAGATTTGACTCAAAGGTAACACTAACGGATGTAATCAACGGTGCTGTTTCGTGTGATTTGCTTACGCTGGATGAATTAGGAGCAGGGGACTTGTTGGCAGATGAATATAAAGATGTACTGTTCCCGATCCTTAACGGCAGACAAGGTAAAAAAACTAATATTACATCCAATCTTGACTTAAATGAATTGGAACGATGGCTCTTTAAAGATAAGTGGGGGAACGTAATCGATAAGGATGGCCGGCTGTTTGACCGTATCTTGGGAAGCTTGGATATCTACCAGAATACCGGAACATCAAAACGGCGTGAAGACGCTATGAAACGTATACAGCAAGGCTCATAGTCCAATAAGAAGGGAAGATAGACATGAAAATTTGGGTATGTGAGAAATGCAATTGGGAAGGTAAACGACCAGCGACAATGGGTGTACCAGGGATAAAGGTTAAGGTTTGTCAGCAATGCCTTAGCAACCAAATCCATCAAGAAGACCGGAAGGTGGTTAAGCAGGCATGACCAGGGATGAAGTAATAGCTAAATGGGATTGGATGAACCGACAGGAACGGAATATATGGGTCGCTATTAAAGTGATGGGCAAAAAGAAAAGCCCTATAAATTATGGTTGGATAAGTTCGGAAGGCTACGACTATTATCCAAAAAATTATTCGACAGACATGGGTGCAGCATGGGAAGTGATTCGGAAGATGAAGAGCAAAGGGTTATCTTTTACTCTCGGCGAAGCATCCGAAAAAAGTGGATCTGTCATTCTTGGTGAAGCGAATTTAGGAGAGCAAATGTGTAACTTTCATATCGTAGCTAAAAACATATTCATCCATGTGTTCAGAGAAACGATGCCAGAAGCCATCTGTTTAGCAGCTCTAATAGCCGTATTAACCCAAGGAGAGGAATAAGGGATATGAAATATTTTCACATAGAAATTTATTTATCTGGCGGAAACATAATTGGCATTCTGAAAGCAGATCAAGAATTGATGGATAAAATTGCAGACTTTGCAGTAATGGGTAGCGACGATATATCATCACCTGATTGGCTTGTTTTCGACCACAACAAAGCAGAATATAACTTAAATCGTAATTTAATATGTGCGGTAAAGAGCTGGGAAACGGAGGTCTAAACCATGTATAAGATAAAAGTTCATTTGAGAAATGGTAAAGAAATTGAAATCTGTGCTAGAGATTTTGAATTTGAACGGTCTAACGACGGTGCGAGGTTTTCTGGATATAAGTTTGGCGGTATAACCTCACACGCTCAGTTCGGCTTTGATATAGCTGAAATCGTTGCATATGAAGCATGGGAAATGACTGTAGATAGTCCAGCTAATGAGCAAAGGGAAGGGGTTGGGAAAGTTGGATAAGAAGATACAAGAGATAAGAGAAGCACATGCCAAGGAAGAAAATTTTTTATTGAAATATCCAACGAGCAGTAGTCGGAAGGCGCATGAATACATTGGCTACCTCCTACAACAGATAGACCAAGTAGGCGAAATTAGAGAGTCTTTGGACGTACTCAAACAGCAGATGATCGAACAGCGTAATTACACCGCCAAATTAAAGAAACAGATAGAGATTAAGGATAAGGCACTGAAAGAAGCGGAAACATTCGTCGAAGAATTAATTTTAGCGGCTGATACTGTACCTGCCAGTCACTTGGATTTAGAAGAGATAGCGAAAGATGGGACGGATGTTATTAATTCAATCGAGGCAGCTTTGAAAGGAGAGGATACCCCATGAAAGAGGACTGGGAGATTGAAAGAAAATATTTGATAGATCACCTACGTAGACTTGAGCGAAATTGGGAGCATAGTGACAGGGTAGCTGAAAGAGAATCATCTCGACACTTCCAGACGATAGCAGATGAACTGGAAAGTGGTGACATGCTGAGGAACGCACTATTCCTGCGGAGACTAGCAAAGGGAGAGGATACCCCATGAATCCAATAGACCCCAAACAATTGGACGATGCGGATTTAATAATAAACTTTTATGACAACACACTTTGTACGGATTACCGTCAAGAACTTGCTAAAGAAATCTACCGAAGGGCAGGTGAAGCGGATGTTAACTCCAGACAACGGAATTCAACTTACGGGAAGACGTCGTGATATCTACCTAGCATGCGAGGAAATGGATTTCACTTGGGACCAGAAAGAAATAGAGAACTTTGATTCAATGTGGACGGAGGGAAAAAGCATTCGACAAATGGGAGATGTACTCGACCGGGACCCAGACGAGGTATTGATATTAGCGTTGGATCGAATCAAAAAAAGAAAAATAAAAGAACGCCCAGGCGGAGTATTGGGGGTGATGGCATGATTACTTTCGTGATAAACGAACCTCCTATGGGAGCTGTCCGGATGACACAACGCGGCAAATGGACGAAAAAGAACGCTCAAAGGTATCTGTCGTACAAACAAATGATCGGACTTATAGCGCGGAAACAGTTCTCAGAGCCGCTAGAAGGACCCGTGGCAGTCGAAATAGGATTCAGATATCCATATCCTAAATCATGGACAAAGAAACGCTTAAGAGAGGCGCTAGAGTCCCAAGAACTGCCGACAATCAAACCTGATATTGACAACTGTGTTAAAGGTATATTCGATGCCTTAAATAAGATAGCGTGGAAAGACGATTCCCAGGTAGTCGCGCTGGTAACGCGCAAGTATTATTCTGACCATCCAGAGATTGAGGTAAAGGTGTGGCAGATCGGTGAGGAAACGCAAGAAATAATATAAGTAATTCATATAACAACGAACAAAGGAGTGTTAAAGATGGATAACAAAACTCTTAAATATATCCCTGGCTATTATCCATACCGTATCGACGAAGACGGAAAAGTATTTGCTCCACATGCGAAAACAGGCTTTCCGGTTTTGGTAAAAGAGAGCAATCGGATGGTAAATGTCCGTCAAGATGGGCGAGCAAAGAGAGTAAAAGTAGCTGAATTATACCGTAGAGCATTTAACAAGCTGCTTCCAGAGGATTAAATATATAGACCCCAAGGGCAGAGAGGACAGGCCCAGGGGATAAGAAGGAGGGAACAGCCCTCCATAAGGGGGTTACAAGCATGAACCGGATAGATGCAATTATAGCGATTGGTGATCTACTGGAGCAAAAATGTTCCGGTTGCCCAACACGGGACGAATTTAATCGTAAGCATGGCAGTGTTACATCCAAGCTGGACAAGCATTGCAAAATCAACTGTCCTGTAGGTCGTCAATTACAAGACTATGGAAAGCAGCTCGGCAGAAAGGGCGATGAACATGGAACGGATTATCTACGTCGCCGGGGTAAACCGGAAGCACCTGGCAGAGCAGGCCAGCAGCGTACCGTACTGGCTCCTGAGTGCGACCCTACTGCGAAAGTACCCCAGTTGGCTTGAGCCATACATGCGGAATCGAGCGGTGATATGGGACCCTGGGACGTTTACTGAGGATTGCATATCTTATCAAGGCTATCGGGCCTATATCGACCGTCACGCGAAGTCAAAGCACATGTACATGCAGTATGACGAGATTGGAAATCCCGAAGCAACAGCCTGGTACCTGCAGGATATGAGGCGGCGCGGATACAATCCGGTACCCATTTTGCAACCCGGGGGAGATACGAGGTTACTGCAAACGGAACAACTGGTATTCATCGGTGGGACCGTGCGAATGTCTGAGGAAGAACGAATTCGTTACCTTGATGGCTTACTGTACGGCCCTGTCCGTGCCCGTGTGCATTTGCTAGGTATGATGCTACCCAAATGGTTTGCCCCGTACAACGTTGCTGTCCAGGGAGACAATACAAGCTGGATTCCCAGGAGCGAATGGAATCGGCGCAAGACTGTAGCGGAGTGGATGCAGGAATACGGCAAGCAATGGATACCACCCGAGCCAAGACGTTCGGTGCAACTGGCACTATTTTAAGGGGGATACACCCCCTACTACCTATAAAGGAGAGATATACCGATCATGAACTTTAAAAATGTGAAAGCTAAAACATATTGGGTCTATACGGCTGCTGGTGTAGAGAGATCTAAGAGAGAGACTGGACACACCGGCCGTTGTGAGGGGCAGCCAATAGACAGACAAGACCCAACATACTGCCCACAACTTTGGATTGATAATGGATGGGTCAGAGAGGCATAACAGCCTCTTACCCTACCCAATCAAATTAAAAGGAGCGATTTAGAAATGGAAAACGTGAAATTGTCTGAACTGCCAAGTGACACAATGTTGAGCTATGAGGCTTCTGATTGTACTTATACTCCTGAGCAGTTGCGTGAACTGATACAAGAGGATGGGGACTATGCTTTGGAATCTTGGCAAGTATGCACGCCCAGAACGTGGAAGCCTAATGCGGACAGCATGTTGCGTCAGTATATCGAGTGCGAGTATGGCGAAATGTACGAAGACTGGGACGATGATGCAAGATTACGGATTAACGAAGACAGCACAGCTCGCATACAGGCTGTACTTGATGAAATGTTTGGAGAATACAAGTATTGGATTTTCGATGGACCTGAGGTAATCATTGACACGCTGGATCAACCGAACGCATAAACAGGGGCCTTCTGGCCTCTTACCCTATACCCCTATATAAGGAGCGAACAACTCAGTGGGATAATACACCTCAAACGCCGCATAGAGCGTTTTTACGTTGACGAGGACGGAGATACAGTATTTGCCCTATACGAAGACATAGATGGATACGTGCATTACAGATACTGCACGTTTGATACGGATAAATATACGATGCTGTCAGTACTGTTTTACAAAAAATTCGATGGAGGCGGTAAAGGTGAGTGAACAGACAGTAGATTTAATCCGTAAAGATGTGCAGCAGGCTAAAAACGAAGCGAAGAAAAATATCCTGTTACCAGTTAGAGAGGTATCAGACCTGCTTGCCCTGGTAGATTCACTCCAGCAGCAGCTTGGAGAGAAGGACGATGCTATCGTTGAATTACACGAATATAACAGGCGGTATGCTGCTGATGTAGATCATCTCCGTGAGCAGCTTGCAGAGAGGGAACGCAAAATAGAGTGGCTTACAAACGAGTTAGGGGAGTAACCACCAATACAATACGCTCCTGCACTCTGACGGAGCGTTGGAAGGATGATAGAGATATGAGCAAAATAAAGTTCCTTAAATGGTCGAACGGGAAGGAATGGGGTGAGATCAGTTGCCCTATGCTGGGCGAAGAATTGGTAATGACCTATTGGGGTGGTGGTCCTTGCTACTACACTTACACAGCGCCATTTGTGCAGGACGGGGAGATATATTGTTATTGCTTTGATCATGACGTTGACGGATGGTGCGAGGACGAACAGATTTATTTGGGAGAATATGAGGACGAAGTAACTTGCAAATTTAGTTGAGGATTAAACCAATACAGGGTGTCCTACACCCACTAAGGGAGGATATATATGGCACGTCTGAAATTTGAAATGTGGAAAGATGATCCGAAATACGGAGGGTATATGTCTCGGTTTACGGATGGCACGGGTAAATGGACAGATTCATGGTGGAGTTCGCCACCGCCTTCTATTGATCATGTTGGTCGGGAGTACATTCCGGGTCGGCATCCAAATGTCAGGACAATTCGGCATGACCAGTATATTAAAAATCGGTTCAAGGAAGAAATGTCGAGGTTGGCTGCTGGGGAGGAACAACAATGACAGATAAACCAAACATACAGGTAGGGGATCGTGTAAATCATCGTTGTATGGGAAAAGGGACAGTCAAATATATAATCCCTAGGAATATCGGTGTGCTTTTTGATCACAGTAAGGCGGGGATACCTATTTATGTTGATAGCGACAGCCTAACCAAACTCCAAAAGGTAAAAGGGAAGCGCTGATGATAAGAGCCTATACCTCTATATTATGCGCATTACTGTTATATGTAGGTGTAGTCAGTATAGATAGGTATATGATCATCACGTCGATTGAGCCGAATAAATTAAGCGAAGGAAGGAATCAACATGTCGGGTAACAACGACAAAGTGACCGCCGCTACACATTGGGTATGGACAGCCAAAGCAGAGCGTAACAACGCTACACGATCTGTCGAAGGTCAGGCTATCTGGCCGCATTACCTGCACGAAGCACCTCGTAAATGGCTAGAGGATGGTCTTATACAAGATTCTACGGAGTATGTAGATCCAGGCCAAGTTGATTTGTTTGAATTGATATAAAAAGGAGCGATAAGATGGGGGCGATAGAACAAATGGAATTATATCCGAGCATCACAGAAGCCGATAAGAAGGCCGTTCGCGAGTTGCTAGGCAATTACCCTAAGATGCGCCTTACCGTCGAATCATTAAGCCGTAAAGAGTCTCTAACGGTGAAAGAAAGGCAAGTGTATCAGGAGTGGAGCAAGTTGATCACTGAATTAGACATGGCAATCAATTTAATCCTGGACGATGAGGTCAAAAAGATCATTGAGCACCGCTTCATTAAGGGGCGTAAATATAAATTCACTGTGATCCAATTCCAGAACCATGGCATGAGCGTTAATACCATTGACCGCCGAATAGACGAAGGAGTCAAAAGTATAGCAGAAACCTTGAAGCTATGCGGAATTTTGGGGGTAAGTTGGGGGTAACGTGGGGGCAATTTGGGGGAGAAACCATTTTAAAGTAGGGACATAGGGTTAACGCCCGGGTGTCCCTGCTGCCCCTTACCACGGCAGGACTCGTCCACGCTTAAAGGCACCGCTTTGAACACAGGGTGATAGAGCACTGAGTTGCGGTGGTGTGGAAGCGGGGAGGGAATAGGTTAGAGTCCTTTCCAGGCGCTCCGCCCGGGCGCGGTAGAACTACGGGCAATATCAAATAAGCAAGCATAAGGGCATCGGTAAACGGTGTCCTTTTTGCTATGTACAGGAGGAAACAAACGGTGGCACAGAATTACGCATATCTCGATCAATATGGCATTCTGCATCTACACGATGAAGAGCATGCCAAACAGCACGGTAAATATGCCGCTACTGAGCTGCAAGCAGACGAAAGCGGCTATCCTGTCGTAGAGGGCAACGGTGTAGTCTACTACAGCAATGAGGATGCAGCATACATCAAGGGTAACCGTAAAGATGGACAACGTATCAGTACACCGGCTGTAATCAAGCAGCTAGCCGACCAACTGAAGTAACACCTTTTTCCCGGCTTAGTCCGGGGATATGACACATACAGGATTATAGCGGTTCGATTCCGCTGTGTGTCTTAATAGCTGTTTACGATTATAAGAAACGTGCTGTAAAATTCGGTTAAACACACCTTAGAGGATGGTACAGCCGATGATAATGGATCGTGAACAATTTAGAATGCGTTTGAAAGAGGGTAATCGCAAAGACTTGCCTCTTATAAAAATAATCGCATTCAAAGCAAAATACGCTAAATTGGAAGAAATGAACTTCAAGACACGTTTCGATAACCTCATGAGCGTACGTCTTAGTAACGCCCTGGCAAAAGAGTTTCAAGGAAAATCATTTCAAGAATTTGCTAACTATAAGCCCTCTTATTATTCAGGGATAAGTAACATGGGCAAGTTGACGTTTGCTGAATTTGTGAACGTGCTGTACGACATGGCCGTTCCGATACAGTTAGACTACAAAAGTAGTGAATACTATACTGTTGCTCAGCTTGCTAAAATATTGGTGGCTAAAGAAGAAGATATAATAAGGCAATTAGAATCAGGCCGCTACAAAGATGCGTTCATCAATGAAGAAGGTGAATGGCTGAAGCCGAAGCCGCCTGAAAATGGATACTAATAACGCAGTCGCCAATAGGCGGCTTTTTTATTTGCTGAAAGGGTGATATGAATGGCAAAGTATCGTAAAAAACCAATGGAAGTTGATGCAATTCAAGTGATTTACGGTCAAACAACACCGAATCAAGTGATTAAACAATTAGGCTGTAATCCTATTAAATCATTTAGGGATGAGCCACATATAGAAACGTTGGAAGGTCGGATGTTGATATCTGACGGAGATTATGTCATTAGGGGTGTGAAGGGTGAATATTACCCATGTAAACCGGATATCTTCCATGATACTTATGAGGAGGTTTGAACGTGAAGCTCTATACAGACGGAACCGTAGAAGGTACACCACAGGAGATAGCGGAGTATAAGGGTTTGAACGGTGATAATAAGCGGTCGGGGGAAGTGCGGATTGGGACGCTTTATATAGGGAATGAGCCGTTGTTTGATGTAAAGGTAAATGTAGCTGATCTAGGGAGGAATAAACTTGGGTCATAACTATGTCATTGTAGTGCTGCCAGAAACGATTATTCAGATACTATTGATAGTCATAGCTATCATAGGCATCGGGCTTATTGTGTGGCAATGGAAGAATGAACGGCGCAGGAAGAAGGCTATAGAAAGCCTAGAATATGTCGTGACCAAGTACGAGCAGGCATATGACCGAATGTTTAATGGGGCAGAATAGGCCCGTAATATACATCTGAAAATAGCTGAGAGGTGACAGCTAAGCAGGATACACGGGGCTATTTGTAGTGGGGGAGGGAAATATGAACGACCTGTCAATCGAGAAAGTGAAAGAGATAACAGTATCTGTTCATTTAGTGAACCGTGAGATATTCGAATATTACTATCCTGCGGATGAATTAGAAAATGTAGAAGTGTTTCTGTCCTGGTACAAGAAGCCTGGCAGGGACAAGGTGTTTACGATTCATACACCGCATCTGAAAGAGATATGTTCGTTAAACCACGAAAATATTGTATTTGTATCAGTAGTTGGATACATCGAACCATATGGGTGGGAATCAAGATGGTATGAACGCCTTATAGATCGTTTTAGGCTATGGAGAATGACCAGATAAGGGAGGGAACACCTGTGATGAAATGTGATGATTGCAGCAACCTGTTTGTAATGCCTTATCGAGAACCAATTTTCACAGAAGTACAAGTCGCTGGAGTGATAGGGAATAGAAAAGCGATAGTTGGCTATAACATGCTCTGTCCTAGCTGTAAATCAAGTTCAATCAGGCTCATTGGCAAACCTCCTGATTCTCAACAATAGCGCAAAACCAACTCAAATAACCAGCCGGGGGTGGTGAAATGTAGTCATGGATTGGTCAGCAATCAGAGAAGAGTACGAAACAACGGATATCTCCTTAACAGACCTAGCTGATAAACATAATATCAAATACCCGACCATCAAGAGTCGGAAGCAGCGTCAAAGCTGGAGCAAGGATGCATCCTTATCTGTTAAAGATGCGTCTAATGGCGATAAAGATGCATCCCAAAAGAGGCGCGGCCCACCTAAGGGCAACCGGAATGCAGCGGGGCACGGTGCCCCTAAAGGCAACAAGAATGCGTTAGGCAATAGCGGTGGTACTGGAGGCCCGTACGGCAATGACAAGGCGGTCACACATGGATTCTTCCGCAAGTTCCTGCCCGACGATACAGCAGAGATTATGGATGCCATAGAAGACCGTTCACCGCTGGACATGATTTGGGATCAAATAATGATTCAGTACGCTGCTATACTACGGGCGCAGCAAATAATGTTTGTTAAAGACAGTGAGGATGTAACCAAGGTGCTGACCGAATCTGCAGACAATGCTTTTGGTGGATCTGAGAAGTGGGAATATCAGCATGCCTGGGACAAACACGCTGCTTTTATGAATGCTCAGAGTCGTGCTATGACCACGCTACAAGGACTCATTAAGCGATATGAGGAAATGTGCCGTCTTGGTTATGCAGATGAAGAACAGCAACTACGCATCAAGAAACTCAAGGGTGAAGTTGAGAAGATCAGTGGCGAAGAGAAGAAGCAACCTATACACATCACAGTTGATTATGGTGATGGGTCATGACTGCCGTAACCGTATCGTTCAATCCGAATTTCAAGGAAATGAACTTCACTCAAAAGCGTTACAGAGTATTCAAAGGCTCTGCTGGTTCTGGCAAGTCCGTAAACGTGGCTCAAGACTTCGTTATCAAACTGTCAGATTCGCGATATAAGGGCGCTAACCTTCTTTGTATCCGTAAGGTTAATGATACTAACCGAAACAGCACATACGCCGAATTACAGGCTGCAATTAATCGCATCTATGGCGACCAAGTGGATGATTATTGGGATATGCCGCAATCGCGTTTGAGTATAAAGCATAAATCAACCGGGAATGAGGTTATTTTCCGTGGCGTGAACGATGCGCGGGACCGGGAAAAGCTCAAATCAATCAACTTTGCTCATGGTAAGCTGACGTGGATATGGGTAGAGGAAGCCACGGAGCTCCAAGAATCAGACATTGATATACTTGATGACCGGCTTCGGGGGATATTGGATAACCCGAATCTGTATTATCAGATGACTTTCACATTTAACCCGGTTTCCGCCACTCACTGGATCAAGGGAAAATACTTTGACACTGAGCATGAGGATATCATAACGAATCATAGCACGTACCTGATGAACCGTTTCATCGATGATGCTTACCACCGCCGTATGATGCTCCGTAAAGAACGGGACCCAGACGGTTATAAAATATATGGTCTTGGTGAATGGGGTGAATTAGGGGGAACAATCTTGTCTAACTATACAGTGCATGATTTTGATACATCGTTCGCCATGTTCGATAGCATGACATTCGGGCAGGACTTTGGTTTCAATCATGCGAACGCGATTCTCACTGTCGGATTCAAAGATGGTGAGATTTTTATTTGCAACGAAATATATGTACATGAGAAAGATACGGGCGAAATCATAGCCTTAGCTGACGGGAAGTTGGATAAGCGGATACCAATGTATTGCGATTCTGCTGAGCCTGACCGCATCAAGACATGGCGTAATGCGGGGTACAAGGCTAGTGCCGTAGTTAAGGAACCAGGTAGCGTAAACGCTCAAATTGACTGGCTCAAAAAACATAAGATACACATCCATCCAAGCTGCTCGAACACGATTAAGGAAATGCAGCAGTGGAAGTGGAAACATGATCCTAAGACAAACACCTATACAGATGAACCGATCAACTTTTTTGACGACGCAATGGCTGCTCTTCGTTATGCCGTAGAGGGAATGCGTAAAGGTCCTACATTTGAGTTTTAGAGGAAGGAGGACACTATGACATTAGCAGAAGAAATAATGTACAACCTCGATAAGAATGCTCCTATGACTAATCGGGAGATAGCGCAGCAAGAGGTTAACGACTTCAAGCGGTCCAAACGTTATGAATGGATGCTGACCGGGGAAGCTTACTACCGTAATCAGACAGAGATTCTTAAACACAAGCGGTATATCATTGGAGAGGGCGGCGCGCAGATCGAGGTTAAAAATCTAGCTAACAACAAATTGGTCCATGGATTCGTTCGTAAGCTGGTTGACCAAAAGACTGGTTATTTATTATCTAAGCCTATCAGCATGCAAACAGATGGCCCGGACGAATACAAAGAACAACTAGATAGTTTCTTTGGCAAACCATTCTTGCGACAACTCAAGAATCTTGGGAAAAACGCTATTAATAAAGGTATCGGCTGGCTGCAAGTCTACTATTCCGAAAAAGGTGAGTTGGGCTTTAAGGTGATTCCGTCAGAACAATGTGTACCGCTGTGGAAAGATGGTGCCCATACGGAGCTAGACAAGATGATTCGATTCTATCCGATGGAAGTCTATGAAGCCAAGACGAAAAAGACTGTCCATATTGTAGAACTATGGGATACTGACGGTGTGATGAAGTGGGTACAGGATACTACAATTAGCCCCGATCTTATGCTTTACGAGGAATTAAAAGAGCACTTCACGGCGCAAACGAAGAGCGGTCAGGAGAAATTGAACTGGGAGCGCGTGCCCTTCGTCCCATTTAAGTATAACGATGAGGAAATGCCGCTGGTTGAGATCCTAAAAACACTGGTGGACGATTACGACAAACGCATGAGCGAGAACGCCAATAACCTCGAAGACCTGCCAAACAGTATCTACGTTATTAAGAATTATGACGGCACAGATGTGGGAGAAATGCGCCGGAATATGTCTCAGTTACGTGTGATAAAGGTAAGGGATCCGGGCGGTGTAGATACGCTCAGTCTTGACATTGATACAGAAGCGTTTGTTAATCACATAACTATGCTGCGAAAGGCGATATATGAGTTTGGCCGTGGTATGGATACTCAATCGGAAGACTTTAAAGGGGACAAATCAGGACAAGCCATCAAGTTCGCCTATAATGACCTTGATATGGATGCAAACACCATAGAGACGGAGTTTCAAGCTTCTATGGAACAGCTTTTGTGGTTTGTAGACCAGCATCTTGCCAACACGACAGGCAATGACTATTCAAAATATGAAGTAGATTTCATATTTAACCGAGATGTCCTTATTAACGAAACAGAAGCGATAACAAATGCTAAAAACAGTGTGGGGATTGAATCTATGGAAACGATTGTTGCCAATCATCCTTGGACCACCAACACGCAGGAAGAAATGGAAAGAAAAAAAGAGGAAGAATCCGAGCCGATTGGTAATAGTCCAGACCAACCATACGGCGGCACAGGTGGTAATCCCCCTGAAACAGACCCGAAACAGGATGAACAGTCATGAGGTCCGAGGAATACTGGTCAGGTCGTATGGATGCCCTCAATGAGGCGCAGCTAGGTAAGGGTGATGCCTACGTTAAGAAGATGCAACTGGAGTATGCAAAGGCTAACGCATCCATCCAAAAGGATATTGACGTGTTCTACCAACGTTTCGCTAAGAATAACGAGATCAGTCTAGCAGAAGCGCGGCAAGTGCTCAAAGCTGGGGAGCTCAAAGAGTTTAAGTGGACTGTTGAAGATTACATCAAGGCAGGGCGAGAAAACGCCGTTGATCAGCGGTGGATGAAAGAACTTGAGAATGCATCCATAAGAGTGCGTATGACTCGCTTAGAGGCTCTACAGATGCAGATGCGCCAACATGTCGAAGTCCTAACCGGAAAGCGTCAGGCAGGCGCTAAAAAGCTTATGGGCGACATATACAAGGATGGATACTATCATTCTGTATTTGAACTACACAAGGGTACAGGGTTGGGCGCCACTTTCTCTAAGTTGGACAAGCGACAGATTGAAGCAGTTTTAAGTAAACCGTGGGCGGCGGATGGATCAAACTTCTCTGCACGGATCTGGAAAGACCGCGACAAGTTGGTCCATGAGCTTCAAACGGTGCTCACTCAGGGCATGATACGCGGAGATACACCGGATAAGATGATTAATGCCTTATCTGACCGTATGGGCGTTTCACGATCAGCTGCAGCACGAATCATTCAAACGGAATCAGCTTATTTTGCTGGTCAATCCCGTATGGATGCATACAAAGAGTTAGGCGTAGAGCAATACAAGTTTACGGCTACGCTGGATAAGCGCACATCAAGTATTTGTCGGCACATGGATGGAGAGGTATTTGCATTGTCCGAGGCTGAGGTAGGAGTTACTTACCCGCCGCTACATGCTTATTGTCGGTCCACTACGATTCCTCATTACGAGGACAATGTTCAGGAGCGAATAGCTCGGGATGAAGATGGAAAGAACCAAGCGGTACCCGGTGACATTACCTATGAGCAATGGGAAAAGGAATATGTTAAGCCGAACGCACCGAGTGAACCCACAGAAAGCAACGTGCCAGATCCTGAGGTTGAAGAACCTGGGGGAAGTTTTAATCGGAAGTACAATCCTAAAGCTTCTTACCATGTTGATCTACCTAATGTGTCTGAACCGGTATTGGAAAAGTTGGCTGACGTTAACCGCAGTCTTGCCCGGGAAGGTCACAAGGCAGGCAAAGAAATCATGGTCATTATGGATCAGACCGCAGGCAAGAAAATCGGCAGAGCTGATGGCATCATAAACAAAGTTACATTCACACCTGAGATACATGAATCACTTATCAAAGCGCCACCGAATAGCGTGATCCTGACTCACAACCACCCGAGAGGGACAAGGGTAAACGTTAAAGATATACGCAACATGGCGATTTATCCGGCTATATCTAGCCTGCTAGCAGTTGGGCATGATGGCGGAGTAAGCGGAGTATCATCCAATGGTAAATCATCGGATCTGCTTGTGTTTAACAATGTGCTGGAATCCACTGCTATGACTGCTCTTGAGCAGTTACAAAGCAGCGAGAACTATGCTACAATGTCAGAAACAGCCAAGAATGAGTATATGGATTATCTGTGGTTGCGACTAATCATTAAAGAACTGGGGTGGACGTATGTCGAAGACTTCCAAGCAGCCAAAGCGGACTATCGGTTTAATCGATGATACGCCGCTGAAGCTGGATTTTACTAAATCGCCTAAAGAAATAGCTGCTGACATGCTAAGGCAAGTCAAAGAACCATTTGAAAAACAAAATAGTAAGGATTAAAGCCTGATTGCACATTTAGATGCAGCAGGCTTTTTATTTTGCCTATCGCCGTTTGGTATTGTGGGCGCAAAACACAAGACATCACTGGTCGAGACCAGGTTAAAAAACGAAGATGAAGGAGCGGTATATATGGAATGGTTAAGAGTATTGCTGGAGGGTCAAGGCGTACCAGCGGACAAAATTGATGCTATCACAAAGGGGGTTGAGGAAAAGTACACCGGATATGTGCCTAAGCATCGATTTGATGAAATAAATGATGCTAAAAAGCAGCTTGAAGGTGATTTGAAGGAACGTGATAAGCAACTGACCGATTTGCAGAAGGCGGCAGGGGATGTGCCAGCGCTACAGGATCAGATTACAAAGCTTCAGGCGGACAATAAAGCGGCTACCGACAAGTACGAAGCTGATATGAAGGAACTGCGAATGAACACTGCGCTTAAGATGGCTCTAAGCGGTCAGGCGCACGATCCTGATATTGTGGCTGGACTGCTGGACAAAACAATAATCGAACTGGACGACAACGGCGCTGTAAAAGGTGGCTTAGACGACCAACTCACTGGCCTACGCGAAAGCAAGGGCTTTTTGTTTGTGCAAAAAGAGGAAGGCAATACGCAACCGACTTTCAAAGGTGCTAAACCAGCAGAAGGTGCGGGCGCAGGCAACCCACCAGCACCATTGAAGGGTTATGACGCAGGCAAGTCTATTGCCGAGCAAAGAAATGGGAGTGAAAAATAATGAATTTGAATCCACGTGTTAAAGAGTATGGATCACAGAAGGAAATCCTTTATACAGTGAAGGGCTCCATTGAAAAGATCGGTGGGGTTACATTGGATGGCACTAAGTTTGCTGTAAATACACTTGTACCGGCTGGTACGGCGGTGAGCATTCAAGCTAACGGGCTGGCTAAACCATTTGCGGACGCAGACACAGGCAAGGTGTACCTGACGAGCCATGACGTATTTACAGGCGATGCAACCACGCAGAACGTTATCGTTGGTGCATGGGCAGAAGCCTTGGTTGTGGAAAGCAAACTTACAGGAGTTACAGCAGCATTTAAAACAGCGGCAGGCGGACGTTACCGTTACTACTAAAAAAGGGATAAGGGAAGGGGAATATATAAATGGGTATTCTTTCATTAGATCAATTTAAACAGCCAGAATTCATGGGGTATGTTGAGAACCGGCTTATACCAAAACAGTATCTTCTTAAAGCAATCAGTGCTACTGATACGAGCTACGATTTGACGTTTGACTACGACGTATTTACACAAACCTATGCACCAAGCGCCTCCATTACTGGATGGAACTCAGGTGCTCCGCTACGAGACAAACAAGGGTTAAAAACACTCACCCAAGAGGTTGCTAAGATTCAACACGGCTTCCGCTTGGACGAGCGTGAACAACTCAAGTTTACTAATCCGCGTGTTGAAAATGAACGTCAAAGAGCAATCCAACGTATCTACGACCAAACAGATCGCTTGATCGAAGGTGTGAACGATACTGAGGAATGGTTGAGAGCGCAGGCTGTTTACAACGGGGTTATCGTGTATAACAAAAATGATGTGCAGATTAATGTAAACTTTGGCCTGACGGCTAAGGTAACGCCGACAGTTCTATGGTCGGATCGTGCTGCTTCTACGCCGCTGGATGATTTACGAGTTGCTATTAAGGCGTACAAAGACGCTAACGCAGGCCAAGCGCCGCGCTATATCGACATTTCGGGTGACGTTATGCTTGATCTGACTCTTAACGCTCAGACAAGAGGCGCGTTGTTCGGTGTTAACAGCGCTATGTTGCCTACCCGGGAGCAAGTAGAAGGCCTCATCACACAAATCGCTGACGCTCCAATTACGATTCGAGTGAATGACGATGTGGTTTCTTTGGAAGGGGCGGCGCCTGCGCGGTTGCTCGAAGCTCGTACAGTTGCATTACTGGGTGAACAACCTATCATCACGGTGCAAGGACCAACAATTGAAAAGAACTTTGAACCAGGAATCTATGTACTGCCTATCGTTAAAGAAGGCCCACCGCCATCCGAAGAGGTATACGTTGGTGAATCTGCTTTTGTAGCTGTACAAAAACCATCCCAAATCTACCGCTTGTCGGTTTAATAGGAGGAACTTAGATCATGGCAAAACAAAAGTATAAGGTACTATCCCCGGTGATCCAAGCCGGGGTTATTGTGAATTCTGGCGAAATCGATCTTGATGATAAGTATGGAGCCAAACTAGTTGAAAAAGGCGTGCTTGAAGAAGTAACACCAGCAAAGAAAGCGGACAGCACAAATAAAGCCGAAGCGGACACCGCAAATAAAACTGAATAGGCTGGTGAGTAATATGGACCCGAAGCGTCTTGAAGCATTGCTGACTAAGCTTAAGGTTCTACTGGGCCTGCCAGTCACCGAAACAGATAAGGATGTGCAGTTGTCTTTTGCCCTCAACTTTACGATTGATGGCATCAAAAACTACTGCAATATATCCGACATACCGGAGCAACTAGAAAATACGATGCTGCTGATTGCAAAGGACTATTACCTCAACCAGTTTGTAGCTCCGGCTGCAGCTGGTGAAGGTGAAAAGAACGTCCAGAGCATCAAGCGCGGTGACGTGCAATTCACATTCTTTGCGGATGCTAAGCTGGGCGTTGAGGGTACCGCCTTTATTAAGGCATATGGCGCACAGCTTAATGCATTCCGTAGATTGAGGTGGTAGCATGCAACTGGGCAATCCAATAACAGAACGCAGGTTGCTTGAAATAACCTATACGGGCGTTTGTCGGGTAGAAGGACAGACAACCCGCAAAGACCCCGTAACAGGCGTAGAACGACCCACAAAGGGCGTTATATTCGACAACCAGCCGTGTGCATTATCTCAAGCATCCTTGCCAAGCGCAGCACAAACGGACACGAACAATGATGTCGCATATGATGGGAAGCTATTCATTACGCCTGATATTGTTATTCCGTCCGGAAGTCGTATTTTTATCACGCAGGACGGTATGAGCTATGAATTTCAGCAATCGGGCGAGCCTTTCATTTACCCAACGCATCAAGAAATCAAGATGAAGCGGGTCGGTAAAGCATGAGCGGCTTTGCTGAGTTCGATTTTAGCGAGTTTGAGCAACTGGGCAAGAGCCTGCGAAAGATGCAAGCCGACTATCCTCGCTTTGTGGAGGACTGCATAAGAGAGCTTGCTAGTAGGCTCCTGGCTAAAACGGTGGCGAGGACTCCTGTAGATACGGGAATGCTCCGACGTAACTGGCAGTTAGGCCCTGTGGAGCGCGTGGGCGGTGGCTACAGCATAGAACTATTTAACCCTATCGAATATGCGCCTTATGTGGAATATGGGCACCGTACACGGCTGCACACGGGTTGGGTGGAAGGTAGGTTCATGCTCACCATCTCTGAACGAGAACTGGAGCGTGAATTGCCTGCGCTCATGGACCGCAAGCTGAAACGATTTATGGAAGACCACCTGAGGTGATGCAATGGAAGATGTAAAAAACGGAATACGAAAGTATCTTTCATCCTTTCAAACAGGTGTGAAAGCATACGACGAACGTATAGAGCAGGGTTTCGACGAGCCGTGCTTTTTTGTGCTGCTTATAAACGGTTCGCAAGACCGGGAATTTGGTCGCCGCTACATGAGGGTGGACAACTATGATATTCATTATTTTCCGGACCCTGATAACCCGGAGAAGCGTCGTGAATGTGAAACGGTTGCTGACCAACTGTACGAGGAACTGGAGTACATCCAGTGGGAAGGCACCATGTACAGGGCGGTAGGGATGAAACACCAGATTGTTGATGATGTGTTGCATTTCTTTATTGACGTCAATGTTCATCTTATGCGTCCAAAGGGACCAGAAACAAAAATGAGAACTTTAAAACAGGAGGCTGGTATACGTGGCTGATAACCAAGAAACAGAAACCGAGACAACGCCTGCGGCAGCGCCTACGAAGAAAGAGGCAGCAACGTCCACAGCTTCGGTAGAACCCCGTTTTGCCAAAGAACAATTCCAGGATTCACAGCAATTTACGAACATCGAAAAGGACTTCCTGAGCGCTTTGCTACAGTCAGAACGAACATACACAGTCAGTGAGGCTAAGAACCTTCTGGCGGATTTTAACGCAAAGGAGGCTAAATAATGCCAGGTGGTACATGGGTTACCCAAAATAAAGTCAGACCGGGCGTATACATTAATATTGTTTCTGACCCGAAATCACTCAGCTCACTTGGGGAGCGCGGTACGGTAGCTTTGCCCCTGATGCTTCCGTGGGGCGCGGCAAAGCAGATTATTACCATTAATGCAGGCGATGATGTGTCCAAGGTGTTGGGCTATGACATCACTCACCCAAGTCTGCTGCTTGTTAAAGAAGCGCTGAAACGAGCTTCTAAACTTCTTGTGTACAAACTCAACGAAGGAACAAAGGCTACGGTTACCAGCGGTAATTTAGTCATCACGGCTAAATATGGCGGCGTACGGGGCAACGATATTTCCATTGTGATTCAGGCTGACATTGACACACCTTCAAATTTCAATGTTCGGACATTAGTTGAGGGTCGGGAAGTAGAAACGCAGAAGGTCACGAACATTGACGGACTTGTTGCAAATGATTGGGTATCTTTCAAAGCAGCCGCAACAGATAAAACACTGGCAGCCACGGCCGGCGCTCCGCTTACGGGAGGAGCGAACGGAACTGTAACCAACACTGATCACAATGACTTCTTAACAGCGGTTGAAACTCAAAGTTTTAATACTATCGGTGTTGTTTCTACTGACCCGACGCTCAAGTCTGTTTATGTATCCTTTGTGAAGCGCTTGAGAGAGTCAGAGGGACGTTATGTACAAGTTGTTCTCTCTGACTATCCTACTGCTGACTACGAAGGTGTAATAAGCACTAGGAACGGCGTGGTTTTGTCTGACGGCACGGTGATCGACAAAGTTAACGTGGTGGCATGGGTTGCTGCTGCAACTGCGGCGGCACTGGTGAACCAATCTCTCACCTATACGGCATACGACGATGCAGTCGATGTTGATGTACGACTGACAAATTCCGAAACAGTCGCTGCTTTGCAAAACGGCGAATTCGTATTCAGTTTTAGCAATGACAGAGCCATTGTGGAGCAGGACATTAATACGTTCCGTAGTTATGTTCCTAAGAAAGGGAAAGAACGATCGAAGAATCGTGTTATCCGTGTACTTGATAGCATCGGTAATGACCTTAAGAAGGTTTTCGAGAATTCCTACATCGGCAAGGTTGATAACAATGTAGACGGGCGGAATATCTTCAAAAAAGAAGGTATTTCGTACATGGAGTTATTGCAAAGTATCAATGCAATTGAAGACTTCAACTCTCAAACAGATTTCGTAGTAACTGCCGGCGAAGATAAAGACGCGGTATTGGTAAACACGGGAGTTAAGCCAGTAGACGCAGCAGAAAAAATCTACTTGGAAGTGCGGGTGAGATAATATGGCATGGTTAAAAGCGAAAGATACCATTTCCGGCCAAGAGGGCCGGGCATACGCTACGATTGACGGCGATGTGGAAGAAATGTTCTACATTAAGTCGTTGGAAGCAACAGTGGAAAAAGAAAAAACCGATGTTAAAACCCTAGGAAAGCGTGGTACCCAACATAAGGCCAACGGCTGGAGTGGTTCCGGTAGTATGACGGTCTACTATACAACAACTCGTTTCCGTCAATTGATGCTTAAATACATCAAAGAAGGCGTTGATACCTACTTCGACATCATGGTGGTAAACGACGATCCATCGTCTTCTATCGGGCAACAAACAGTAATTCTCAAAGGTGTAAATCTGGATAGTGTCATTATGGCTAAAGTCGATACCGATTCCGAAGTATTGGATGAGGATATCGACTTTACTTTTGATGATGTGGATATTCAAGATAGCTTTACCGCCCCTACATTGGGAGCCTAATTTAACCTAAAAGGAGATTAATATAATGAGCGACTTGACTTTGTTTTACGCAGAGAATGTGGAATCTGAGATTACTGAGGAGATTGCTCTTTCTGAGCGTTTTAAGGATGCGGAAGGAAAACCATTATTGTGGAAGATCCGCAGCGTTTCAGAGAATGAAACATCCATAATCCGAAAGGAATCCGCTAAAAAAGTAAAGGTGAAAGGCGTTTACCAGACCGAGACTGACTCTGACCTCTTTTCAGCTAAATTGGTTGTGGCTGGAGTGGTTCATCCTAACCTTAAAGATGCTGGGCTGCAAGCGTCTTATGGTGTTATGGGCGCGGATTCCCTTATTCGAAAAATGTTACTTGCTGGGGAATATACTACACTCATCGAACGTATTCAGACGCTGAGCGGTTTTGACCGCGACATTAACGATCTGATGGATAACGTAAAAAACTCATAAAGGAGAGCGAACCAGATGCAACCTTTGCATACTACGCTCTCCATGAACTCCATATCCTACCGCACGATCTCATGGCAATGAGTCAGCGTGAACGTGCTGCTATTTACGCTATGATCTCTTATAGAATAGACCAAGAGAAAGCGGCACAAAAGAAGGCTAAGAAAAAATAATAGACGTTCCCTGAATGGCTTGGTAGAATGATGGTAAAATCTACCCATTCAGGGAGGGTCATTTGTGAAAAAAGTCCTGACTTTATTTTTGTTGGTTATTTCATTAACGATTGTTTCTGCTTGTTCTTCTGCTAAGGAAGAAGCGGCTACTCCTACTCTTGATGATTATGTAAAAGCTTATACTGAAGCAGGGGCCATTGAGCGTGGGAAACTCCAATTTGAAAACGGGAGAGCTTCAAACGGCAAAATACTATACCTTGATAACAGTCCTATACAGATAATGGAGTATGACACGCCTGAGGATGCTAAAAAGGCCCAAGAAGAAATATTTTTTCTCAAAAAGTATTCATTAAAGGGCAACATACTTTTAAATACCAATAACAAAGAAGCAAAAAAAATCTTTGATGAACTGAAATAATTCGGTTGAGAAAGGCGCCTATGAAGGCGTCTTTTTTTATGCCAGAAAGGAGAATCTATGGCAACTGTATCAGCGAGTCTCCAGTTATTTGATAATTTCTCACAGCGGTTGAACTCAGTAAATCAAGCAGTAGATAATGCGACACGCCATATGGAGCGGTTGCAAGCAATTGCACGAAACAACATACGGATCAGCGCAGATGGCAGTAACGCTATTCAGCAATTAAACGCTGTACAACGTGCTCTGCAAGCTATAAATGACAGGATATTGATCCACATTGACGCCGCGAATGCTATCCGAGAGCTTGAAGTCGTTAAGAACCACATCCGACAGATGGGTTCGGGGTCTGTTGTAAGCATCATCATAAATTCAGCGGACGTATTAAGGGAAGTATCGCTTATACGCGACCGCATTAGGACAATGTTTACTAGGTCGGTTGTAGACATAACACTGAATGCCGGGGATGTTATCAGCCAAGCGAGACGTATTCGTCAACAAATCGAAAACCAGTTGCGCCATATACACGCCCGTATACAGGTCGAATTACCGATAGCCCTGCAAGCAATGTTCGGAAACTTACAGATGCTTGTATTAAGGCTAATTAGAGTAGTACGGCAATTACGGACTACTAGCGGAGCCAATGCTGCTGAACTCCAAAACGCTTTACAGCGGATAGCAGATTTAGAAAGAAAAATAGCCCAATTGCAAGAGCAAATAAACGGAAGCTTGAGAAGAGGCGAAGGAGCTTCATCTGGTTTGCTGGCTAACCTAAAAGGTATGGCAGCAGCCTACTTATCAATGCAAGGGCTTAAGGAATTGTTTAGCGCTACAGTGGGCGGCGCGATGGAGCAGCAGAAAATGCAGGATATGTTTGTTGCTCGTACAGGTCAGGAAGACGTGGGTAAAGCTATGTTTGAACGATTCAAGAAAAATGCGTTGGCGGCTGGGCAAGATGTAAATGAATCTCTTCAAGCCAGCCTATCGTTTTTCTCAGCTACGCAAAACGTTGATCAACTGGATAAACTGAATAACCTTGCTCAGCGATTGAATGCCTTCGATAGTGCCGGGAATGGTATGGAAGGAGCTGCCTTCGCCCTTAAGGAAGCATTGAGCGGCGACATTGTTTCTCTGGCTGAACGTTTTAACATGGGTAAATCCGACATTAGAGCATCTGGCATCGTGGACTTTGCTAAAAAAGGCGATATTGACGGTTTTATCAAAGGTTTTGACAAGTTGTTGGAATCTCAAAAGATGGGGCAAAAAGCATTTGATACTATGCTGGCAAGTCCAGCCAAACAGTTAGAGATCATGAAGAACAACGTAAGATCCATGTTTGCGGATGCTGGTGGCGCTGCTACTAAGTCGCTCCTGCCCATAATCCAAATGCTAAACAATGCCTTTCAACAAGGAAAATTCGACGCCTTTTTTGCTAACCTCAGCAAGGGTTTAGATTGGGTAGTACAAAATGCGATTAAAGTTTTTAATGCGCTATCACAGGTATATGGATTCATATCAAGCAATTGGCAGAACATAGCTCCTATTGTTAAAGGAGTGGCAGCAGCGTTTATCGCTTGGAACCTCGCAATGAAGGCTGTAGCAGTTACCCAAGGGATTATTGCTTTTGCTACAGGAAGTAGTACAGCTATGATCTTTGCCCAAACGTTAGTTACTCGTGGGCTCTCTGCAGCATGGGCAACTTTAAACGCAACAATGAAAGCAAACGTGTTTATTGCCATCCTGACAGTGTTGGTTGCTATAGTGACGTGGATGTATGAAGTTTATACAACTAACGATATGGTAGCGGCGGCAATGTTGCTAAAGTGGAATGAAGTATTGAACTTTTTTGACCAAGTCCCAATCTTCTTTGTAAAAGTTGGTGTGGGTATTGCTCAAGCATTTTTGGATGCAAAAGCTAGTGTTATGCAAACAATGCAAGACATGGCCAATGGTGTGATAGACAAAGTGAATGACATGATTAGTGCTCTAAACAGCACAGGAATGACGGATATCAATTTTGTTAGTCAAACTCGGTTCGCTGATGATTCCAAGATATCTGCTGATAAATTTCGAAACGACTCTGCAGCTAAGATTGCAGCAATGGAATCCAAGGCAGACGCTAAAGCCAAAAAACGTCAAGACGACACCATGGACTATATCCGTAAACGTGATATGGATCGTAGGAAACAAAAGGCTGCTGCTAATCCTAAGGCAGACAAGCCTTTTGACTTCACTAAATGGAACGCGGCAGCTGACGCAGCTAAAAAAGCTAATGCTGGCGATGGCAAAAAGAAAAACATTGGCAAGGTAGATAAAGTCGGAAAGATCGAGGACAAGGTGGATATCTCATCAGAGGATTTAAAGGTCATGCGGGATATCGCAGAAATGAAGTCAATCCAAAACTTTGTTACTCTTACGCCTACAGTGCAGGTTAAAACAGGCGATATAAACAATGGGGCTGATGTAGATACGATCATCAAAAAGATTGGTGATCATCTGGAAGAACAGTTTGTCTCAACAGCACAGGGGGTGTACACCTAATGGAACACGCCATACTACTAAGCTACAACAACGGGGAAGAAGCATTTCGTATTCCGGTCAATCCGCCTGAAATGAGTATCAAAGAGGCTGGAGACGGTTCCACATTTAAAATTGTGGACGGGGGCGAGATCAACGCGATTCAGTCACGGAAGCTCACGGAAATATCGTTCTCAAGCTTCCTGCCGGGGCAACTGTATCCTTTCGTTAACGGTGACGAATTGCTTCCTATACCTGAATATATCGCACTAATCACTAAGTGGATGGACACCAAGCGGCCCATCCGCTTTATTTATTCTGCGATAAGTTTTGACCCAGGCGCACAAAAGAGTCCGCAAGAGATAGCTATAAATATGCCGGTGACCATTGAAGAATTTGAATGGAAGCCAGTTGCCGGCACGTCGGATATCGAATACACCATCACATTTAAGAAATACGTTTTTTATAATGCGGTGCAGGCCAAGGTAAAGCAGACCACAACCAAGACAGGCGCAAAAAAGACGACAACCACCAAGGCGAAGGCCAAGCGGCCCAACGAGAAGGTTAAGCCCAAAACGGTCAAGGTCAAGGCCGGGGATACGCTTTGGATTATCGCTAAGAAGAATCTAGGTGACGGTTCCCGTTACAAAGAGATACAAACACTCAATAAGATTACGAACGCACAGGCCAAACGGCTCAAGGTTGGGCAAGTGCTAAGACTGCCGGGGTGATGGCATGGACATTTTTATAGACAACCGTGACGGCAATGTCTGGCAGGTATCTGGCGAGGCCTTAGCCGGGAAGGAAAATGCATCGGGGTTGGTATCTGAGCTTACCTGGAAAACAGAACGCACTGGGAGCCCAGGGAGCGTAGATATCACGCTTGTTAAGGATGGAATCTATCAAAACAAAAAGTTTAAGGTGCAGAACGGGGATATTGTCCGGATTACCAAAGGCAAGTACAAGATATTTTACGGCTATGTGTTTTCGGTGGAACAGTCGGAGAAATCCGACATGAAGATTACTGCGTACGACCAAATAAGGTATCTCAATGCCAACGATACCTATGTGTTCAAAAACTTAACGGCCGGGGCGGTTATCAAGCGCATTGCGGAGGACTTCAAACTTAAGACCGGGATGATTGCTGATACAGGATATAAAATCCCGGCTATGGTCGAAGACAACCAAAAGCTATTAGATATCATTTACAAGGCTATCGACCAAACGCTCATGTCTACCGGATCAATCTATGTATTCTATGACGACTTTGGCGCTCTGGCCCTTAAACGGGCCGCTGATATGCTTGTATCTGTTTCAGTGGGTGACGGCAGTCTAATGACCGGATACGCGCTTAAACGGTCCATAGACAGCGAGACATACAACTACGTTAAACTGGTGCGGGATAATAAAGAGAGCGGTAAACGAGATGCTTACGTCTACCAGGACAGCAACAATATCAAAAAGTGGGGTAAGCTCCAGCTGTACGACAAGGTAGACGAAAAAATGAACGCGGCACAGATTAAGCAAAAGGCGCAAAACTTGCTCACCTTACACAACCGGGAAAGTAAGAGCTTGAGTATAGATGCTATGGGGGATTTAAGTATACGGGCAGGTTGTTATGTGCCTGTGTTTATTGATGATTTGAAAGTAAGCCAAGTTTACTTGGTAGATTCATGTACACATAAATTTTCGGGTTTAGAACATACCATGTCACTCGAATTGAAGGTGATTTAATTGATCAAACAATTGCAACAAATAGCTTTAAGCAGCGTTGAGGCATCCAAGCCATCCACAGGGATGGTTGGACAAGTGACAGGCGTTGCACCACTTGAAATTACAGTGGACCAACGTTTGGTACTGGATGAAGATTTCTTGCTTGTCACGGAACGAGTAACTCGGTACGAGGTTAGTCTTACACATAGTCACGTTTACAAAGATGAGACACCAACGGAAACAGCTACAAAGACCACCCAAACCGCGTTACCTGATGTACTGGTTATCCGTGAAGGACTCAAGATCGGTGACGCTGTGCTTTTACAACGCATGCAGGGCGGCCAGCAATTCGCCGTTATAGATAAGTTGGTGAAACCATGATTCCAGAGGGCGGTAGCATCGTAGACGAGGAAATTGAGGAAGAAGAAATGCCTACCAAGACATATGCCTTAGACTTCACGAATGGTCGCGCACGTGGCATTGTAGACGGTCTGGAGGCTATGCGGCAAGTGGTGTATAAGATACTTCAGACATTACGTTATGAAAACCTAATATACTCCGACGATTATGGAGCTGAGATAGACCGGCTGCAAGGGCAGAGCCGGTTATTTGTGCAGACTGAATTAAAACGGTTGGTCCGTGAAGCGCTCCTGGCGGATGACCGGATTACGGATGTGCGAGATTTTCAATTCACTTTTAACGGTAGCGATGTCTTAGCAGAGTATGAAGTCGTAACAACGCAAGGTAATTTTGTTAATGAAACGGGGGTGGGCGGCATTGTATGAGGATCAAACAGAAGAGGTCATATTAGAACGTCTGCTGGCCCGTATACCAGATATCATGGATAAACGGGAAGGGAGCGTTATTTATGATGCTCTGGCACCTGCAGCAAACGAATTAGCCCAAATGTATGTAAATTTAGAAATCGAGCGTAGTCTCCGTTTCCCTGCGCCGGAGAATGGAGAGGAACTAGATAAATCGGTAGCTTGGTCCGGCATAGTTCGGAAAGAAGCAACCAACGCTCAGTGGCGGGGCAAGTTTTACAACAACCAAAATGAACTTATGGATGTGCCGATCGGAAGTCGTTACTCCATAGAAGACTTGAACTATGTTGTCAAAAGTAAGTTGGGGGTTGGGCAATTTGCAGTTGAGTGTGAGACTGCTGGTGCTATAGGCAATAAATATTCAGGTTCGCTATTGCCTATAGATTTTATAGACAAGTTAGCAAAAGCTGAACTGGTTGACTTATTGGTGTCTGGGGAAGATGTAGAGTCGGGCGAAGCCCTTTATGACCGTTACCAGGACAAAGTTACAAAGCCGATCACTAGCGCAAATAAAAACCAGTACGTTGTATGGGCTCGGGAAGTATCTGGGGTAGGTGATGCAAAAGTATTTCCGCTCTGGAATGGGAACGGCACAGTTAAGGTTGTAATTCTCAACAATGAGAAACGAACACCTTCACCTGCTGTTGTACAAGCAGTACAGACGTATATTGATCCTACCCAAGATGGACATGGAGAAGGCGTAGCTCCTATCGGCCCGATTGTCACGGTTGTAGGTGCTGGAGAAGTGCCTATTAACATTATTGTGCGGGTTCAATTGGCTAGGGATGCGACAACGGACGATGTAAAAGAACAACTGAAGGTCAGCATTTCAAAGTATCTGGAGGGATTAGCTTTTAACGATACAGATACCCTGGTACGGATTACGCGGATTGCCAACTTTATATTGGATGTGCCACCCGTGATCGATTATTTCGATTTAACCATTAACGGAGTGACCAGCAATATTCAGGTGCCTTTGGATTCGGTTGCTGTGCTCGGGACGGTGGATGTACATGTCTAAAAAACTTATGTCCTACTTACCGGATTACTATGAGGAAATCCAAGAATTCGTTGAGATAATGCAGACGGAAGATATCGAGTTCGATAATCTCAACGCTGCAATAGTTGATACATTCCGCCAGTTTCACCCAGAAACAGCAACCTGGGGCATTAAGTATTGGGAGAAGGATCTAAGAATAGTCTCCATGCCTTCTAAACCAATCGAGCAGCGCCGCAGCGTGGTTATTTCTAAGATGCGCGGTAGCGGCAAAGTGTCTGCAAGCATGATCAAAAATGTGGCAGATAGCTATGATCGTGGCGAGGTTGATGTAACTGTGTTTCCGTCCGAATACTATTTTGTAATTCGCTTTATCGGGACGCTAGGTATACCGCCAAATCTACAGGATTTGAAAGACGCTATCGAGGAAATAAAACCAGCACATTTAGAAGTGCGATATAAATTTCGATATTTGGTTATTCGTGAAATACACCATGTAATGCGGATAAATGAAATAAATAAAACACCATTAAACAATTTTGCAGGAGGTGTACCGATTGGCTAGTAATACACCTAAGTTAGGCTTATACATGAAAGACCCAGTGGCAGACGGTAACGATTTCTTCGATGTGAAAACGATGATGAATGACAACTGGGAGAAGATAGACGGTTTTGCTGGCGGTATGGATGAGGTTAAAGAACGTCTTAATACTATATCTCGTCAGGATGTAACGCTTCAGCCAGGCGTACAGATCATCAATGCTGCCAAGTCAACCTTATTCCAGCTTTCCGGGCTGACAGGTCGTATGTTGGTAAATCTGCTCGGGCGGATGGGGAATTGCGAAAACGTAGGATTGTGGTCTTCTAACACGACTATCGCGGTAGATACAGCCAACAAAACCAGCGGGACCAGCAGTTTTAAGCTTACGCTAGGTTCTGTACCCGCTACAGCTTCAGCAAGCTTTTTAACCACGCCCGGTAAAAAGTATGTAGCCATTGCTGATGTGAAAAACGGAAACACCAGCAAAGTGGCCATATCTATAAATGGTATTGCTGGTGCAACGGGTAATGAAGTGAATTCAGCTTCTGCCTTTGCTCCATCAGTCGTGCGGTTTGCAGCTACTGATTTTTTCCACGTCTTGACCATTACAGGCACAGGTGCGGCTGGCAGCACGTTTAACATGGACAGTGTTCGTGTTTACGAGATAAGCGAAGCAGACTATGCAGCAGCGGCGACCCTAACGCCAGCGCAAGCGGCTGTTAAATGGCCTTACGTAGACAGTGTAATGCCTGTACGAAATCCATATGCGATACGATACGGAGAAAACCTCGCCCCTCATTCTTTTTATTCTTGGAATGATAGGGTTGGAACGCCTATTATTAAAGACGGTCAAAGCGTTGTCGTTTCTTCTTCCAATATAATAATAGCTTCCATCTCATCGCTAGTTCCTGGGCAAATTTACACTGTTTCCGGTCAGTCAAGTGGGGCAACGGGCAGAATACATGTAAATACACAAAATGAGACTGCGGTCATCGGTAGTGTAACAGGTAGTGGACGTATCTCGTACACATTCACAGTTCCTGCGGGCACTAATGGTATAGTAATCCGTTTGTTAGGGACATCCACGGAAGAAATAACGCTTTCGGACATTATGCTTAACATCGGTAGCACAGCCAAGCCATTCAAACCACGCGAAGATTCCATGCTGGCGCTGCAAACAGACCTGTACGCCGATCCAGTTACAGGAGCTAATGCTGATACAGTTTTTGAACGTGACGGGCAATACTTCAAGTCCAAGAAGTGGCAGGGATTAACGATTGATGGCAGCAGGGCGTGGGTGCTTGGTGATGCCGCTGCTACTGCTGGAGTCAGACAAGTAAAAATAGTAGGCCTTGCGGCTGGTGCTGTGGCAGCAAGTGGGATTGCCACTAAGTTTGATGGGAAAATAATGCCACAAGGCAGCACGGGCAACACAGCCGACACGAACGCAGTCACCGCAGCAGGAGACATCTATATTGGTATCGGTGTTGCTGACAGTGGATGGGACGATAATTATAGTCCAACGCAGGACGACATCAAAGCATACTTTTTTGGCTACAAGGCGTATGACGCTAACACGATCACACCCGCAAACGCCCAATCCATGACCACGGCAACGTGGAATGGTACAGGCACTAAGTATTGGGTGCAACGCGTGGGCGCCCCCAACTTTACCCAATCCGTACCGACACAAGCATATGCAGGATACACACCGTACCAACTTGTATACCAACTCGCTACTCCTACAGTAGATCCTATTGTTTCAGAAGGGCAACTAACCTTTATTGAGGGCGATAATCAGATTGAAGTAGGTACGGGGATTGTGTTGCGCGAGCGAATTGATCCGTATCAGGAACCCAATAAATACTGGAACATAAATAACGCAAACTACGCCGCCTCGAATTTGCTTAGGTATAAAACTTCCCGAATACTGGTGGTGTACAGAAACAACAAAAATGACAGTAGTTCGTGGAATATTACGAATAGTCAGGTTACAACTGCGGGGGCACTAGCTCAACAGAGTGATTCAAAACACGATATAACAGCCGCCTACAGCGTCACGTACATGATGCTTGATCCATCACCAGTCGTACCATTCGCAGGCAGCTACGCAGCCAACGAAAAAACGCTACTTGCGGACCTAGTGGACAGCGTACAGCAAAACACAGCGCGGGTGTCGGTGCTGGAGAACAAGAAGGCTGACAAAGATAACCCTGCATGGATTACGCCAACTACGTTACTTAATGGGTGGGTAAGTATGGGGGTGCTGGGTTACCGTAAAATTGACAATAAGGTACAAGTTAAGGCCAGGATTAAAAGCGGTGTAATAGGCCAGCCGTTTATGATTCTGCCCGAAGGATATAGGCCGCTTGTAGGTCAGGTTCGCCCCGTACATTCTTATACGACTACAGACGTATTTGCTGCCGTTCTAATAAATGCAGACGGTAAATTTATCGTATCTGGTGGGAGTAACAATGAAGTGAATATCTACTTAGAGTTCACATTGGACTAAGGGAGGGGAATGTATGAAATCAGCAGCTAAAGTAAATAAAGACGGCCTCTATTTAGAGGAAACGCTAGTGGACGATGCCTTTTCCGGTGTCGTCCCTTTTTATGCCCAGCCGGACGATCAGGACGCAGATACAGAGCCAACAACACCCGAGATTGCCGGGTACAATGTCGGCGTGCCGATTACAACGCCGGGTTTGTTCAAGCCTAAATTTAATCTTGCTGCATGGAAGGCTTATGAGAGTGCCGTATACGAGGCACAGGAGGCGTATATAGCTGCTCTTGACGAATGGCAGGCTAAGGGCAGGGCAGAAGGGGAACAGCCTGTATATGTTGCCCCTAAGCAGCCGGATAAGTTATGGACAGAGGGACTTACATCGGAAGAAATCGCGGAGATAACCAAACAGCCAGAACCGCAGCCAAAGCTTCGTGAAGAACTTACAAATACACAGATTGCAATGGCTGATATGTACGAGCAAATGCTTGCAATGCAAGCTGAACTTAAAGCTCTTAAAGAGGGGAGGTGATTAACGTGGCAGCCATATATGGATCTCTAATCATGAAAGGCATAAAGACGTTTGCTCAGGTGCCGGATATACAAAAGGAACCGGTTAGGGCATATCTAGCAAGTTGGGGATTAGACGTGGATGGCACACCATTAGAAAAAGAACAAGAGTAACAGCACGTCCATAATGGAGCGTGTTTTTTTATGCCCTTGGAGTGGTCGGGGGCTTATTTTAGGTCAGGAAAAGTTTCCTGAATAGAGAGACGGGGGAAGCAAGTGGACAAGTGGGAGATTTTTAAGTTTAGCACCGCTTTAGGAAGCAGCGCTGTAACGTATTTTTACGGTGGGTGGTCGGGAGTGTTGGGGGTGTTACTTGCTCTGGTCATTATTGACTACGTAACTGGATTATTCGCGGCTGGCGCTGAAGGTAAGAAGGGAACCGGACCCGGTTTGAAAAGCAAGATTGGTCTTATCGGTATCGCTCGAAAGGTATTTATCTTTGCAATGGTAGCAGTATCCCATCTGATTGATGGAGTTTTAGGCGATTCGCACCTATTCCGGGATGCGGTCGCCTATTTTTATATGGCAAATGAGCTGCTGTCCATTTTGGAGAATGGCGGCAGACTCGGCGCTCCTATCCCGCCTGTAATCCGACAGGCCGTAGAAGTTTTAAAAAGTAAAAGTGGTAAGGAAGGAGAGAAAGAAGATGCAACAACGAAACAGCCGTAATGCAAGAGGGATCGACGTATCCCGATATCAAGGAAAGATTGATTGGAAGGCAGTCAAGGCAGATGGCATTTCATTTGCCTTCATCAAGGCTAGCCAGGGGCAACGTTACGTTGATCCGACATTCACCACGAATGCAAAAGGAGCCAGAGCAGCCGGGGTATTGCTGGGCGCATACCATTTTATAGACGCAATCAGCGTTGATGCAGCCAAAGCAGAAGCGCGGCATTTTGCCGAGGTATTGGAACAGGTAGGCGGAGGGAAAACGCTAGACTTGCCGCCTGTAATGGACTATGAAAACAATCCCGGCAAGCTGTCTAAAACACTTATTAGTGCTGTAGCTTTGGCCTTCCTGCTTGAGCTGGAGAGACTTACAGGACGCAAGCCCATTATCTATACAGGCAATGCATTCGCAGCTAATTTTAACGCCTCATTGGGCGGTTACCCACTATGGATAGCCCGGTATAGTGATACTCGCGTCCCAAGCGATACAGTGACGTGGAAACGTTGGGATATTTGGCAATATAGCGATAGCGGCAAGGTAGCAGGGATAAAAGGGAACGTGGATATGAATGAGTATGATGGTACGGCGGACGAGCTGCGTGAACGTTTCACAAAGCGCCCTGAGCAGCCGGAGACAGTCACGTCCGGTTCGTTCGTCGTAAATGGAAAACAGGTAGGAAAGACTTTGCTTTTTAGTGGCAGGACGTATGTATCGTTGCGAGTGCTTGCTAATGTCTTGGGTCTGTCGTGTCATTGGGATACCAGTCTCAAGGTCGCTTATTTAAATGGAGCCAAGCTGCAATTTATCCAACTGGTCGAAGGAGTGGCATACGTGCAGCTCAGACCCGTTGCGGAGGCATACGGCGCTGTAGTGTCCTGGGATTCAAAAAATAAAATCGCATCGTTGAAAACGAAAGGGGATAAATAATCATGCAAACCATTATCGAAACTGTACAGCCTTATGTAAATACCATTGTCACAGCCGCTGCGGGTGTGCTTACAGCGTTTGTTTTAGGAGGTCTGAACAAACTCAAGACTAAGGTTAACGTGTGGCTAGAAGCGCGTACAACAGCAGCACAGCGAGAGGTAATCCATAAAGTAGCAGGGGAGGCATTCGCACTTGCTCAAACAGCATTTAAAGAAGCAGGAGGAGAACGTAAGCTTCAGGAAGCTTTGCAGTATGCTTCACTTACTCTTTCCAGTCAAGGTATTGTAGTATCCCAAGTAGAGCTAAAATCCGCGATTGAGAAAGCATTCCTGGAGTATAAGGCCAAAACAAAAGCAGTACTGGCTACTGAAGCACAGCCAAACGAGGAGGCAGCACAGGCCGCAGCTAAGGAAGCTGTATCAGGTCTGGCTGCAAAACTTAATGATTTCTTGGCACAGGCTACAACAGAGGTAACGTCCATTGCTCCCGCTCAGGTTCAATCTGCACCCGAGCCTATTCCTGCACCGGTAGATTCCATACAAACTCCAGTCGTTACGGAGTAAATCCAAAGATTAATGCCCTACTGGTTTCGGCTGAGTGGGGCTTTTTTTGTTCTTCTTGGTTGTTAGAAGGGCTGTTAGTGTTCCTATATATTAGGAACTGTCATTGGGTGAGAACTGGTTGTAAAGATATGTCTTTTTATTGAATAAGAACGTGTGTTCTGGTATAATGAATATATAAGATTTACATAACTTACCTTTGATGATAGATTTATAGTGGATTATACCACAATAAAAAGGCGGTCAAAGAATGCTTAAAATTTCTCAATTAGTATTGTTAAATGATCTAATGCATTTGCCAAAAGAAAAACTTAAAGAAATTTGCATTGATCTTGATATGACAGATGATGGAGCGGTTAGTGAACTTGTTTCCAAGATCTGGTCAAGGGTGAAAGAAAGCCAAGGGATGAGAGATAGGATATTTGATGCCTCTAGAGGACAAATTTTCGGAGGTAAAACCTCTGTCTCATGGTATAAATTCTCTGATGGTATTAGAGGGATAAAAGACTTGATTGTAAAAAACCATCCCGCTTTCAATCCTTTTGAAACTGTAAACATGCCGCTAAGAGAAGATGTTTCAAGTGATCCAAAGTTAATAGGAGCTGCAGAGGGTTGGAACGAGCATGAATATTACTTGAGGTACATGTATAAAGTGGGTGTAACAAAAGAAATAATACTTGATACTATTGAGACACGCCCCAAGACAAGTACTACCACTCTTTACGTCAATGAAAACGAAGGGTTTATAGAGGTTAGAACTGACCCCAAACACGCTGAAAAGATAGCTAAGAACTTTGCGCAATTGATTAATCAACAAGTGGTTATGGACCCTGTCAGAGTCATGGCTCCTTTCGGATTCAATGCAGAAGGTTTAGCTGATGCGTTAGGTGGTGAATTAATCGACACAGTGGGTAAACCCAATCTTTCTTTAGAGGAATTCACAAAGCCTCAAGCTGATTCTGTTGTAACCATACTTTCAGCCCTAGATTCTTATTTTGAAAATGAAGATATTCTTGAATTACAGGATAATTTACAGGAAGCTAGACAGTCATTAGGAGAAGAATTTTCTGCTATACCGTTCACCGCCTTGATTTTAAACGGTATGGAGAAAGTGGGAATGGGTGTTAAAGAAAGGGATCTTAGAGGAACTCCTTTATATGATTATTTAAAGACAAGCATTGAACATCAGGGGTGCTTTATTCAGTTTCCAGTTGATGAAGAAGGTGTAAGAACGATGCATACAATTCGTGTTGGTATGCAATCAAACAGTATATTTTTTATGTCTCAGGCATCAGAAGCGGCAATCGACTTTGTCAGAAAACGTGTTATACTATAAAAAATGTACTGAAGGGTGGGGAAAGCAGTGGCAGACATATGGGATGTTGATGATTGGGTAGAAAATGCAGCCTCTTTACCTGTCAGAAGGTTTTATCCATCAGCTGTTGCTAATTTCACAGGTCTTCCTTTAGAACAAGTATTCACCAGGCTCCTTCACCTTGTGCAAGGAGGAGCTCTTGTATTGTTATATGAAATAAGATGCCCTGAATACGATTGTGCTAGAACTGTAAAAACAGTTAGCGACAAAGAACTCCTTAAATTTGATTTCGAATGCGACATTCATGGGGAATTCGAAGTTACACCCGGCATGATTTTCCCAGTTTTTGAATTCAACCCTGAATTCAAGAAACGTATGATTTCAAAAAAAAAAAGGAAAAGTCAGCCTACGTTAAAACCAGCACTGATATATTAAGGAGCACTAAGTCCACACCGTCCTCCCTGTCTGACGTACTACATAAAGACAACTTGGAGTTGTTAAAACAACTTAGTCCTAATTTAACGATAATTTATAATCAAGGAGAGTATACTATGTCTCAATTTAATATTAATAAGGTAGAAAACAATGGTGGTGCTCAATCTATAGGCGATTCAAGTAGCGCAACGGTTGTTAATAATCATGCTGGGAATGAAGGATTGGCAGATATAACAAAGCAATTAATCGAACTCATTTCTCAAAATAGTGATATGCCACAAGATACTCAAAATGAATTATCAGAGGCAGTATCGGCTGTTTCGGAGCAAGCTCAAGAAGACAAGCCCAATAAAACAATTATTGGTGCCTTATTCGGAACTATTGAAAAAGTGATCTCTGTTGCTGAGAAGACCCCAGCTCTCATATCGGTATATGATAAGTGGAAAACGTTCATCGAACCATTTATAGCTTAGCATATAATATTTTTTTGATATCCACCCTACTAGCTAAGCTGGTGGGGTGTTTTTACGTTTAGGGAGGAATACATATGTTTAGATGGATATTTACCGTGTTGATAACAGTCCTATTAGCTGGCTGCAGCGTACAACAAGACGTTGTAAAGACCACTAAGAGCGACCCAGTAGCTGTTCCGGTAACGCAGGTATCTGCCGATACGGTCAAACTGGAGTTTCCGTCAGCCAAGTACCCAGAAACGGCCCAGCACATCAAGGAAGCCATTCAGGCGGGAAAATCACCAGTATGCACAATAGACCGTGAAGGAGCCGACCATAATCGCGAGCTGTCCCTAAAGGGTGTGCCCACCAAGAAGGGCAAGGACCGCGATGAATGGCCTATGGCGATGTGCTCCGAAGGTGGAGAGGGTGCAGACATTAAGTACATAAGTCCAAAGGATAATCGTGGAGCTGGATCGTGGGTAGGTCACAAGTTAGACGACTACGCAGATGGGACAAAAGTTGAATTTATCGTGAAATAGAAACTCTCCGCTAACCTTAATCGGTCGGCGGGGAGTCTTTTTCTCATTGCTCATATAGGATGTACCCATAAGATTTGGTATGTAATATAAAAGCCCTCCATTAAAGGAAGGCTATAAAAAATCATAAAATTGTTTGATTATAAATATGAACTAACCAAAGCGATTGCTAAAATAACAAGAATAACCATAAAGAATATTTTATAACCAGGTTGCCCGTGTGTATTTTTTTTCTTCTTAATGTAGTAGACAGCCATATAACTTATTCCCCAAATAATCACTAAAACAGCTAAAATACTGGTCATAGAGTCTCCTTACTGTGTCGTATTACAAAGGTTCAACATCAAACACTGCCGCCCATGAAACAGAAACATAAACTCCGTTACCATTGTTATTAGCGCTCATACGTGCTGCAAACAATGCAAAGTATCCTGCGACTGATCCTGAGATACCTGAAACAGGAGGATACCAAGCCGTTGCCCCTGAAATGAGTGTGCCGCCACCTGCCACAGTATTATAGTAATCTATCGCTTGTTTAGTTTGATAGTCAGTGAATTTCCGATCATATCCCCACCAGTGGTAAGTCCAAGATCCGTATTCTGCATTAAGCGAGATGGTATTGTCCTTTATGCTTAAATCGCTATTCACAGTAATTTTACCTGATTTTGATAATTCATTTAATTCATCAAAATGCTTTTGTAAATCTGATAAATTATACTGGTTATAAATACTTTCAGGAACCTCTTTTAGGGACAATACTCCATCTTTAACTTGTACATAAGGTTTTACTGCCTCAACTGCACTCTTTTGAGTTACACTAGAACTTGAATTTTGTGTAATTTGTCCTGTGGATGATTCGGCAGATGCTGCAATTGGAGCAACTGCCGTAAGAGCTAATACACCTGTAAGAATGATTGCTGTGTTTTTAAGCTTCATTAAAAATCGTCCTTTCAAAATGGGATTTATTTGCATTGCTGAGTTAGTATAACACAAAGAAAGGAATAATTTGTGTGTTTCTATTAACAAAATGGAAAAATGATATTGTAGCACTATTTGTCTTACAGTAATCGACAATATTCAAAAAAATAATTTAGTTGAATATCCGAATGACAAAAAATTCAAAACTTATTGACAACTGTTAAATTATGGACAACAATAGAATGCAATAATATATAAGTTTTGGAATTTCTGTATGAAGGGTGGATATGATATGAAGCATACACCTACGATTCGAGCAGAATTAGATAAATATATACAACAAAAAGGTTTGAGCCTAGCGCAATTCGGACAACTTGCAGGCATGAATAGGGGGATAATAAGTGCTATTGTGACAGGGAATAAGTCTATGTCAGTTAACCAGCTTGACCGAATCACTGAGGCTATGGGTTTACCAGAAGGGGAGTTTTACGATCTGTTTATAGAAAACTTCATCATCGACCATCCCCCGAATATGAGGCGAATCGAGCCATTTTTGTTTCGCTGTGCGGAGTTAGACAGGTTGGATGCGATCCGTCGAGTGGTGGGAGCCATCATGGACAATCTCCTGTATTCACCCAAGCTATTTGAAATTGCAGAAGGATTATTGTCACAGGGACGACATCAGGCTGCATTGCTGCTCTATGAGGGAGTGGCTGAAGCGGAGAGATATCAACATTCTGAACGTTTGGCAATCTGCCAATATCGTATATTCACAATCAAAATTGGAGACGATCAAAGCCAAAATGTTAGGGCAGCAGCTGTTTTTGAAGCCTTTGTCGAACGCCTAGATGAAATAGACCAGCTTGACGCATTGAAGGACTTAGCTAATGTATACAGGTCTTTGCGTAAATGGGACAAGGTAGACGAAATGGCAAGACAAATGAGAGCTAAAGCGGAAATCCAGTATAGTTTAAAACACCAAGAAAAACGTGAGTTACGAGATATTGAAAAGAGAACAAGAGGTCCGCTATTTGGATACATTGCTTATGCTGACCTATTGTGTGCAAGTGTTTGCGAAGCCCGGGGCGATTATCAGCAAGCTCTACAATATACATACGCCTATGCGGATTTAGACTGGGTTAAAGAGACCGACGAGGACACAAGACACTGGGTAAATTTGTTCAGTCAGTGGGCAGAAGGTAATGCTTACGTATATAAATTGTTGTCAGGAGAAACAAATCTACTGAATGAATATGTTGAATATATTGCTGTAACATCAGCCGCTAATGAGAATGAAAAGCTCTCAAAACTGTTGAATGTTATAATCGCAGCAAACCAGTTCAGCATAAATGTAGACGATATACTCAAACGATTTGAAAAACTAATCGGGACTTTTTCACAGCAACCATCATCAGATGATATGTATACCCGACAAGTGATACCGGATTATATCGCGTGGTTTGGTTACGAGTTAGGTTTTTATTATTTACATCGAGGAAAGTACAGTGATGGCTTTAAATATTTAATGAATGCAATGGTAAAGTCACATATAATAAATAATGAAACTTACTTTATAAACTGTATGGGGTTATTTGTTCGTTTTCAAGCCCATGCGGTTCCTGAAACTAAAGCTGAGTATTTCAATCTTATTGAAAGGGTGTGGGAAAACAATGTTCAAAAAAATGGTGCTTTTAATCATTGCGGCTAGCTTTTTGTTGATTGTTACTGTGCCGGATCAAGCCTTTAACCACCACCATAGTATTCAGCCTAACGTTACCATTGGAGGATTTTAAAGCTAAAGCTCTGCCAACCTTATGGTTGGTAGGGCTTTCTTTAGTGCAGGAATTACCACACATACGGCAGAATAACTATCTGAGGTGATCAGCATGAACCATACATATAAAGTGTTAAAGTCAGATATAGAACTATTTGCAGCTGCATTAAGCCAGGTAAAGGTGTACGTTGTTCAGTCGTTAGGCGAGGATTTTATATCGGTTGTAGACTATGGTGGCACTATAGAAAAGTTTTCGCCTGAATCGGTCAAGATTGCCGGAGCTTATTACATACGGAATCAATTTGAATTTAGAGTAGATGTAAAAGACTCTACTGGGTAACTAGAGAGTCTTTTTTTGTTTTGTTACAACATGCGAGATACTTCGACATTACTAATAAAGTAATATGAAGGTGAATGTAATCCATATTACTAGGAGGTTTTATACTATGAAGAAATTCTGTGTTTTATGTTCAACATTCTTTGTTCTCGCATGCGCACTGGTATTGTTTTTACCTCAATCAAGTTTTGCAAAGACTAGTGATAATTTTCAATATGCTGTTTGGGATAGTGATTATGCAGAAACGTCAAGCGGAAAGACATTCAAAGTTACATTCAACAAACCCGTCAAAAATGTCCACTTTGGAGTTGTCTTGGATGATACTACGAACGTGGACTTTCCATGTGATGTGAAAATTCGACTTGAACAAGACGGTCAAGTCTTCACTTGGAAAAAATTAAATTTCGATTCTGAAGGAGATAAGGATTATTCAAACAAATATAGCCAAACAATTGATCCAGGAACCTATAAAGTATACATAGAAGTTTCTAATGGTTCTGGTTCTCATTATATTAAGGGTAACGGTTATATTTATTACGATTATGCTAATTGAAATATATGACTTTAAAATAGTCCAAGCTACAGCAGCTGGTCACACATTAAAAAGCTCTGCTAACCTTAATTGGTCGGCAGAGCTTTTTAAGCTTATGTTGATTTTGTATCTTTTGATTCTACTTTCTTATAATCTGCCTCATCTCGTTCTAACTGTTCATGCAATGCCTCTATTTTTCTCCAAATAGCCAGTTCTTCGGGAACGAAACCGCGATTATATTTTAAACGTTCCTTCATATCGTCTCGCAATATGAGCATTTCCCAAGGTGTTAACTCTAAATTATAAGGTCCCATAACCGCACCTTCCTACTTAAACAATTTACCAATCGCTTTAAATATATCAAATGTGCTGCGATTGTACACCTTATTGTATGCCGCCTTACGTGGGTTTCTGAGCCATCCCCAGCCTCGTGGCATCTTTAGTCCTGCACGGTGTACAATCTGCCGTTTGAGGCTGGTACGAGCTGCTATACGCTTGTTTAGGCTGGGCTTACGTAGGCCGTATTTCATAGTTATTCCTCTCTTTTACGGATCAATTTAACCACTACTGTTATCAACCCTGCTAACGCAGCAGCACTAACCAACATGGTAATAATCACAAACCAAATTACCTTTACCATAAGTTTACCTCCTAGTATAGAGGAGTCTCAAACATACGTTACTTACTCAGTTTGTATAAGCAATATTGGTTGAAGGATATGCCTTCTGCTGCTGCACGCTCCATCAAATGCTTATGCAGGGACTTTGGAGCACGTTGCAACCATTTGCCACTAAATTGTTCCTCATTTACTGGTTCCGGTATCTCATCGCCAAACTCAAGCTTTACCTCAAGGTAACCCTCCATAGCTTCTCTGACCATTTTCAGGGCTTCTTCTGGCGTGTCGCCATGGCTCTTGCAACCTTCCAGCTCCGCGACTGTAGCTAAGTGGTAGCTTCCGCTTTCGTCGTTCATATGCTTAATCTGAATTGTATACGGGAGCGCCATGTAATACGCTATGTCTTTTTGGATCGGTTTTTCATTTGCCATATTAATGTAGGCTAGGATAAAATGATTTTGAGAACAAAGGGGAGGTACTACTCCCCGATGATCTCCAGTACGTCTTTGACGTACGCCGCCTTGACGGGTGTTTCAAAAGGTATCGGGAGCGTGTCTCCTGACTCATTTCGGAATATGTGATGCGAACCCTTAATTCGTACCACTATGTAACCCAGATGATTCAGGACTTTTGCTATCTCCGCGAACCTAATCCCGTTAGGGCGGTTTTTCATTTTCTCGATGATTTTATCGACCCTAGCCATGTCTCACCTCCTAAATACATGATATCACATATGATATCATTATGCAAGGCTGTGAAGTGTTTTTTTTGGAATAATATTCTTTATTTTATAAGAACTCATGTTTGTATATAATAGTAACAAAGGAGTGGATCGCTTTGTTACCAGACATCGAGCGTAAGTTACTGCGTATTCTTTACAACTTTTTTGCACAGAAACGACGAATGCCAACTATGAATGAGTTGGAGATCAAGACAGGTAGGAGTGTAACGGATATAAAGGCAGGACTGCTGGCCTTGGAGAAGGATAACTATATTACTTGGGAAGACCAGTCAGATACGCGGCATATCGTTATTATAGAGGGCTGGGAGCGCGGACGAAGTAGACCGATGTCGCCGGGTGATGCGAATAGATATTTTACGGAATATTAAACCTCGGATAATCTGAGGTTTATTTTTTTACGTACTGGAAATGATATCCCTTGTAAGGAACAAGTGTTCGGAATATAATTTCTACATAACACATCAGGAGGCTACATACATGTCTAAAAAATTAGAAGGTAACGGCTTATGGGAAAGCAGCCGGATTATCATACCAGAACATAAAGAAGCTTATTTGAAGCTCATGAAGGACCGTCAACGGCGCGGTAAACCAGAATTGGATGACCAGGAAGTACAATTGATTGAGCAGGCTCTAATAGAGTCTTACAATACACGTACAGCCGTGACAGTGACCGTATTTAGCCCGTTTGACGATACGGACATGACTGGTGTAGTTACGTCAATTAACACCGCTAGACGTGAGGTAAAACTGGTTCGTGGGGAAGATGATTTTAGTTGGATTAAACTAGAGGATATTATATCCGCAGACTGAAAATAATTACCTCACATAATACATAAAAATTACCAAATAGATTGGTAATTGCATTGCCCATAACAGATAACAAATATAGAATAAAAGCATATTTGTTACCAATTGTGAAGGAGCATATGTAATGTGGGAAGCGGTGAGGTTTTTATTATTTTCAAGCGTGGAATCGTTTGCGGCATTTTCTTTAATGTTATCAATATATAGGCTTAAACCTCTTGAATTTTTATGGCCGGGCTTGTTTTCTTTTTTGATTATGAACCTCATTAGCTTTTTTTTGAGAGAACAAATGTCTCTATCCTTCATGGTTCCTGCAATAAGTACGATAATATTTATATTACTTATTACGACAGTGGTCAGAGTCCCTATATTGTGGGCAGCGATCATGGCTATGACAGGAATGTTTATCTACACCGCGTTTCAGGCTCTTGTTATTTTGTCTCTTTTCGGTAGTTTCACAGAGGATATGCAGTATTCGTCAGCCGGGACAGTCGTTCAAATAGTCACAAGCGCGTGGACTTTCTTTTTTGTATGGATATTATTAAAATTCAAAATCGGATTCACAGCAGAGTTTGAACGGTTGCGTTTCAAATGGGAGCATATAGCAGTAATTGCTTTCATAATGGTTGGGCTTATCGCTTCTGCAACTGTTATGTTTTACAACAACCTTCTGTTTATAATATTAGTTCTCGCGCTTGTAGCGGGATTGTTTCTGTATTATGCAGTGGTGAAAGAAAGAGAGGAGCTGTCTTCTAAAGATGATTGAGCCACTAGCCTTGCGGATGGCGCAGCATATAAAGAGTGTGGTACCAGATCACCCGGCCTCTGTGCCAGTTTTGAAACATGCATTAGCAGTGATTCTTAATATAGTCTTTATAACTGTGGCAACGATCATAATAGCCTTGCTAACAGGTAAAGCAGGGGAAGTATTCACTATAATGATGACCTTTGCTATCTTGAGACAAATGACAGGAGGGGTACACCTTAAAAGCGGTATGGGCTGCGTAGTTGTTTCCACGCTTCTGTTTACTGGATTATCGTTCATAACTTTGGACCACAAATGGACTATGATTGCAACAGGAATCAGTATGATTCTAATTTTACTTTTTGCTCCAGCGGGGATAGAGAAACAGACCCGTATACCGCCAAAGTATTTTTCTGCTCTAAAAGTAGCTGCGTTTATTCTTGTAGGATTTAATCTTTGGTTTACTCATCCTTTTATAGCAATAAGCATCCTGGCACAATCTTTGACGCTGATTAACTTAAGGAGGTGATTAAGGACATGACCCAAAATATATATTCTAAGTTGGCGACAGTATTATCTTCAATCGCGGTTTTAACTGTAAGTGTCGCAAGTATCGCTTTTATTTACAGCCCGGAACCGCCATCAGAATTGTTTGAATAGGGGGCGTTTTTGTGGTAAGCGTAACATCTGATGCCGAAGGATTATCAGGGTATATTGATTTGCCGGTTGACTCAATATGGTTTATAAGTTACAAACGGATCATCGATCGTCTTGTAGTACATACCGAAGATAACAAATACTACATGACAGGTCCATTAAAATACTGCATGAATGCTTTAAACAAAAGTAGTAATTTTGTATATGCAGATAGAAGCAATATTTTTAATGCAGACAATGTTGTTAAAATCAACACTTTGTTTAAAGAGGTATATTTCGAAGAAGAAATTACAAAGAAATCAAAAAGGTGTGAAATCGCTCATAACAGATATGATGAAGCGATTAACAGACTTGAGGTGTTGAATCCAAATGTCGTATTTTTCTAGACCGCAGGTAAAAGCGGTCTTTTTTTGTCGATAATCAAGCTATATCATGTCGAATAAAGTCGTTAAATGGCAGGAGTTCAGCGGGACGAATTTATGTTGCCAAACCACCTAATATTGGGATTTAATATAGGTGAAAGGTTTTAAATTAAAATTAAAAAAAGGGAGGGAATTACGATGATTAAATCCATTGAGTCGATTGGTAACATGAGGTATAATAGGAACGAGTGTTTGCATTCATTTGGAGATGAAACAAAATTTAGTTTATAAAAAGATAAAAAAATTGACTTTAAGTAAATTTCCATGGCAGCGGGAGGGGATACCCCACAACCGTTTGCCCTAACACAAGTCCCATTCATGCAATTCTTCCATTGTGCATCCAAGCTTAAAAGCTGCCCTAGCAGCCAATGGATAAGAAAAAAGACGTTCCCCAGCAATTATTCGCGAGATAAGAGCTGGAGACACGCCCAAGTAATTAGCAAGATCTACTTGCTTCATTCTATTTGCTTTTAGCAACTCAGGCAAACGGCTTCTCCCTGGTTCAGGTTGAGGAGCCGCCATGTTTCACCTCATTGAGAATGATTCACAAGAGAGTATACAGGAAAAATGACTGATAGTAAACAATACTTCAACGGAGTTGATCGAATGGATCACGACACAATTATAATAAAAAAGAATATTAAAGACGAGTACATTTCCCTGATAGCGGAAGCGATCATTAAAACAAAGGGAACCGGAGAAACAACCAAAGTTAGAGTTGTTTCTGAAGACTTGATCTCAGACATTTGTCTTTAATAATGCAAACAAAAGTGCAAACATACTTAGGAAAACATAGTGTTACTTACTGATACTTAAAAGACCTAAAACCCTAATGTAGCAAAAGTTTTGGGTCTTATTAATACTAGCTAAACCTTGTCGCTACAAACTCGTAATGCGTAGGCCGGGGGTTCAATTCCCTTCACCAGCATCTTCGTTAGAATTTCCCGTCATATCAACGTTTGTCACTCGTTGAATGTTCCGGATAGGCAGACGCTAGGTCAACGTTTTCCTAGCGATAAAATAGACGAACGTCGGCGCTGAAATGCGATATATACGGAGCCTCCTACGGTATTTTGTAGGAGGTTTTTTGCTATGTCAGTTGATCCGCGTAAGGGTAAGGCTGTTACGGCTAAACGCCGCAGTGGGCGGTCTGGAAAAGAGGTCGGCTTCGTCGGGCTTGACTTGGGGTTCGATCTATTCTTCAACGCTAAACGAGCGGAGAAGTTACGGACACGAACACTCGAAGACTATCAAAGTTACTGGCGTTATTTTCGGGAGTGGCTTATGGAGAATCACTCGGAGATAGATGAAGTAGGCCAGCTCGATACGGCCATTCTACGCGAGTATATGAACTACATGTCCTACGAACGGACAAAATACGACGGCGTCGCAGAACGGCGAGTAGAAGGGTGCAATCTCTCACCCGTAACGGTAGCGTCAAGACTCCGCGCGTTGAAAACAATGTGTAAATTTTGGATGTCCGAGGGATTGATGAAAGAAGACCCGGCGGAGAAGCTAAAGCCACCACGCAAGGATACGGAAGAGAAGAGCGTAATTGTAGATGAACAACTCCGAGATTTAGTCGAAGCTGCCGACGTTGATACATTTGCGGGCTTCCGCGACCGTACGCTTATGTTGTTACTTGCAGATACAGGATTGCGAATTAATGAGGCGTTGCGGCTGGAATCGACTCACCTGGATATCGCGTCACGATGTATTCGGCTGCCGGGCCATATGAACAAAAACAGAAAGCCGCGAATTGTTCCGGTATCGGCGAGTGTTTTGCGTGAGTTGGTTATCCTTATGGAAGAGAATCGCTCTTATTTTGATACGGACTTCATATTTCTGGCGAATTACGGTGATCCGTTAAAAGCCGACCAATTCCGAAAGAGACTAAGCCAGTATGCGGACAAAGTGGGTATCGATCGGAAGGTAACTCCAGTATCACCGCACCGATTCCGCGATTACTTCTGCACAAACTATCTACTTAATGGCGGTGACCTCTTCACCTTGCAGCGGATCGTAGCGCACGCTGATATTAAGACTACGCAAGGGTACGTCAAGGTAAACGAAGGTGCTATGCGAGACAGTCATTCACAATTTTCGCCACTTTCACGACTCGGAATGACTCGCGCAGGAAAGAGACGCTAATAAAACGCATAACGACGCTCATCTCTTCGGAGGTGGGCATTTTTTTTGATAGATGAGAGCAGTATAAAATAGTAGGCGGTGAGAGTGGAGATGGTGTATACTTTTAGAAAGCAAGGCATAGCAAAAAGCGGTCCTCTCTTTTAGGGAGGAGGTGACCGCCCATGACTGTGTATGAATCTTTGTCACTTATGATAATGTTCGCCACACTTGTCATTATTATAAAACGCAAAAAATAGCCGCTATCTTTGCAGGGATGTGGGCTATTTTTCGTGAAATACAATCAAATTAGATTAGGGCCGAGCTATGTCTTGCGATATTAGCGGCCTTTTCTTTTTGTAATGCGTTACATTTTTAGTTTACACAATTTCATCCCAATTGTCTAATCGATTAGATACTTAGAAAGTGCAGAGTAGACATCGTTTCGTACGCGTTGATCGGGACTGGCGTGTACTCAACGTTTAAAGCGGAACAAAAGACGAAAGAAACTAAGTAGCGGACTTTAACGGACTCATTTGCGTGGGAGATTGCGTAGGTGGGTCCGTTTTTCTTTTAGTGACAACGTACTAGTCCGATGGTATTATTAGGTAAACGTGAGTTAACGGAGGGGATTCGGTTTGATTAACGGTGTCGTAAAGAGCGACAAGCCAACGGAAAGGCAAGAACAACGGAAGGGTAGCGCGCTCGCGTTCCTCGGATGGACGTTTGCTGTACTCTCTTTGTTGTGGTTTCCCGTGGTTACGTCTCCGATCGCGGTCATTCTCGGATTCCTTACGAAGAAGGTCGAAGGTCGTGATATACAAGGGCCTGTAATTATGATCGCTGCTATTGCTTGTGGCGTGCTCGGGGCGTTGGGCGGATTGTATGCGGGCGCACACAGAGGGTAATTAAGAAAGACAGTGGTACAAAATATATACATAGTTATTAAGCTTAATCATCGCATTTCACCGCAAATAAGCGCCGTAACTCCGTTCCGAATACCCACGTAAGGGTAGCGCCATAAACGCCTAATTTAACGTTAAAAGCCCGTGTCCTCAACGTAGAGAATTGCGGGCTTTTTTTTGATTTTAGAAGCTGATAATTTTGTGTCGCGACAGAGCCGTCCATCTTACGGACCGTTGGAAATTATATTTGATGCGCAGACTTCAGGAAACGAAAAGAATCGCAGCCTATACGTAGGGTTACGGTTCTTATCTTGTCCACGCACAAACGTAAAAGACGCAATCTCGGAGGGCTACGCCTAGTCTTGCAGGTAATTACACTAAACGTTATTATTGAAACTGTAAGTATTGTGCGGTAGCAGCTCATGGTGGGGAGGCTATCGCTTTTTCTGTGCCAGTGTAAGTATACCAATTATGACAAGTCCAAACTGTAGCATGATTGCAAGTGATTCATATACATTCATATTGTTATCACCTCCTTTGTAAACTAGCCTTCCGGGAATCTAGAGCCCATACGTGTCTTATATTTTTGAAGGCACTTTTGCTTTTCTCCATGAGGTCAAGCGCTATGCCAAGAGTTGTAATTGCCTCAATTACTTCAGGGGGGTATTCATTCATATAAAGCACTTGTGTTTCATCTAATTTAGAATGGATACCTGAAGAATCAATCCTAACCGTTATTTCTGATACCATGCCTGAAAGGTTTATTAATGATCCTATTGCTCTATCCTGTAGCGATTCATTCCACGCTTCGTCATAAGCGTCTTGTTTATCTGAATTATTGTCTAAAGGGTGCAGTTCTACATTTTTGGCTGATTTTTTAATCTTTAAAACTTCCTCCGGCCGTTGCTTTTCTAGGTCCCAAAGTGCGTTCTTGAGTGTATGGTCAGTGATTTCATAACCAGATTCAGATAAAAACGTCTCAACTTCTCTCCAGAGGTCCGACTGCTTTATTCCCATATCGTAATCTTGCAAAATAGATACAGCAGTATCTCTAATGTAATCAGGCGTAGGTTTATTCAAAATGGCACCTCCATGATCTATAATCTTAAAGGAAATCTATTTTTTGTTCTTTAGACAAAAAAATTATACCAAAAATGAGTTACTTGGGTCAAGCATGTAGAATTACAATATTTTTCGACATAGTATTCCTTAACGAATCTCTCGATAAATCCACGCAAAAAAAAGAGCCGTATGGTTAACGGCTCTTTTGCATTTAATCAGTACTTTCTTTGGCACCTTGGGATATGTACTCAATGCGGATTAGCTTTGTTATATCGTCTATTTCCAGTACGTTAATAATTTTTTCTAGTACCTGACGTGGGAACATTTTATTCTTGTTTCTTACTAACTCCGAAATTGTCGCCTCTCGAATACCAGTTAATTCCGATAGCTTCTTCTGCTCCCAACCTTTTTCAAGTAAAAGATTTTTCAAATCACAGACGAGAGTCCTATTACTCAAAATTTCCCCCTCTTTCTCTTAAACACCACAGCAGAATATAAATACGAAAAACGTAATTTAAGTGTTGACAATAACGAAAAACGTAATTATAGTTAAATTACGAAATACGTAATCGAACGCAAAAAGTTTCATCTTTACCCCGAGCAACATCGTACTGTTCCGAAGCATCAACGCAATTCATCCTATATATTCCGCTAGGAGGCGCAATCATATGTCAATCACGTTAGGTTTCATCCGTAATCGTCGCGAAAGTAACGTCATCCTCACGGTCGGAAGCGGCTGCTCACGTCAAGAACTCCGCGTTACATCGGAATTATTCCTCACTATTATACCGCAAGCTAATCCGTATCTCTACGGTGACATTGTTGAGGCTACTCCGGCACAGCTCGTCGAACTCGGCTTTGAATTAGACGCACAAATGAAGCGCGAAGTCTTCCGTGTTGTACGCCCGCTAGTTACTCCGGCTCAAGTTCGCTACGTACTCGATCCGATCACAGGGAACTACATAGTTCGGTACGTCGGTACGCATCAGGAACTCGTCATACAGCCGCGTGCATTCTGGAAGACAGCGGGAGTCAGTCGGCGGTCACCGCTCGGTAGCTTAACGCTGTCAATGGACGTTATGAAGGAACTCGGATTCATCGTCGGGAAGGGAGGCGTCCAGATTGAACGCAGTAAGCAATTTATAAACTACGCGTAACATCGTATTATCGCGTAAAAATCGCAAGCGTATCGTCGCAGTCCTAAAATTCATCTACGCAGTCGTATTAATTGCTCGTGAGGTGTTGACGTAATGTCGTACTTGGAAATATTTACGGATTATCGGCTTGGTTCCGAAACGACGGGCGAGGCGTTAATGATCGCGTTTCGGTTCTATGTTCTCGCGGTCGGCAACGTATTAGAAAGTCCGCACTTCACCGATGCCGAACGAATTGAGACGTTAAAAGAACTAGATACAGCATTTAACAACGTATTTCCGAATGGAGGCGCTTGAGTATGGATGGTATCTCTGTTCTCGAAAAGATCGTTATTTTGCACGTATGGGAAGACGACGACCTCGATTACGACATGAGCGAGGGCTTCCTCGTCAAACCGGGATATGCGTTTTTTGTACTGGAGGGTACCGTCTATCTATCAAAGGTTGAGCGGATATACCAGACGGGCATTAATCGGTTTTATATCGAAAACCGAAACACGTCTAGCGTTAGACTTGCAACCAACGTCACGCGAGATCCGGCTGTAGTCATACCGGAGATCGTTACCAAACTGCATGGCCGTGATGTCATCGAATGGCTGACGCAAGACGTCCTCAATAATATGGTCGGAGAGTTTCCGTTTCAGGTTCTCCAATGAACCTACGTTTGTTCGAAATGACGCCAATCATTTCGGGCATTCAATGGGGAGGAGACGGTTTAACACCCTACCAGGTCGGCCGCCTCGCGCCAACGAGCGGTCCAATCAAATGTCCGTACTTTCCGACGTCAATCGGAGAGGTCGCTATGCGGACGCTCGGCCTGCGCTAACAGGTCGCTGCTTTAATGCTGAGTAGCGCCAAATGCTCGGCAATCCCGGTCGGTAGTGAAAGGACGCGCCAACGTCCCAACTACCGGCCGACTTCGATAATTCCTACGTCCGGATACGGCAATATCCGTTAGGCAGGCGTAGTTCACATAGATTTTTCATCCTCGGACGATCGGCCGGTAAATCCGGTTCAGGCACCGATCGTCTGCTTGTTATATCCAGTAATACGAACGTGAGTTCCGTTGGTTTCAGAAATAACGAAAAAAGTTTTTAGCGTGCCCCATTTTGGCGATTTTGTGTCCTTATCATATATAGGGGGGAAAAATTCTCACAGGACTGTGCGGAATCAAAATTCGTTGTAGATAATACAGTATCCGATGTGCGAAACGGTCATCGGCCGACGTGTTAACTATGGTGGACGAAAATAAATTTCCTCAAAAGTGTGTCACGAGCTGTTGGGCGGCGTTGAAGTATGTGTACGGCCGAGAATTTTCGGAAAAGTGTGCGAGACGAGATTTCTCATCCGTTGAAGTAGATGAAAGGCAGATGTGCGAAGGGGACATCCGTTGTAGTTAATACAGTATAAGGCGGAAAAACATTACGCTCACCTACGCGAAACTCATTCCGCTGGAAACAAAGTAGTGTAAGTCGATGTGCGAAACGCGAGTGACCGGCAGCAAGATACTGTAGGACGGAAAACACTGCGTAAATGTGTGCGTAACGACGACGCGCATTCGGTTAACTAGGTAGACCGCGGGAAACCGCATTTCATAAAACCAAACGAAAAGGGAGCGATTTGATTATGACAAATGCATTGTTGACACGAGAGCAGTACGTAGCTAAGAAAGCCGGAGAATGGGCGGAGAAGGGGGCGCGTTTTAAGGAGCGGCGTCAGGCGGATGGACTCACGCTCGAAGAAGTCTCTTGTAAACTCGGAATCAGTACAAGTACGCTTCGTCGTTTCGAAATGGGCCGGCCGGTACGATCTTCCAACATCATTGAAAAAGCATACGAGATGTGCTTCGCTCTTAAACTTTACGAGATCGTGTGCGAGGAAAGCAGAGCCTTTCAGAACGCAGATTATTTAATTGACCAAGAACTCGGCGGCACCGGGAAGATTGAGATTAGAAAGAAGGAGTATACAAAGGTAGCGGAGATTGATACAGGGTGCCTTGATCTTAACGTAGACCTCGCTATTGAGCTATGCGAGAAATCTGGAGGAGAGTATTACTTTACGTATTAATTGGTTCTACAACGCGGCGGCTCCGTTGTGGACTGTCGCTCAAAATACCAACTAAAAGGGGAAGATAGATTATGGAATTTGAAATTAAAAAGGCAAATGAGCTCCATTGGTACCGCGGCAAGATAGGGTCCTATGATTTTGGGGCAAAAATATCCGATAGCCCTTCTACTCATGGGATCATGAACAGTAGAGTATTCAAACTAACAATATCTTGTGATGATGAAGTAATTACGGATTTCCAAGGAGGATTTATTGTCGCGCCGAAAACCCAGGAGCATAGGAGAATTGTCCGAACTCTGATTAGGAAGATTACGGAGCAATGGGAGAGCGTAGATTTAGTAATCTCGCACGAAACCGATAATCGCTTCGTTAAGGTCCCTGTCATCCTTTACCGGCTGTATCCGAAACTCGAAGTTTTTACCGTGGAAACGGCGGGCTTTTACGGTTATTTACGTTCCTGGTGCCAAAACAAGCCGAGCCACCGATTATACGGTAAAACGTGGCTAAATCAACGCGAAATAGAGGCGCAAACGGGGCTATCTCCGTACAAAATACGCCAGCACACGGCTACGCTTTGCCGTTACGGTTTGCTCAACGTCACAAAGTCCGATCGCATTCCGAACAAGCTCATATACGAACCGCTTGAGTCGCTGACGTATGCGGAATTTTACGAGAAATACGAAATAGAGGAGATGTCGAAATGACCGAAAGAAACCGTAATCCGCTTCCCAACGATAAGGTATCTCTTCTTGATGACCCTCGCGGGTTTGAGGTTTACAACCGCGACCTCGTACGTAAGGTATTCCCGCGAATTATTAATGAAACGCTCGATATCGTGTACGCAGGTAGGCAGCGTAAACCGGAAATTAGGGATATCGTGGCATTCTACTTTACATTGCAATCGTATATTGATGGAAACCATCTCCGTAGCGACGGAACGCTTAACGACAGATTTGGGGCGTGCTTTATATCGTATGAGACCTTGATGTCTACGCTTAGGATTGACCGCTCGCGGATTAAATTGCTTGCGGATATTCTGGAGACCAATGGAATTATTCGCACAGCTACCCGGTACGAGGGTACACGGCGCTTCAAATGGTATTTCCCGTCATACTGCCCGCGAATCACTGATGACGGATACATCGTTGACGAGGAAGGAACGGTAATTGAGCCGGACTTGAGTATTTATGGTTCGGTAACACGCCGAAACGCCCGTCACTCCGCTTAGTACGATCAGATCACACTACGGTAAGTACGGTCAGATCGTATCACGCCTAGTATGATCAGATCACACGGTAAAAAGAGAAAGGTGTAAAAGAGAAATACGTAAAAGAGAAACAAATAATACCGAGCCAATCCTGTTTCGGGATAGAAGACCACTATCCCTCACGCGTCGTCATTCGCTTACGCTCATTCCTAGCGAAGTATCATACGCGCATTGAGATAGTCACATATAGATTTTTGCGTGAAAACTTCTACCAAGGAAGAACAACAGATACGCGGATATCAAAATATTAAGTTTCCATATAGGAGGGGATTAGATGGAAGCAGCCAAAAAGTTAGTTGAGTACCAACATAGCCCACAACTTGAGCTCATCGTTACGCCAGACGTAGACAGATATGATTATTCTGGAGACTCCTGCGAATTGTTCCCGAACTGGACACGTGCCAACTACCGGGCCTACGCTAAGCATCCGCTTGAGCTGAGGCTGAAGATAGCGGAGACAATGGTCGAATTATATGACGCTTATTATTTCGATGCTCACATAGGCGGTGACAGCAGGTTTCGGACGCGGCTCGATAAACAGCGCTTGGAACGGCTGGCGGATTATGTTCTCGCTGAGGATCACGTTAACGGGTTATCAATTTTACGCGATCCATACGACAAACCTCGTGATCGTGACGTTGATGTTCCGCCAGGGGAGGGCGCGCGAGACTTCATGAGGAAGCACAATGTACGGATTTACTGTGAGGCTGACGCAGAGGGTATCGCCGAGAAAATGGGCGTCAAGCTATGTCGTGTATGCCGTTACCCTTTCGAGGGCCGCGCGAGTAAAGTGGACTGCGGACCTAGTTGCCGCCGAGTATCTAAGACGCTGTGGGAACGCCACGACAGATACGGAACTGTCAAACTTGAGGGTGAGCGAAATCGCACGCAAATGGAGTACGGTTTCTACAATCCCCAGGAGATGGAGGACCTACAGGAGCGCTCTGAGCGGTCATTCGGAAATCCAAAGAAAATTGCGAATATGATTGATGCGAAGAAGCGGAAGGAAGGGCACGGTCGAAAGAATACTGCGCAGCTCGTAGATAAGAAGGGAACTGAGAACGCGGGTTACCTGGATGGGGAATATAGGTGGACGAGTAACCGGAACAAATACAAGGGCAATGAACACTCCATATGGTGGGGACCAGTAGTCACGTATAACATGTACGAACAACCATTGACAGAGGAGTTTGTAGAATGCCGCAAGCCCCGTACTGTCCACATTTCCGCCTAAGTTGGGAAGGGAACTAACGTTCCCGTTAATTTTATTTAAGGGACAGGCGTTATTACAAATAGGACAAGGGGGTCTGTGATAATGGACGGAACGGGAGTTCGTGGCATTCGCGTTATGGTCGGCATGACGCAGGCAAGTTTCGCGGAGGCTTTAGCCGTGAGTCAGTCTTGCATATCAGACGTTGAAAACGGCCGTCGAACGGTTTCCCGAGACCTGCGAATCAAGATCGCGCAGGTTTTCGGAACGGGAGACGACGTTTTAGCTGCAATTCAGCGAGCAAAGGAATCAACTAAACTGGCGCTTTAACAGGCGTCTTTATTTTTATACCAACACTTTAATACTTTAAATTACGAAAGGAAAACGCGAACATGTTAAACAACGGGGTTAACCAGTATCACACAGTCGTAACGTTCGCTGACGGTACCAATATTACATTCGGTGACTCCGTATCCCGCGCATGGATTCGATTTGCTGCGCCTATGATTGCGGAAGAGGAACGGAGACGTAGACGAAAGGGGAGACGGAAATGAGCAAGGGATTACCGACGATTGAGCATGAGCGGAACTTTGGCCGTGACTTTGTCTACGTTGACTCATCCGTTGGGTGGCCGATTCTACAAGGTAGTAAACCGATTCCCGAAGATAGCGATGATCCAATCGAGGCTGGAGCTGGCGCGATAGTTTCCGCTTTTGACGAGGTCGTTGCGCAGGGATTGTTTGTCGGTAAGAGTATTCGGCTTCATTCAAACGTTCCGGGTGCAGCCGATCGAGCACTACAAATAATTACCGTAACAGAGGAATCAGCGTGAGGGAGGTGAGTCCGATGATTACCCCGGCAATAAAACGGCTAATGACGCCACGAGGTTTTACGTGGTTCAGACACATGAAATTTAAATGGTAAAGGAGCGGTATACGTGGAGGACGTAACAAATCCGGAGATTCCGGAAGAACAAACGCAAGAACCAACGTGGGAGGATGAACGCGCAGAGCTCACACAGCGGCTCGAAACGTTGACAACGGAGCTACACAGTCAACGTGTCAGTAACGCCTTCTATCGGAAGGCAAGAGCAGCAGGGATTGACGATCCGGACGCACTGGCGGGTATCGTAAATCTTTCCGCTGTAACGTTTGATGACGCAGGGCAAGCGCAGGGGATTGATGAAATCCTGACCGCGTTTACCTCCGCCGCTAAACCAAGGGAACCGCGTTCTATAGGAGGCCCGTTTGCGCCCAATTATGGTGAGCGAGCCGAAAAGACGAGTGAACAGCGACTTGCGACAGCAGCGGAAAAGGCTAAGCGTACCGGGCGTCCGGAAGACATGGTTGAGTATATGGAACTCAAAAGTAAACTTAAATCACAAAATTAATAGGGGGAATTTATTATGACAATTTATACAACTGACTTGGTAGGTAAACGTGAATCTGTAACTGATGAAATTCTGCTACTTAACCCAACACAAACGCCGATGTTGAATTTACTCGGCTTCAGCCAGCCAGTTACATCAACTACGCACGTTTGGCTAGAAGATGCGATGTTTGCGACACGAACGACGGTCACTGCCGCCGCTGCTGCGGACGCAACGGAGATCAAAGTAGCCAGCACCGAGCCATTCCGACCGCACACGATTGCGGAGGTAGGCGATGAGCTAGTACTGATCCAATCTGTGGATACTACCGCGAATAAGATTACGGTTGTCCGGGGGCATAGTGGCACAACGGCTGCTGCAATTGCAAAAGATGCTCCGATTGAGTCTCTTTATGGAGACAGCCGAGAAGGTGCTGATGCACGCGACGCACGGTATAAGTCCAAAACAAAAGTAGACAACGTAACGCAGATTTTTGAAGACACGGTTAGTGTAACCGGTTCGGCGGAAGCAGTTGCGCAGTATGGCATAGGGTCAAGCGGCCTTTACGCATATGAGAAGGCGAAGAAGCAGCTTGAACTTGCGCTCCAACTTGAGAAAGCCATTATCGGCGGTCGCAAATTTGATAGCGGGGATATGCGCACAATGCGCGGCATCCGTAGCTTCATCGAGACTAACGTGACCACTGCGGGCGGACCAGTTACGAAAAAGCTGCTCGATGACGTGGCGCAACAAGTCTACAATGCGGGCGGTTTTGCCACAGGAAGCGCAGGCTATACGTTCGTTGTTCCTGCCGTGCAGAAGCGCGCAATTAGCGACATGGCATTTACGCAAATCCGTTTGACACAAGCAGAGAATAGTCGCGGCCAGAAAGTCGACCACATCGTCAATGACTTCGGTACGTTCCAAGTCGTGTTAAACGATAACCTGAAGCCAGACGAGATTCTGTTTATCGACGCGAATCGGATTAAGATTCGACCACTCGGCAACCGCTCCTTTGGTCATACGTATCTTGGCGTCAAAGGCGATTATCAGTCCGGTATCATCGTCGGAGAGTACACACTAGAGTTTGAGCAAGAGAAGGCACACGCCCGTATCAAAGGGCTGACCGCGTAAGTAAATAGCGATATCACGGAGGTCCTTCGGGGCCTCTTTTTGTTTTCCAAAAATACCATACGGAGGCTGATTATATGACAACAAGCAGACTTGACGCACTACTCGGAGCAACCACGGATTTACAGGAAGGCGTGTACATCCCTCGTTTGGGTACGGATTTTATCGTCAAAGCGCTGGATGAAGACACACTCGAAAAGGCTCGCGCACAGGCTACGACGGGTAAGGACGGCAGTGTCGACGAGTCGCTATTTAACCGTTTGCTCATCGTTAAAGCCGTAGCTGACCCAGACCTTAACGATAAGGCATTGAAAGATCATTACGAGGCGTCCGATTCGGCTGACGTCGTCAAGAAGGCGTTGTTACCTGGCGAACAATCCCGCCTCGTACAGGCGTTGCTTAAACTATCCGGATTCGTGGGAGACTCGGAGCTTATCCAAGACGCAAAAAACTAATTAAGTCGGGCGGGGAATCGTACGTGCTGCATGAAATCTTTCAGCGTCACGGCATCCCGCCCGACGAGGTTTACGCGAAAGACCGGAGACACCGGATGTTTATGTACGCGTCGATGATGCTCCAGTTCGAACGGGAAGCGAAGGCGGCGCAACAAAGATAAAGGGGGAATACGAATGAGCAAGTCTAAACTACCGGACAGCGTTCTCGCAGATATGGAGCGCGTAACGCCCATAATTCGGTTGATTGAATCGGTCTTAACGCACAAGCGTCCCGGTTCGTATGATTTCGCAGATAGTTTTCCTGAGCAGGCAGCGATATGGAACGAAGTGGCCGCAAAGTTTGAAGCTTCAGACATGGTGCGTGTACAAGCAATGGGCTTCCGCATGAGGAAGCTACTTCCCGCGATCGACGACGTAGACGAAGCTGTCCGGGCTGGAAAAGGCGTAGTAGGACCGGCTATGGCGGTTTACAAGGTGTTGGAACTCCTGGTGCGTGCGATCGAAAGGACGGCGATTTAAATTTCATTCGATCTGGTAGGACACTTACGTTTAGTAGATGACTTGAGCCGCCCGCTACGTAAGGCATTCGGTAATATGACGAAATTTGGCGTGGCAGCAACGGGGATTGGTGTTGCGACTACGGGGATTGCGTTCGCGGCTGACTCCGTAAAGAAAGCGATGAGTTTCGAGTCACAGATGTCTACGATTCAGGCGTTAACGGGCGCGACAGACGCGCAGACGAAAGCCATGCAACAACTCGCGCTCCAACAAGGCGCATTAACGAAATATAGTGCGCTCGAAGCCGCGCAAGGGATCGAGGAACTGTTGAAAGCGGGCATGTCCACCGCGCAAGTCCAAGCGGGCGGTCTTAACGCAGCGCTTAACTTGGCGACGGCCGGTGGACTCGGCCTAGCGGAATCTGCGGAAATTATGTCGACCGCGCTTAACTCGTTTAAGAAAGACGGCTTAACTGCGGCGCAGGCTGCGGATATCTTGGCGGGTACTGCGAATGCGTCAGCTACGGACGTGCACGACTTGCGTTACTCGTTGGCAGCGGTCGGTTCCGTTGCTGATGGCGTAGGGCAGTCGTTTAAGGACACGAATACAGCGCTAGGCTTGTTCGCGAATAACGGGCTGAAGGGCGCAGACGCGGGTACGTCGCTGAAGACATTCCTGTCCAACTTGGTTCCAGCAACGGACAAGGCGTATGGCATGTTCGAGGACTTCAATCTCTTGACCGTAAATACCACGGATGCCCTCGCATTTATGTCCAAAAAGGGCATTAAGTCAACGGGCACATCCGTCCAAGCGGTTACGAAGGATATCGAGAAATACGTCGCAGCGCAGACGGGACTCAAGGTCGGTACGGCTAAGGCCACGAAGGAAACGAAGAAGTTCTTAACCGCGAGTAATCTCGTACACTCTGCGTTTTACGACGAAAAGGGTGAGATTAAAGACCTAGCGCAAGTAGCGGATTTGCTGAAGAACCGATTCGGGAAGCTTACGAACGAGCAACGTCAATACTACTTGCATCAGATATTTGGGTCCGATGCAATTCGTGCGGGCAACATCCTCTTCAAAGAAGGCGCGGCTGGCGTTAAGAAATTTCAACAGGAGATGGCGAATGTCACCGCGTTACAAGTCGCAACCAAGAAGATGGATAACGCAGCGGGTGCGGTAGAACAATTCGAAGGAGCATTGGAAACTTTAAGAATTTCCGCATTGCTTCCGACGATGCCGATCCTGAAGAAGCTCGCGCAAGCTGCCGCAGACTTTGTCGTTAAGTACACTCCGCAGATTACCGCAGCGGTAGAGAGCGCAGTAACAACCGCTAAAACGTTCCTCAAGGATAACTTTATTAATAACCCTGAGTTTACGAAGCTTCCAGACATTAAAAGTAAAGTCGCGTTCGCCTTCGAAAAGATAGAAAAGGCGTTCTCCAATTGGTGGAATGGTGGGGGGCGAGACGCTGTAGAGAAATTGACAGCACAGGTCGTTCAGTTCATGGCATCGTCTCTCGAAGCAGCCGTACCAACGTTTGTGAGTGTCGGGTTAAAACTTGGGTCTGGATTAATTGACGGGATACAGAAAGCGATCGCTAATGACCCTATCGCTAGTGCGGTGCTTAACGGTGGCGGCGGGGCAATAGTCGGCGGTCTGTTTGGTCCTGGTGGTGCCCTCGCAGGGGCTGCAATAGGAGCAGGCGGTGGTGCATCTAATGTTTACATTGGTCAGGGAGCGAAGTCTCTTGGATCGAGCGACGCTGTGAATGGATTCTTTGACTGGACGAATAAGCACTTGCCTACGTGGATGGGCGGTGTTCCAGACGACCAGTTGGCGGCACATAACGCGGAGCGGCGGAAAAAGCTTGGCAATAAGCACGCGGGCGGACTTGACCGGGTACCTATGAACGGTTATCCCGCTACACTTCACCGTGATGAGGCGGTCTTAACGAAGCACGAGGCGTCTGAATGGCGCGATCAACAACGTGGTAAGGGCAGCAACGGAGGTATCGTAGTCAATATGTACGGTACGACCATACGTGAAGACGCAGACATCGAAAAGATCGCGCGCGCGTTCGTTAAAGCATGGGCGAATTAAACTTACGGGCGGGCTGCGGCTCGCTCTTTTTTTACATACGGAAGGAGTTGCGTTACAATGGCGAATAAGAAACGCAAAAGGCGCGCACGGCCACCGTTGGACGAGCGTCATAGGCTTGCAATCGAAATGCTGGCGCGCAAGGGCGTACATGACACGATGGATGAAATTGCATCTCTATGCGGAGTTGATAGGCGGACACTGTACCGCTGGAGGCAACGTGAGGATTTTAATAAAGAATACGAGAAGGTACACCGAGGGTTTATATCCGCAATACGTCGACGACATAGGAGTGCGGTAGATTGGCTCGCGCTTTCAGCGGATGAAATCACGGAGAGATGCCGAATGCTCGGCCTTATTTAAGCGTGAGTCGGTTCGGATTCATACCGTACACGAAATCGGGTGAAATGGCGTTATATCAGCGGTATATAGGGCTTTAGCGGCTAGTTATGGTGTCCCAAAAGTGTACTTTATAGCGAATTTTCCTACACGACGCTCCTGACGCGCGACCGCTCTGGAATTTTTCGAATACGAAAGCATTCTAATAGCTGAAGGACCAGTTGGGGCGCGGAGTCTCGCAGTTTTATAGCTACGGAAACTTTCGGGTATAGCGTAAATCCGTCATACGTTTCGGCTGCATATGCAGTGTATAACGGACGAGAGAACCAGTGTATTTAGCTGCATATGTTACCAGCGGGTAGGTGGCCGGAGAGGACGGAAAGCCGCGTAGCTACGGGATTTATACGGATTATACACTGGTAATGTATATACAGTGCATAGGGTGCGTTTATGCAACGCGGTATCAACCGCATAATGGCGCGGGTTCCGGGCGCAGACATATTCGCATAATATGGATTTTGTGCACATGTCCGTGAATATCCGCTGCATAAAAGGCGACTGGTGGTACGTATGGCTGCGTGTGTCCGATCGAAAATAACGCTTATTTACGCTATCAAAAGCGAATGAATGAGCGTCTTTTTGCGTGCAGATTGCGAGGGCTGTACCCCCAAGCGCCCCCTCGCGCGGCCCGAAATCAGGTGCGTGAGAAATCGGCGTATCAAAATAAACTTCCGGAAATTATAAAGCGCCCGTCTACGGTTATGATCCGTGGGCGGGCGCTTTTTCTTCGTTTAATTCTTTTTAGTTGTATTAGGACGAGGTGTTCCTTTAGCGGGATTACTATTATTCTGAGAAAAGGCATCGCGTTTCACAGGCTTTGTCCCCCTACTTCTTGGTGTGTCAGAAGAATTGTTAGAGAATTTACTTCGATTTTCTTTATCTGGCATTTTTAATAATCTCCTCTAGTATAATATAGACAATAAACAGTACGAATCCATACATCATTAAATTAAGTCCAACGTTATAATTATCATTCTTCTCATCAATTTTTTCTGAATTTTGATTGATAGTTTCTTGATAAGTAGCAGCGATGTCCAGTTTAACCTTAGCAGGTCTTTCTTTTGCAAAGTCTTCATCTACTATATTATTTATGTCAATTTGTTGGAAACTCCCGACTTTTATTGCATTGATTAGTTTGATAGAACTCGCAGTTAACAGAGCTATAATAGATAACCTAAAAAAGTACGAATATACAACGTAGGGGACCATATCCATTTGAAGTTTAGAGGTCCCAATATAGGTTATAAAAACACCTAAAATAACGCCGACAAAACCTAACGTGATACCGGTTTTGGCTTCAACTTGTTTAAAGCGATCTATCTCATCATTATATAAAGTTTTAGCTGTATCTAGGATAGCGTCGCAGCTATTCTCCTGAAGTTGTGGCGTTGGTTGTGGGTCCATTAGTTACTCCTAAAACTGGTGATGTATTTTTATTACAATAAACAGTATACAGCAAAGGTTGTATAATTTAAATGATAGAATGGAAAATTTCAGGTGTCTTTTCTTCGTTTATGAGTGCGTTGCTACGATAATATCCCCGTGGTATAATCACTATGTATTAAAATACCAAACCGTAGGGCTTCGTACAATCCGTAGGTCATCGTCTGAATGTCCGTCATAGGCTACGTCTAGGTTTCGGGACGATAGCGGAGATTAGACGCACTCGTAATGCGTAGGCCGGGGGTTCAATTCCCTTCACCAGCATCTTATAAAACTCAAGCACAGCGCGGCTTCCAAGCTTTTTGGATGTCGCGTTTTTTTGTTGAACTGAGCATTCTTCTACCATTTTTCTACCCTTTAGTCTAGTAGATTGTATAGCTTATTTTTGGCTTGCTCATATTCTTGCTTTCTAAAGTGATTTTCCAAAAAATTAGCGGTATTAGCAAACAGTGCGATGGAGCGAACGCTGCTATCATTTTTAGTATCATCAAGACCATGTCCTATTTCAGAAATGGTATATGCTTGTCGAACCGAAGCTGTTTTTTCTGTAAATCTACCTCTGATCGGGGTAGTGCAAGTATCTCACTTTGACGCATGCCAGTAGAAGCAGCGAGCTCGAAGGCCATAAAGTATTGATCTTCAGATGCAGCATCGAGGAACATTTTGGGGATTGGCTCGTAGTGTCGGCCTATCTTCTGGACAGCTCACTGGAAAGTTGAACAAATACAAAGAGCGCGTTAAAGAGCAAACGGTTCAATCAACTGCTGTTTAAATAAATCCTTTGCAGGGTGGCCCCTACCCTCACGGGCTACGGCGGCCACCTGCATTTTATAAACGGAACATATGATCTTAATCCTCTTTCATTTTCATTTCAACTAAATGTCTGCAATGAGGGCACTGGGAAGTCAATGAAAAAGTTTTCTTCTCATTGATGTTAAGCAGAGATACCAGTTGAACAACTATTCCCGGCAGTGAAAGCATTCCTAATATTAATGCAATTGAGTTAACAGCTGGAGTACTAACTAGCGCTTTTTTGTCAGTAAGCACATCAAATATTAGATAGCCTATAAAAACAACAAGTCCTGTTACATTCACGATAAAAAGTAATTTTAAAACGGTCTTCGTCCAGCGTTTTATTTTTTTGTACGTCATAATATCACCTCATTTGTTATAAGGCAGACTTAATAGAAAGATTCATATTTCCCAAAAAGAATTTTGAAAGGGTGAGTGACATGGAACAACTACTAAGAAGTCTACGACTACGGTAAACATCTTGGAAGAGTGATGACTAAAGTTTGAAATTCAGAGGACTTTGCTACTAAAAAGGTGTGAACCTTGGCAAACATTAACGCATCGATAGAGCAGCTCATGGATATGCGTTTGGAGCTGGATGATACGATACGATTGCTCGGTTTTGACCCGGAAGCATCGGACCGTCAGCAAGCAGGGACGAACGAGCGTGTGTTGCTTCATTTACAGGATATATACGATGTGTTGGATGCTCCGAGACCAAATGGGGATTACGCGAAGCAATTGGTGCAAGAAACGATGAAAATTGCAAAGGAAGAGATGTAATGCTGTTCTTCTTCCACAAGAATACAAACAACCCCGCATTCCTTGGCCAGGCTCGCGGGGGGCACTAATAGTAAATCATTCCTCCTGACATTATATCATATGACAAAGGGGAATGAAGGGAATGGCAATGGTGTGGGAGCAAGGGGAGCTCTTCGCAAAAGCAACTAAACAGGAGATCCAGCGGACAAAGTTCCTGCTCGAAAAATATACAGATATGGTTGCACTTATGAAAGACTTTGAGCAGTTTGAGCAGGAGCTTCAGCAAGTAGGTATTGATGGCGAAGCAGCTCACCGCATCGACCAGACTGATTTGCATGCAGACAAGACAGTCAACGCCACGATTCTGATCGAAAAGCAGCGTTGGGTCTACAGCAGGTATGATTTTTATACGAGGCAGCTTCGCCGGGCGCACAGTTTGATTAAGGATGATGACGCCCGTAAGGCGGTGGAGTACCGTTACATTCAGAGCTATACCTATAAAGAGACATTACTTTTCTTCCGTCGTAGTCTCAGCGATAGTACTATCCGACGTAAAATGAGTGAAGGAGCTGAGAGCATGGCGAATACGTTGAAGCTTATGGGCTTCTTCGAGCAAGAAGAGACGGAATTTTAAGACCCGGATTATTCCCCCTCTTTATCCAGACAATCAAAGAAAATTTGAGCAATAAAAAAGCCACATCCAGGATAGTTCCCGATGTGGCTAAGTCAATAAACAATTCTGCAATTTGTTCTTTGTAAAACATTACTTTAATAAATAACCAAAACATAAATCTCTTCATATAACCATCTCCTATAAATTATTGAGGGCTTTTCCCTCCTACCCTTAAGGGAGCTGGTAGGATGATTTACAAGCTCTCAATATAGAAAGTGATTTGAGAAGAAGAGATTTGCGGTTCTGGTTAAAGGGGAATAAGCACAGATTTTTTGACTCTAAAGTGAGCACTACGCGAACTTAACCTGCTCCTAAATTGAACACCACATGACGATTTCCCCATGATATATTGATAACGTGGAAATGAAGGGAACACGTGAAGGGCTGGCGAATGCGCTGGTCCTTTTTTGTTGCCCACATTATTATTCATGGCACGCGCAGGCGGCAAGGAACCAGTTAACCAGCGGAAACATGAAACAGCCTGGTCAGAACCCTTGCGTGGTTCAATTCCGCAGCGTGTCTCATAATAGGCTGGTAAGATTGTCCATATTTTTGTTGAAAAATTACAATAAAAAACTTATAATGTAATAGAAGACAAAAAATGGGAAAAACAGCTATTTAATTTATAATAGCTGTTTTTGAACATGCTTTATTAGTCACAAGTACATAAACCGTAGTCTTACATAATCAGCTTGATTAATGAAGTTACTCTTGTCTCGGAAAGAAGGGATTTATTTCTATCTATTCAGAACAAAAAGCTAAATGAGACGGACTAAAAATCGTAGAATTCTAAAATGGAGGGAATTGCATTGAAAAGAAACATGAAATCTGTAATGTCTCTAGCTGTTGCATCTGTGGCGGTAGTCTCGGGCTTGCAAGCATAGCAAGTGCCAGTTATGCTTACGATGGTTTTAATGGTTTCCCTACATTGCGCCAAGGTGACAGTGGGGGATATGTGAGAGCGCTGCAAGCAAATTTATGGGCCTATGGACAAAAGGGAGACGTGGGAAGCATTGATGGGAGCTTTGGAAGCGGTGTGAAAACAGGGCTCCAAAATTTCCAAAGAAATAAAGGGCTACCGGCAGACGGAATAGCTGGTTCTGGGACTTGGAATAAAATGACCTATAATGTTTCTATTGAAGTTCCAGGAAGATCTTTCACCTTATCTTCTTCTGATAGTTCGACTTATTACGTGTTTTATGGGAGAAACGATAATAATAGAGGTCTGAGATACTCTGTTTTGTACAAATCCAATAATAAGGCCATTACTGAAGGTACAGTATTTTACGATTAATAGGAGGGGTTTAAATTGAAGAAACAATTAGTTGCTGTAGCATTAGGTGGTGCACTAGTAATAGGTGGTGGTGCATATGCATATAATTCATATGCTGCCGAATCAGAAACGCCTGCACAGATTCCGGTTGAAACGAAAGCAGAAGCGATTGATGCTTCAACAGTGCAAGCGCCGACTGAAACACCAGAAGAGGCAGGAGTTGATATCAAAGGTCTCATAAATATATCTGATGTACCAGCAGAAGATATCCATATTCCTAATCTAGCGCAGGGAGCCTCGCTTAGAATTGCAACGCTTGAAAAGCACAGCTTGAAGCCATTAAACACAACAGCTTTGAAAGGCGAGGATGGTTTGGTAATCAGGCAGTCATATCGTGGCGGTGACGGCACTGAAATTATGGTTACTCAAGCAGAATCCCAAATGGATGAACAGGCTACTATTGATTATGTGAAAAAAACATATAATATGGAAAAAGTTGAGTTGGCTAAAATCAACAATCATACTGTAGCTTATGTTGACGGGCAAGAAAGAAGAGTTGTTCATTTGATTACGAAAGACCACTTCTATACTGTTTCTTCTTTCAATTCCACTCTTGACGAATTGATGGAAATTGCAAAAAAAATTCAAGAGTAACAAGATAAGCTACAAAAAAAGCACAGGCATATTTGCTTGTGCTTTTTGTTACATCTTTCAAGTCATTCTCGCAGCCTATCATTATCAGTTAAGGAGGGATCGTCCTTGTTTCATGCTGTGGAGACAGGAAAAATAAAGCGTCCTGTAAGGACAGTGTTTAATATGCAACAATCCGAATCCAGAATTTCACACTACGCTTGGCGCTTCATTTTATTATGTGTGCTGGGAATTCATGATGAGGATAAACTGGGCGATAGGATCGTTTGGGACGAGTAGTATTGAGAAAGTGAGCAAAAGCCAGCTTATAATGGTTTAATTACCTATTTCTCGATATTATCCGGTTTTTATTCTTTGACGTCCATTTCTAGCGATCAGTAAAATGGTCTTGTTCTTCCTCCCTAGTAACTAAGTACAAATGCTTTTATGCAACAGCGTAGCGTTTTGCATCCCGCTTGGGGGAATAGACCCAATCGTTGTTTTTTTTCGGGTTTTAAATAAGCGCCTCAGTTCATTTGCTACTGTAAATACATAGGCAGATACAAGTCACTCATTTGGGTGGCTTTTTTTATTGCCTTGAAAGGATTTTAGTCTTGAAGAAGAAGCAGAAGAAAGGAATTTTGCTATACATGAAAGGCCCACCAAAACAGCCGAAAAAATGCAATGGTTGTGTATGGGGTAGATGGGATGGTGTTAAACAGTTTTGTTTGCGTCCTTGTGTTAAAGAGGAAAAACCTTCCTGAATGTCGAATTGTGGTTTCAGGAGGGGGAGCATATGTTTGATATAATAGCGAATATAAAAGAGCTAAAGGGACTTAGTATTTCAAAGGTCTTAGTCTTCAGTTCATTTATTTTAATTGTTTTGTCATTTATCAGGAAAAACATACCTGATGTAAATGGTGACTTTTTAAAAACGTTATCTTTTTTTTCTAAGAAATTTGGATATGAAAATTGGAGTTCAATTCTTCTAATTTTTCAGATAGTTTTAGCAGCTATCGTGGTGGTGTTGTTTTTCTTATACCTGTTTTGTTTGATAGTTTATTCAGTTTACTGGAAGCGACAAAGAAATGCTCCTTTTCTGAATGCTTTAAGAGAAGATTGGATGTTAAATAAACTTCCTGCTTATTTAGTTTTATCAAGTGTGAGTTACTTAAATTTAATCGGATATTATTTTGTTTTAGAAATTAAGCCGATTGACTATTTTATCCCTATGATAATTTCGATATCCTTTTCATTTCTCTTGTTTTTAGCCTTTTTAGGAAAATATCTAATTCAAAATTCTGATTAGTAGGCACTTTCGAGTGCTTTTTCTTTTGCCCTCATATGACAGAATGTGAGCTATTTTGAGCGTTCTTTCTGTTACATTAACGAATACCGGAAGGAGTGAAGATGAAAGCAGAGAATGGGCATACACGCAGTCTGACAGCCTGTTAGCCGTCTACCTGAATATAGGAAACCAACTCAACTCAAAAATATAGTACAGGGAAACTTTTTGTGCTATTCTAATGAAAAACATGTGTGCCACCGGTATAGGTTCGATTCCTGTGCTCTCTGGATTTCTAACTCATCTCACATCCAATTGGTTCTTAGGAAGCTTGGTTTCAGGGCTTATAGGAGCTGCTTTGTGTGACTGGTTCACTTCTTTGAAACAGAAAGGATTGATGTCGATGAGTACAATCATTATCTCGCTGTCCCTGGTGGCTTGCGGAGAGTTGGTGTAATGGTAGCACGGGTTTTCATAGCTAAGACCTAGGGACAGCCTCATAAAATTTTTAAGTCATCTCATAAGAGATGGCTTTTTTTATTGTGAATAGGGGGTACGAATCGTGGAAATCAGAGTCCTACCAATCGAACAATACAACACAGCGTTACAACGCGAGATTGAAATCATAGAAGGTATCCTCGAACCCAAGGCACAGTACCGGAAGATTGTTAAGGCTGGTATAGCTCAGTGGGTCAAAGACCTGCAAGCTGGAAATATAAAAATGCAGACGGTCCAGGACTTGGATCGTCTGATTGAATTAGATATTAAGTTACAGAAGGATGAATTGTAAAAGCTGATAATAATCTTGCTATCTGATTCATAAATATGGATTTATTAAACAATAATATGATCTTAATGTAAGAAAGATTGAAAACATGGAATCTTTTAGTAGACTGAGGTGGTAGTTAAATATACAAATATAGGAGGAATAAGCTTTGAAGAAGAAACATTTAATTGCATCAGCTTTAGCTTTAGGTATTATTGGCGGGGCTGTTGCCGTACCCAATGCAATTTTTGCGGATTCCGATGCTGTAAGTACTTCCGCAAATACATCGACTTACGGGAACCATGATGAAGTGAAAACACCTGGTAATCATGATGTGGGTCTTTTTAAAACAAAAGACCTTTTTAATGTGGTCCTTGACGGCAAGTCGCCATTAACAGAGTTCTCCATATCTCCTGGATATGGTCATGTTAAGCTGCGTGTAAAAAACAACACCAAGGCGACGCTTACTTTTACCTTAAGGCATGTCAATAGTGGGGATTATTTACTTACTAAGTATGTAGGTGCTGGTGAACCATTTACTTGGTATAGCACGGATAGCTTTTCAAACGGAATGCGCGCAGGAGACTATGAAATACAATGGCGTGCTGGCGGAGCTTATGTAGACGCCACAGCTTGGGGTATATCAGCCACTAGCTCAGATGAACTTTAATTAAACCAAGTTATAAAGTTTTGTATAAAAAAAGCTAACTGGTATCTCGCTTGATTGGAGAACTTTTTTACTTATACTGGAACGAGGTGAGAAAAGCTTCAGGCCATTCGGTTTGAAGCTTTTCTTGCTTCGTTTATAACTCAAAGGAGAAATGATATTTATTGAAAAAGAAAACATTTTTTTCATCAGCCTTATCTTTTTGTTTGTTAGGGGCTGTTGTTGTGCCGAGTGTGATCTGTGCAAGTTCAGATGCGTCTGATTCTGCAAATACATCCAGTATTGCGATCAAAAATGCTGGTAAAACAACTACTGGTGACCATGTAATCACTCCGCAAAGAGCAAGAGATGTTTTTAATGACACGTTCGAAAATGAGAAGAACCCAGTATCACGCTTTGTTTTAGATCCTGGATACGGGCATCTTAAAATTATGGTAAAAAATACAGGTGATTCAACAATGACTTTTAGCCTGGTGCATACAGACAGTAATAAACAATATATTGTTAAGACTGTTGGCGCTCATAAAAGTTTGACCTGGGATAGTGTAAATTCTTTTTCACAAGGGCTGCGCTCTGGAAATTATGAAATACAGTGGAGAGCTGGCGGCGATATTGTGCATGTCACAGCATGGGGTGTGTCAGGAACTGATTCTGCCAAAGTAACGCCTCAAAGGGGTATAGGTGTTATTGATGTCAGATTAACCGGAGGTGCTACCGCAGCAACTGGCTTTGTTATCCCTAAGGGGCATGGACATGTCAAACTCAGTATAAAGAACTATTCGGACCATCCTGTCAAAGTTAGTTTGACACATGAAGGTTCAAACAAAGAATACATCAGTGCTTTACCAATCGCTCCTCATGACACAGTTATTTGGAGAACCACAGATGAAGGCTACTCATCTGGTATGCGTTCTGGACATTACATACTTCAATGGCGTGGTGCCGATTATAAAGTAGATGGACATGTTTGGGGAGTCGTTGGTACACAACCTGGGGATATCCAATAGCTTCTGAATTAATTTTTTATACTGTAAACGAAAGCAAGGGGAGCTTCAGACCTTCATATGGTCTGGAGCTTTTCTTCTTTGTTTTTTCAAAGTCACATCATTTACATTCGTGGGGGTGGTGATTGTGTAACATGGCGAGAGAACGGAGTCCTGAGCGGAATGAGGCAAAACAGATGTGGCTAGAGAGCGGCGGAGCGATGAAGCTAAAAGACATCGCCGCCGCTCTTTCTATTCCTGAGGGAAGGGTACGCAAATGGAAGTCTATGGACCGCTGGCAGGATCAATTGAAAGGGAACGTTTTTGATTCCTCCAATGGGAACGTTCCAAATGGAACGAAAGGGAACGCTCCTAATCCAAGGGGAGCGCCAAAGGGGAACAAAAATGCTGTTGGCAATCGCGGCGGTGCTCCCCCAGGTAACCAAAACGCCAAGGGGAATAGTGGTGGACCGGGTGGTCCCTATCGCAACAAGAAGGCCCTCAAGACAGGGATGTATGAAACTATCTTTCTGGATGCCTTGGAGGAAGACGAGCAAGAGCTGTTTGATCAGATTGATACTTCTCCTTTGGCACAGCTCAACGAACAGCTTATTATGCTGTCTATCCAAGAGCGACGGCACATGCGCCGAGTCAAGCAGCTTGAAGTTGGCCTGACCGACGAGGAAAAGAAGATCAAACAGGAGCTACACCAGCGCAAGGACAAGGTTCCTTACACTAGCCCTAAAACAGGGAAGCAGATCAATCTGTCCGTTGAAACCGAAGGGATGAAGGTCACGGAAATTACGACCGTCACTACTTCCAAGCTGGATAAGATTTTGAAACAGGAAGAAGCACTGGTCAAAACCCGTGATAAAAAGCTTCGGGTCATTAACCTTATTGCCAGCTTGCAGCAGGAGGAAGAAAAGCTGGAGATTGCTCGCGAACGGCTGGAGCTGGAGAAACGTAAGTTGTTAGGCTATGGCGGCGCGGAAGGGGATGAAGACGACGAAGACGATGAGGAAGATGACGACGAATGGTAATTACTCTTGCTAAGGAGCATCGAAAAAGAGCTAAGCGGCGGCTAAGGGATCGGCCTGAAAAACTGGATGAACTGAAAGAGATTTTATCCGACTTCGAGCGATTTTGTTGGCGCTTTTTGAAGATCAAGACGAAGAGCGGCCGCATTATGCCGCTGACGCTCAATGATGCTCAACGGACATTTGTCCGTGAAGTATTTAGGCAGATCGAAGCTGGCAAGCCTGTCCGGATTATCATCCTTAAAGCCCGGCAGATGGGTTTTTCCACTGTCACGGAAGCACTTATCTATTATTTCACTTCACTCCAAGAAGCCAAGAACGCATTTATCGTTGCGCAGTCTTCTGATGCCTCCAGCAACTTGTACGATATGTTCCAGTTCTATTATGAAAAGGTGCCGGCAATCATCAAACCAATGAGTCGAAAGAACAATGCAAAGAAACTCACCTTCGAAAATCCAACGATTCGAACGGCTGACCGCCGTAAGAATCCGGGGCTCAAATCGAAGATCACTGTACAGACTGCGGAAAGCCGGGTGCTTGCCCGTTCGGACACGATCCATTACCTACATGCTTCAGAGGTGGCATTCTGGCCAGCCAAGAAGAAAAAGAAGCATCTATTGTCCTTGCTGGCAGCTCTGTCAAAAGAGCCAGGTAGTTTGGGTGTGATCGAATCTACCGCCAATGGCATGGAAGAGTTCAAAAAAATGTGGGATGCAGCCGTTAAGGGCGAGAATGATTTTACTCCGCTCTTTTTTGCGTGGTTTGAAATGCCTGATTACCGAAAGCCGGTACCTCCAGGTTGTGAACTGACGGAAGAAGAACGAGAGCTGAGAGCCAAATATGGTCTGGACGATGAACAATTGCAGTGGCGGCGGTATACCATTCGGAACGACTGCGGTGGCGATCCGCGGCAGTTTGACCAGGAGTATCCTTCTGAGCCCGACGATGCCTTTCTGTTATCTGGTGAAGGTATCTTCGATAACAAATTCATCAAGCAGTTGCGGGATGGAATCAGTATCATTGGCAATCACTACGAGATTGAATTTGTTAAAAACAAGATCATCCCAACGAATGCTGGTGAACTGGTTATTTATCGACAGCCAGAACGAGGTAAACGGTACGTGCTGGCTGCCGATACAGCCAAGGGTAAGGAAGACGGGGACTATGATGCTGCTTACGTCATTGAGGAGCGCACAGGGGAAATGTGCGCGGCTCTGCATGGCAAATGGGACACCGATTTGTATGGTAAAAAGCTGAACACGCTTGGTTTGTATTACAACACGGCACTGTTGGCCGTGGAGAACAACAACACTGGGGAATCCGTGCTGAATACGCTGTTCAATACTTGTCATTACCCGCTGTTGTTTATGCATAAGAAGAGTTTGGGCTGGAACACCAACCAGGCAACGCGCCCAGTGATGATCAGCGATTTCAAGGAAGCGATCCGGGACCAGCTCTATGATATCTACTGCCCCGAACTGTACAGTGAGTGCATGACGTTAATAGACAAGAATGGAAGAGCTGAGGCAGATAGCGGGTGCCATGATGACAGAATCTTGGCGTATTCCATTGCGTTGCAGGTCCGTCAGGTGGCTGATAAATGGTTTGAATGGTTTAAGAAGAAACAGCAGCAGCGGGCAGAGTCCCGTGATGATTACAACGAGGAAGTGGGGTGGATTTAAACAATGAGTGAAGGAAATGCACAATGGTTTCAGATCAGCAAAGCAGACGACGAACGGCATATACCGTCCAGTGCTCAATTGCCGGATTTATTTGACGATCTGTACGATCTTCACGGTCTGTTACCCTTTGCACTCGGTAATGACCCTGCTTCCTGTAAGCTGCTGGTCAAAAACTCAAATATCATACCTCAGTGCATTGAGGCGTACAAGCGTAACATAGCCGGTTATGGCATTGCCTTAGAGTATTTGCCAGGAGAGAGCGACGAAACTGCACTGGATGAATGGAACAAAGCCGAAAAGTTCCTTGAAACTTGCAATCTGGAGGATACCCCGGACGAAATCATCAGCCAGTTGATTGACGATTTGGAAAGTACGGGGATGGCTCATGTCGAGGTAGCTTGGCCTGTAGGTTCGGAGTTCCCGACCCTTTTCCGAATGAAACCGAAATATGTCCGCTGTACGAAGGAAAGTAACAAGGCGACTATCAAACGCAAGCGGCGTATCAGCTCCACAAAGCAAGTAGAAGAGTTTTCACAGGAGCTTTACACCCGACGCTATGCTATGAAGCGCAATACATCTGTCGTGTGGTTCCGACTGTTTGGGACGGAGGCAGAGGGAGGTAGGGAAGAAAATCAGATCATCCCTCTTCGCATCGGTCATGACGGCCCCTATGGGGAGCCGCGCTGGTTCGGCAATGCGCCTGGTGTAGTCGGCAGCCGAGAAGCTGAGGAATTGAATGTGAATTACTTTAGCAACGGACGGATGCTGTCCATGCTCTTGACTGTTACCAACGGCAAGCTGACCAAGTAATCTCTGGAACTGCTTAAAAATGTGAAAGGCTCCGACTCACAGGGCGGTATTCTCTATCTGGAGGCAAAAGGGGAAGAAACAGGCGGCCCGATGGATGAAAAGGTTGAAAAAGTGCAGATCAAGTTGGACAAGCTTAATGACCTGTTACAACAAGACGCGCTCTTTCTGGAGTATGGCAAGGAAAAGAAGACTGATATCTTGTCTGCCTTCCGGTTGCCGCCGATCTTGGTCGGTCAAAGCTCGGATTACAATAGGGCGACCGCCGACGCTGCGTTACGGTTCGCTGAGGAACAGGTTTTTGAGCCATACCGCAAGTGGATTATGGCAGAGATATTTAATAAACGCCTGTTCCCGGCTATGGATATTTTCCGAGTGCGTGCCGTGTTGAGAGGGCCGAAGATCATTGCCCCTGCGGATCGCAAAGCTATGCTGGACTTTATCGCTGACCGGGGCATTATGCTGGTGCGGGATCTGATTCCGATTGCCGAGGATGTACTTGGCACAACGATTGATGAGACCAAGTTCAGCGAGGAATATCTGGATACGCCGATTGCGCAGCTTGCAGCCAGTCAGCCCACATTGCTTGAACCAGAGCCAGACACGGACACAGACGACATGCAAAATCGTATAGCTACAATTGCCAAACGCTTGTTAAAACAGGCTGACAAGGAGGCAGCTTTGCATGTGTGAGTCCTGTTTGGCGCTGATCGCCAAAGCCGACGATGACGAATTTCTTGATAGCCTTGAGCTGAGCTATGTTGAGCGTAAGGTACTTGAGGAATTGTACAAGCAGGGCGAGGAAAAGATCATTGAGATTTTGGAGCTACAGGGGCAAGCCCTTCATGATGCCATTTCAGAACTAAGCGAGGATGCCCTGGGCGATATCGGGGAACTGGGTAAGGTGCTTATCGCTTTGCATACCACGGATGTATTCGCGGAGCTATTCGAGCAGGCGGTGCAGGAAGCATTTGAGCCATTGTTTCACTTGGTCGGTGAAACGGAACTGATGGCACTGGGCAAGGAAAAGGTATGGAGCACAGGGAACAAGGCCGCTGGCCGTTTTTCCAAAAAGCTCAAGAAGCTGGTACCGGACATGAACAAAGCTTCTACGGATGTGTTGCTACGTAGCTTCAGCAAAGCCATTGAGGAAGGAGCTACACCTTCAGAGCGGGCTTTGCTTGTACAGGAAGTCAGCGCGCAGGCTGCCAGCGGGGAAGATGGCCCATTTAGTATGCAGCGTGCGCAGCGGGTATCACGTACCATGAGCACCGCAGCGGCCAATGGCGGCAAGCTGGAGGGCTGGAAGAAATCCGAAATTGCTAAGGGCAAGAAATGGCGATCCGCTGCTGGCACTCGGACTCGAAAGTCGCACCGCAAGGCTAATGGTCAGATCGTTGATCTGGACAAGCCTTTTAAGGTCGGATCAAGCAAGCTGATGTATCCGGGCGATCCGTCAGGTGAGGCAAAAGAAATTGTAAACTGCCGCTGCACGATGCAATTGGTACTAGGTTAAGATTCGTGGGTCTGAGTAAATATATAATTATTACAATTAAAATCATAATCATTAATTTAAAATATATGTTTATTTGGTATTTATTTTCTGTTTTAAATAAACTCCTTTTTCACAAATTAGTTTTGTTAGTATTCTGAAAAAAGGGGCATTTAATATGAGTGGAGATCACAAACATGAAGAAGGATTTATTCCGAATTACCTGCTTAAAGAATTAGCGGAGAAAGGAAATGAAAATGCAGAGAAAACCCTTGCGGTGACGAAAGAAATTGAAGAAAAGAGAACTGAAGTAAAAAAAAATTTAACAGAAAGAAATATAATGGAAATTAGTGGGAGACCACCAAAGCGATTTGTATATGATAGTGAGAATACAGGAGAGTTTCAACGTAAGTTGGTTCGTCAAGAAGGGGGATCTTCTTCTACGGATGATGTGGTAAACATTTCCTATGATTACTGTGGAAAAACTTTAGAGTATTTCAAACAGAAATTAAATAGGAATTCTATTGACGGAGTTGGTATGGATGTTATTAGTAATGTCCATTTCAGAAGAAATTATAATAACGCGATTTGGGTCGGTGATCAATTAGCTCTGGGAGATGGTGATGGTAGAGCTTTCATTAATTTAGGAAGAAGTATTGATGTCGTTGCACACGAAATAGCTCACGGAGTAACCCAGTTTGTTAATGAACTTGAATATGAGAGACAATCAGGAGCATTGAACGAGCATTTCTCTGATGTAATTGGTTCTGCTGTTCAGCAGTTTGTAAAAGGCCAGACTGCAGATACAGCAGATTGGCTTATTGGCGATGAAATAGTTGGTCCAGAGTGGCCTGGGAAGGCCCTACGATCAATGAGGGCACCAGGAACAGCATACAATGGAGATAGACAAGTAGCACACTTCAATGATTTTGATCCCGATCTACCATTAGATGATGATAACGGAGGTGTACACTATTATAGTGGTATCCCTAATAAGGCTTTTTACCTCACAGCAATTAAGATTGGGACTGACAAGGCAGCCTTTTTATGGTATACAGCGTGGCATAACCGAACAATCATTCATCCACATGCAACTTTTAAAGAGGCCTTACAAGCTATTTTAGAATCTGCTGAGACATTAGTAAATCGTGGTGAATTGCCTCGAGAAACTGTATCTGTTGTAAAAAATGCTTTCGAAGAAGTTGGTGTTTCTACGCTCGTACCGGTATAAGAAAATGATTTTTTATTTTGTACGGCACGGTAAAGCAAAGGGGAATGAAGCTAAAGATCCTTTAACAGAAGAAGGTATTCAACAAGCCAAACAACTTGCCTCCTTTTTAAACACAAAAATTGTTGATCAAGAAATTCAGCTAATAACTAGCCCTTTTTGCAGGGCGTTTCAAACTGCAGAGGAAATAGGTAAAACAATGAATTTAGATATAAAAAAAGAAGTGCTATTAGTTGAGCGAAATCTCGGTAATACTAGTGATTTATCAGATGAGGAACGTTTGAGAAGAATCAAGGAGCAGTTTGAGCATCCGGAAATGTCATTCCCTGGGGGAGAGTCAAATCTTGATGTAACTTTGCGGGTCAAAAAATTCCTCGATCAACCATATTTAAATAATGGGTCTGTAAAAATCATTGTTTCCACAGATTGACACTTTCTTTACTGCTACAAGAATTTGGTCATAAATCTGCTTACGAGACATTCCTAACAATGACAAACCCAGATGTGTACTACATTGAAACAATGCCGGATGGAAGTAGTCAAATTGAGCATATTTGGGGAGTGTAAATTTGATCACTTCTTTTACTTGAACAAAAAGAGATCGTTCCATTTTGGGACGGTCTTTTGTTTATTCAATATAAATTTTGAGAGGGGGTGAACAAACAACATGGTGCGAAAGCTGCAAAATGCAAACATTACCCACATTACATGTGGACAAAGGAGCAAATCAAAAGCGGTTCTTTTTCACAAAAAGTACGAAGAAACCGGACTTTGAAAAGCAGGTTCGTTTAATTACCAAAGCTGACGACCCAAAACAACTGGTTTACGGTGTGGTATATGAGCCAGACGTCGAAGACACACATGGAGACATGATGACCGCCGATGAAATAGAAAAGGCTGTGCATGGTTTCATGTCCAATCTGGCTATTGCTAAAGGTGCGGTTATGGACACACAACATGACTTTGATCCAGGCGTTGGGGATGTGGTCGAATGTTATGTTGCTCCTTAGATTTTGAAATGGGAGAAGAGACGATCAAGAAAGGTTCCTGGGTGCTTGTCACGAAAGCGAGTGATGAGATTTGGGATAAGATTCAGAGCGAGGAGGTGACTGGCTACTCTATGGCTGGCACTGCTGAAACCATTGAAAAACAACAGAAGTCTGCTGCCAAGTCTAATGATGAGGTAACAGGCTTTTTTTAATGTCATGAAATCATTTTTTGCTGGAGAGAAGATTGCCAAAGGTGCTGTTGCTGATAAGTACAACAGAGGCCGACCGAGTCGCGAATTTTGGGCTGCACAGGATGCGCTCAACACGATCCTTTTTAATTGGGACAGTTGGAACAGTGGAATGGAAACCGATCCGGACACGATCCGGGAAGCCTTACAGGATTTCGTTGACATTGCTCAAACCGTTTTGATTCAAGAGGACATTGTGAAGGCGATGGGAAAACCGCCTGAGCAGATTGCCAGGGCTGGCAAAAAGATTTCTGACGGCAATATGAAACACATTGATGATGCCATTGCTGCACTGACCGAATTAAAAACAAAAACCGCCCCTGAAAAAGATGAGGGGAACGAGGAGGAAGACGATTTGAACACTGAAGATATTGCTAAGGCTGTACAGGCTGCCGTGGCTCCAATCGCCAAGCAGGTAGAAGCACTGTCGACGCAGGTTACTGAATTAAAGAAACAAGAAGGGGAAGAGCCAGGGCAGCCAGCGGGAACAGAACCACCTGCTGAACCGCAAGCAAACGCGCTGACTGACGCGATTACTAAGGCACTAGCACCGCTAACTGAGCAGGTCCAAGCATTGGCTACTGACGTACAAGTTGTAAAGAACAGCCGTGGTGGTTCCGTTCAAGGTGGTACTGGAGAAGATGATATTCAGAAGTCGGCGGGCGTGAGCTTCGGCGGCCTTCTGTAATCGAAAGGGGAGATAAATATGAGAACAAACGGACAAATTATCAAATCCACCATTACGAGCACGCTGGATCAAACAGCCCTGAACTATGAGCAGGTGGACAAGTTTACCGAAATGGCTTATGAATCTACGGAGTTTTTAAAGGGGATTCGCACGGTTAACAAGATCAGCTCTAAAGGTACAATTGACAAAATCGGTGTGACTGGCCGTAACCTTCGCAGTAAAGTGGAAAATAAGGAGGCCACCAATACGGCTGCACCTACTTTTCCACAGGTCCCTTATGCTGTGGCTCCAGTAGTTCTTCCTTTTGAAATCACGGAGGAGTTCATCCGTCAGACTCAACGGGTACGCGGGCAGAATGCCGAGGAAATCATCATGGCGGCCATGACCAAAAACTATGGTGATAACATGCAGGACATTGGGTTCAACGGGGATACTGCTACGCCGAATACGGACCCTGATTATGCTTTCCTCAGCATCAATGACGGATGGCTCAAGTTGGCGAAGACCAAGGGCAACTTCATTGACTGGACGACGCTTCCTGATGTAAAGAAAAAAGGCGTCTTCTTCGAGATCGAGCGTGCAATTCCTACTCGCTTGCGCACAGGTGGTGTGTTCAAATATTTCATGCACCCAAACACATTTAGTGAGCGTATTCAGGCGCTGGCTGAGAAAGACACCAGCGCATCTATTCAGTTGCAAATTACTGGTGGTGTGAAGAAAATCAATAGTTACGATGTGGTTGAAGTCGCACATATGCCAGAGGGTGCTGTGTTGTTCACTTATCACGATAACTTTGCGTTGGTTAACACCTATGACATGCAGATTCGTAAAACTACTGAGGGCAGAGAAGCCATCTATGCAGACAAGCGATTCTACGCTATCCATTCGGATTTTGACTCTATCTTTGAAGAGCCGGGGGCAGTTGCATATGTCGAAGGGGTGACGTTCTGATGGCATATATCACGTACCGGGGAGAAAACACCTCTTTGATGCTTTATGGCATCCGCTTCCTGGCCAAGGTTCCAGTGCTGGTTGATAGTGAATCTGTCATTAAAAATTTTCGTGAACGCTCGGATTTTGATATCAAGGAAGAAAAGGTTATTCCGTTGGAAGACCTTACGTTAATCCAGCTTAAAGATAAGGCTAAGGCTGCCGGGATTAAGGGATTTAGCAACATGAATACACAGGATCTGATCACTGCGCTACGCGGTGGAGGCAAACCTACCGACAATACGCCACCTGCAGGTGATCCGGCGAAATCTGAAGGGGCTGACGGTAAAAATGCTGACGCCAACAATACTCCAACAGCGTAGTCGAGTAACCCCTGTCCAAGAGGCACCGGTTGAACTGCTACAGCAATGCATTGATGACGCGCAAGTACGTATTGAACTGTATCTGCCAATTCCCTTCCCGACCGAACTTGATAAGCAGATTATGCTGGCTTGGACCAAGCTGGCGGAGGGATTGGCATTGCAGGACAGTGAGGAATATCTTGCATCCGTGGCGCGTAATTATGCGTCCGAGAGCGATGGAGCTTGGACGTACACCCGTCAGGCTGTAGAGGGGAAAACAACCGGCAATCCAGATGTGGATGCAATACTGTTCTTGTGGGTCAAGAAGCAAACGGGACCGGATGATGGTAACATCACCGCATACGTACTATGAACCACCGTTTTAAAACGCCATTGGCCGTGTATCGTGTTGGTCAAAAGCGGGATGATGATGACCTGTTCGACGATCGGAAATCCGATAAGATAACTGACGTAAAATGCTTTGTCGTGACAACTACGACGGAAGCCAAAGCGGATGCTAAACCAGTAATGTACATCGTCAAAAAGACTGTAGGAGTCCCGAAGGCAGCCGACATTAAGCTCAGTGACGAAGTGGTTTTGCTAGGCCGTAGATACCTGGTGATTGACTCCATTCGGCGTCGTTACTGGCGCGAGCTGCTTGTAACATGTGAGGTGAAGGGAAATGACCGTGCATGATTTCGATGGACTGGCCCGGCGTTTCCGTCGGATAGCTGATGAAGGGATGGAACGTATTTTACGTAACATCGCGGAGGCAGCCGGGGAAACACTGCTCAATCTAATCATTGATGAAATTGACCGACAAGATCTGATCGACACCGGGGCCATGTGGCAGTCCTTTTCCCGTGGCGATGATAACAACGTATGGGAATGGGACGTAGACCGCAACGCGATCACGCTGGAGCTTGGTTCCAACCTGCCTTATGCACAATTGGTCAATGATGGTTACACCATTGAGAAGAAACATTTTGTGCCGGGTTACTGGAATGGTGGCGGCTCATTTGTCTATGATCCGTCTGCCAAAACTGGGTTCATGGCAAAGCCGCGCAGCTTCATAGGTCGCCACTATTTTGATATTGCTGTGGAGCACCTTGAAGGTGGCATGAACCAACTCATCATGCGCCGCCTGGAAATCGAACTCGAAAGGATGCTGCGCTGATGATGGATGTTGGTTTAAAAGCCTGGGCCGAAATCGTGCGACGGGTGTTTCCTGAGCTTTCTATCTTGCGAGATCGGTCTAAATGGCTGGCTGGTGATTTTAAACTGCCTGCCGTGTTTATCGAGACGGATCTTGTTTCGGACAAGGTTCACACGCCGCGAGCTGACCGAATAATAGAGGACGTTGGGCTGGTATTCCACTATGACAAGGAACGAGCGGACGAACAGGACGAGGGGGAGCCTATACCGCTTGACCTTGACCCGTTTTTCACCTACCTTCGACAGCAGCGGTTTAACGTACCGTCCAAACGTTTTGGAGTTGTGCTGGTCATTGAGCCGCCACGAACCCGGAAAAAGGCCGATCAAGTAGAGGTTACCTTTAGGTACTCGTATTTGCTCAGTGTACCGAAGCCACTGGTCAATGACGACGGCAGCCCAATTCAGAAGATTAACAATTTCTATATCAGTCACAACGGGGAGGAATTTGACGCATGACTGAGGATTTAAACAAACGGAATAAGCAGGAATGGATTGAGAGCGCAGCGGTCTTGAAGGCAGAGCCTTACGAGATTGCGGGCGCTCTTTTTGATTGCGCTGCTTGCGCATTGCTTTCACGGGCAGAAGTGGAGCAAAGACTGGATGCGTATTTGCATCCGGTCAAGGAAGCCCCTGCTTCTGTGCCTGTTAAACCAGAAGTACCACAAGTGAAAAAACCAAAGGAGGAAACGCCAAATGACAATTCAGCGGGTTAGGCCCAGCGCGTACATTGAATTGCTAGTAAAGGCACGGTCTCGGGTTGTTCCAACAACTGGCCGCGTACTCATTCCCTATCAGGCCGAATGGGGCGCACCGAACCAAGCCGTAGATATGGCTAATGATTCAGAGCGCCTAAAGGAGTCCGGCAAGCTTGTTGATGTATTGGAGCTTGCTGCCGAAAGCGGGGCGACTGTTATCGGCTACCGGGTTACAAACGGGGAAGAAAAGGCTGCATCTGTCGCTGTTGCTGACAGCTACACTATTGAGGCACGTTATCCAGGAACACGAGGCAATGATTTGGAATACATGGTGCGTCCGGCTCTTATCGATGGCACCAAGAAGGAGATCGTAGTTCGCGACACCAAGGGCGTGTATGACACAGAAACGTATCTAGTTGCAGACAAGGCGGCTGCTGTGGAAGCTCTTAAAAAGTCCACTATGGTCCGTTTTAAGGATACTGGCGCAACTGCTCTTGCAGACGTGGCTTATACCAAACTGGATGGCGGTACAACTGGCACGGCCATATTGGCAGCGACCGACTGGAATCGTATCTTTAACCGGGTGTACGGCCTGACGTTCGATACTATTTACCTCTCCGCTGTTGATCCGGCTGTACAAGCTTCCGCCAAACAATGGCTGCTAGATCGTCGCGATAAGGGTCATAAGCTGGCGACGTTGGTTGTCGCGGACGGCGACATTGAGGCGCACAACGCACGCAGTCGCGCCATGAATGCCCGTTATGTAATTAACTGCTCTCTTGCTGGCGATCACACCAACGGTAAGACCTACACATCCGTCGAATGGGCTGCATGGGTGGCTGGGCTGGTTGCGGGTACACCTGCCAATAAGTCATTTACGGGTGTTGAAGTGCCTATGACATTGGCAAAAGTGGACTGGAGTCACACTGAGGCACTAAAAGGACTGGCAGAAGGAACGCTGATGGCTACACGAGATGGGTACAAATACATTATCGAATCTGCTATTAACACTCTGACCACGATCGGACCAAATGAGCGTGAGGACTTTGGGAAGATTCGCGTTTCCGCTATGATTGACCAAGTAATGAACGATATCTACGAAGCGGGCAAGCGTTGGAAAGCCAAGCTGGATAACGACAAAGAAGGCCGCGGCATGTTTATTGCTGCTGTGTTGGAATATCTTAAAATTCGTGCTCAGCAGAAGGCCATTGCAGACAAATTCAGTTTCTCAGAAAATCCAGATAAGACAAGCGAGAACGATTATGCCTATTTCAAGCTCGGCGCCAAACCGCTTGATGCTATCGAAATTTTCTATACTGACTGGGAGGTGGAATAATAGATGGAACGCGAACTTATTGGACGAAATCTCTCGTTACAGGATGACAACGGTGAGGACGTACAGACGGTGAAAGAAGTGGAAGTGCTACTGAAACCAGAAAACTTGGACATTGTTCGAGCACGGCGCATGGCTAAAACGAAGCAACTCACAGGATACGAAATTTCAGTTAAAATTGTCATGTCAAAACTTGAATCGCGATTGCGGTACCGACTGCTGGACGACTTTAAAGCAGGTCGTACAATGTTTCTTCCTCGTATTACAGGTTCCTTGGAAGACCGTATCACGGGCAACACGGAACGTGTCCTTATCACAGGGATTCACATTCATGAGGAAATAGATATTCTTGTCGCGAAAATTGATGATAACAATGGTATAGACATTACCTTGTCGGGTACAGCAACGGATTTCGATTTCGTTGACAAGTTTCCGGATTACATGGCTTAAGTGGAACAAAGGGTTCTTTTCCGCAATGTTGATAGGCTCTAGCAAAGATGGTCTAAAAAAATATGAATATTCATATTAGTTTTACAAGTTTTGATTTCATCCATGAAGTAGCCCATAAAACATTCGAAAATTTAGCGATAATTTTACCAAAAGCTATTTATATTTGGATATATATTCTATATAATAGGTGTGTATTCCAAATATGAAAGGATGATGTAAGGTGAAAAAGAAACTATTGATTGGACTTTTAACTGTTGCAGCATGCTTCTCTTTAGGATCGACATCATTTGCTTCTCCGGCTGCCGCCGCCGCTCCAGATTCTCAAGCCGCAATTACGCAAGGGGTTACTACGAACGCAGTTATCAGTCGATTAACTCTTAAAGTAGGCGAATCGAGGTATCTGACTGGTTCAAGTTTTTGGATTAGTGGGGATCAGGGGGACAATAACCCAATCTATCTCAATGTTGATGGTCTAGTAGTTGGTCTGAAGCCTGGAGTCGCTTTGGTTGTGGCTGATCTACCAGATGGATCGGGGCAAATTGAGTATTACATTACTGTAAAATAATAAATTCCTAGATCATTTAAGCCTGTAGACTGACTCCAATAGGAGTAGTTTGCAGGCTTTTTACATGCAGTGATTATTCAAAATACCTGTGTTTTGATGAAAGAAGACTAATAAATTGGAGGAATCACAATGAGCGACAAATTACAAAAATATCTTGCGGCTGGCACGGCGGCCGCAAAGCCGGAACAACTTGAGGTAGAGGTGGACGGCGAGAAATGGTCCGTTCGGCGCTTGACCACAATGGACATCCGCCGTTGCTATGATGTGGCATTTAATGATGATGGTTCACCAAAGGAAACATTCAACGATATCGACGTTATGATTGTGCGGGCGACGGAGCATGACTTCGATTGGAACAACAAAGAGCTTCTGAAAGTTTATAGTTGCATAAACAAGAATGAGTTACCACCACGAATGCTCAGCAATCCAGACCATTATGCAATCCTCAGCAAGGCGGTACGTAACTTTCAAGAAACTAAGGAAGAATTGATGAAAGAAGCAAAAAACTCATCCGGCGAGATGGCGAGGCAAGCTGGATAGCCCATTTTTGGGTTAACCAAAAAAAGCTGCCTTCTGAGGTCTTGCCGTATGAAGTGGATGAAGAGCGCCAATATTATTTTTGCCTGGCAGCATCAATGATCGCTGAGGAAGAAATGGCGCGTATGAATCGGAAATAACCATGTCGAAACAGGAAGGGGGTGGGAACTATAGCAACTACATCAGTTACGGTACCGTTTGAGGCAAGGGATATGATCACCGGCGCAGTCCGGAATATGCGACGTATGCTTCAGGGCGCACATGACGACCTGATGAATTTTCGTCGTGCATCGGGCAGCATGTTCGATGATTTTGTATCCGGTAGCCGTCGGGCGAGGGAATCAGCGGACGATCTAGGCAGACGGATCAATGGCGCGTCCGATGAAGTACGACGTATGAATCAGATCCACTTGAACGATATCTTTCGTCGTGCACGTGCTGGAGCTGATGATCTTAGGCGTTCTGCTGATCGAGCGGATTCGGAAATACGAAGTATCCGGGACGCCCATGTTAAGCTACGGGCCGAGGATTCGATTAGTCCAGTCGTTGACCAAGTATCCGACAAAATTTCAGCGTTGGCAGCGTTGGCAGGTGGGATTGTGCTCGGTAGCGGTATAAGTGACTCTATGTTTGGGGGCGTGTCCGACTACAACCGTGAGGCGGCACGAAGTGCGGCTTACATGCCAGAAAGCATTCGTCAGCTGAGCCTTAGCACGGTAGATGATTTAGTTAAAAAGGCCATTATTCCAGATCGTATAGAAGGAACCCGACAACTTGCCGATGCAGCTCCTTTAGTTCAGGATAAGTCCAAGATGAGTGACTTCGTAAGTGCGTCTGCTAAAATCCAGTACATTCGCCCGGATGCCGGAGCTGAGGAAGTACAGCGGGCGCTGTCTCAAACGTCGAACAGTTTTAAAGAATCCTACAGTCAAGTCGCTGATAGCATGATGTATGCCTATAAGGAGGTAGGTGACAAGCAGCAGGATCTGTTCGATACGTTTTGGGAGTACAGTCCATACTTTGCAAGCAGCGGCACCGATTCAGCGCAAATGGCAAATTTTTTAACGAAAACTGTCCAGAATGGCGCATTTAACTTCGACAAGCCTGCCGACTTTTTCAAGGAGACGTTTGGTGTCAAAGCTCTGAATACAGGGGATATGGCGAATTACTTTATCAGTCGCGGAGCAGGCAAGGATGAAGCCCAACGTCAGGCGACGGCTTTTACAGACGATATCAATTCAGGTGACAAACAGCGTGCTCAAGGAGCCATAGCGGCATTGGTTGGCGATTTGGCTAGTCAAACGCGGAGCCAATTAAAACAATCCCTTGTAACTTTGGGTTCTGGCGCTGGTGAAGACAACGCTGATTCCATTCTGAAGACGTTCGGCACGGCGTTTCAAAAAGCACCAAACATGAAGGGCACCACTGATAATTTGCTTCGTAAGCAGCAGGCAGCGGACCCAATGACGGAAATGAAGCAGACTCGTGCTGAAATTAGCCTGCAAATGCAAGAGATTGGGACCAATATTGCTCAAGCAGCCCTTCCAGCTATGAAGGAATTTAACGCCTTGCTAGTGCAGAATAAGGATAACATTCAAACACTTGGTACGGGGATAACCAATGCGATAACTGGAGCGACTAGCTTCTATAAAGATCATTTTAATGCCATAAATACTGCTCTAATGGGGTTGGCTGCTGTACTGGTAGCTAAGAAATTATGGGCCTTTGCACAAGGTGTAAAGAAGTTCAACGATGATCTTTCTACTGCTGCTAAATGGGTAGGAGAGAAGGGAAAAGAGGGTGCAAATGCGACAGGGAGGGGAATCAAAGCCGGTTGGAACTGGATTCGGCGGAAACCTCCTGAACCTCCAGCTCCACCGCCCGAGGAAACACCAGCCCAACGAGCTGCCCGAATACGGGAGCGGATGGGTGGACGCGGTATTAGACGCCAATTGAGTGGAAACCGTAACCCTGTCGATGATCGTATTGGTGGTTTACGCTCTGTTGCTTCCATGACTGTTAACGCTACGAAAGTCTATATAAATGGCTCTGTGTCCGGTGGTGGGGAAGGAGGGGCAGATGATGACGGTGGCGATAGTGGCGACCGTGACAGAGAACGCCGCCGTAGAAGAAACAGTCGTGGAGGGCGTAGGGGAGCGGGAGGCGGTAGACGTCGTATACGCATTAATGGTCCTCGTCCCACTCCATCCCCTGATCTTAACCCAAGTCCTCGCGGATCGCGTGAAAATCCATGGCGTGTTCGTCGACCTGCTCCACCAAATCCACCGCCACCACCGAGTCCGCCTTCTGGCGGTGGCCGCTTGCGTGGCTTCCTGAAAGGAGCAGGTAAAGCGGCTAAAGTTGGCGGTATTGTTGGTACGGTTGCAAGCGTAGCAGCCGGTGCATATGACCTCTACGAAGCATCAAAGGATAAGGGCTTGCGTGAGGCTGTATCTACGCAAGGCGGTGCTATGGTTGGCCGTGTAGCCGGAGGTGCTATTGGCGGGGATTTTGGGTCTGTTCTTGGGCCACTTGGCACAATGGCCGGTGCATACATCGGGAATATCGTAGGGGAGAAGATCGGTAAATTTGCCGATGAAAGCGGGCTGACCCGGAAGGTCGTGGATGGTGCAGTTGGAATCTTTAATTCTGCTAAGGATACCTGGACTGGCGTGAAGAACTGGTTCACGGGCGACAAGAAGGAAGAGAAGCCTGGCCCCTCTCCTGAGGCAAAAATTACGATCAACAATCTGACTGAGCAGAAGCAGAAGCGCCTTCAGCAGATTGGCGACGAGGTGCGCAAAAGCATAGTCGATAAAGGTCTTAAAGAGGGACTAAAAACCGTTGCTGAGCAACCAGAAGTTAAGCAGCGCCTTAATGCACTTAAAAATGCGTGGGGTGTTGTCTGGAAAATGGGTGACAGCAGCAAAGCCCAGAAAAGTATTAAAGATGTAGGAACCGCTTCTAAGAGCAGCGTGGATGAGGTGGCCAAAGGGGCAGCAAAAAATAAACAGAGTTTTAATAGTGTCAGCGTTGCGGCGAAATCGGCTGTTGATAAGACGAGACAGTATCTGTTCTCACTTAAAAACGTATCGAGCCAGGGCAATAGCTGGGGAAGTGATCTTATGTCCCATTTTATTGCTGGTATGCGCGGCCAGTTCCCTACGTTGTCTTCCGTTGTCAGTTCCGTTGCAGTAGTCCTTAAAAAGATGAAGGACGCAAAAGACGCTAACTCTGGCGGTGGTGGAATTACACCGAAACCTAAGCCAAAACCATATGCTCAAGGTGGATATATCAACCGTCCACACGTCGGCTTGGTCGGCGAAGCTGGTCCGGAAATGATCATTCCGCTGTCAGCCAGCCGCCGCAGTCGGGGCCGCGAGCTTTGGGAACGTGCTGGAATAATCATGGGTGTACGTCCTTATGCTAACGGTGGACAAGTCGGCCGGCCAAGTTTGATCGGTACGGCCAGCATGATGCCAATGGCTCAGACGCTTGCCCAGCCTGCTCCTGCCGCGCCGAAGTCTGTGTCAATAGGTAATATCAATATTGATTTCGGAGAGATGGCAAAGGGCATTAGTAATTTTGCCGAGTTCGCACAGATGCTCACCAGCCCTCAAGGTCGTGCGTTGATCCGTAAAGTGTTTGGTGAAGAAATGATGAAAGTATTGGAGACTGGAGGGTAAGCCATGTTGGCACTATCGCAAGGTAAAATCCGCCTTACTTTTCCCATCACCCCAGCAGAGATTCAAATCACGTCTGGTAATGAGGTTGAAACCTTTACCGTCATAACTGGACAGGAGCGAACAGGGAAACCCGTCTCGAAAGTGAAACGGGTTTCTTTTTCTGCAATCCTTCCACGCTATTGGGAAGAGATTTGGGAGACGGATAGCAAACAGACGGTCACCTATAAAACACCAGAAGTAACGTGGAAGCTACTGGAGCAATGGAAAGGTAAGCCTGTAGTACTTAACTTTGAGAACCTATTTAGTCAAACGATGCTCTTGGAGGGGATGGACCAGACGTACAAGGATGGACAGGGGAATCTTCATGGTAACTATTCATTTGTGGAGTATAAGCCTGTTAAAATCGTTTCTTACTCTAACTCTAAACAGGTTCTCAAGCCTGGAACCGTGATCACTAAACCGTCAAAAAGTCGCCCTAATACTACGGGCAAGAAGGACAAAAAGAACGAAAAGAAAAAAGATGATAAAAAAAAGAAGGCCAAGGATAAAAGCAAAAAAGCCAAGGAGGACCCGAACGCTAGGGGCGCTTTTGACTATACCAGTTCCAAAAAGCGAATATCAGACAAGGTTTCCAAGGCTAAAGGGAAGTGATGTATTATGGACGACTTTGCGGCTGTATATGGCAAGGAGAACGCCCGGCAGATGCTGACGGAGGGCATCGAGGAAGTGTCCTGGTCTTCTGGCCGTGATGAGATTGCCCGCAGCGCTACGGTACGACTTCGCAATGCGAGCAATATAAAGGTAGCTGGTATGCTGATGTGCTTTTCGCAAAAGGTCGGTGGTGCTCTTTATCATCACAAAAACCAATTTTTTCACGGACCTATTATTAAATACGAGCAGGACGAATTTACAAACGCTTGGGAAATTGAGGCGCGGGAGATCGGCTGGTATTTGAGCAAGAACAAGGGGACGAGGCCATACCTTAAAGGCGAGGCTGGAGCGGAGTTGCAACGATACATCAAGAGCACGGGCATTGACTTTCGCTGTCCTGCTCTCGGCTTTAATTTGGACGAGCGTTATGGAACGATGGCCCATTCGGAAATTATCCTCGACGTATTGCAAAAGGCATATGAGCGTAGCGGCTACCGTTATTATATAGACCTTGTTAGGACGGAAAAGAGCTTTTATCTGCAGGTGATGCGCGAAGGGACCAATACCAAGGTTCCTATTTTTGTACCCGAACAGATGACCTCCAGCACGGCAGGATACAGCATCGAGGAAACTTATACAGTCATAACCGCGCAGAAATGGAAGGATGATAAGATCGCTTCTGCTGTTACTAAAACGGCAGCGGGTGCAGTTAAGGCAATGGGCCGAATGGAAGAGATCATCGAGGTTGGTGAGGATGAAAAGCCGGAGACCATCGCTGTGCAGCGGCTGAAGGTATTGTCCGCTGCCAAACAGATCAAGAAAATTACAGTTCGGCACACGGACCATACGTTATCCGGCTTGCGTTCCGGTTGGCTTGTCCTGACTAAGACCGATCATACTTCAAAATGGATTGTCGTCACGGCTGATAGCAGCTACAAGAATGGAACATATACCGTAACGCTGGAATTGGAAAGGAGGGAATAGGCGTGCTGAATGAAGCGCTCAAGCTTCTAAAAGATCAAACCAAAGAAAAAATCGACGCACGGGACACCGAAAGGGCTATGTTTCTAAGTTGGCCAGGTAGTCCGTCAATAGAGGTGGATGGTGACCTTAGTCCCTATCCAGCGGATAAACTGGTGTTTGCTGAGTATTTGTTGGATCGGGAAGTTAAAGCGGATTTCATAGCTGCTGAATATCTGGAGGGCAATGAAACCAAAGGCAGCGTTACAGGCGTATTGGCTAACGGTGTGGTTTACGAAACAGGGGAGCCATACAAGCAGACCCCACGCAGCTCGTTACGTGGCAAGCTGGTTATTCCAAGCCCTTTGCAGGTCGGAGATCGGCTGATTGTCTCCAGGCTGAGTGGACAGCGCTACTACATCCATGGGAAGGATGTGAGCGGCAATGGCTGACGAGGAAAGTCTGTTCCCTGATTTGGACCTTTCCGAAGTGGACGAAGTAGAGCTGACAGAGATGGTAGCGTCCGAAACCAAGTGGACGTATGTAATTGATTACCGTACAAGGAAGATGGCCACCACAGATGATGGACGTCCCAAGAAGACAGCCACCTATGCTGAATATTTAGTGCAGACAGCGCTCAAAATCCTCAATACAGAGCGATTTCAATATGTGGTGTATGACGCTGATATCGGTGTCGAACGATCTGAATGGGCCAATTGGGAGGACGTTGAAATAAAACGCGACATTGAGGAAGCTTTGGCAGCTCATACGGAAATCTCTCAAGCAGAGGTGCTGTCTATGGAACGGGACAGCCAGAACATGTACTTGAAAATTAAATTAACTGGCTTAGCCGGAGAAGCGGAGCTGAAGGAGGCGATTGAACTGTGAATGTGAAATTAACGGATCTGCCGACACTGCCACCGATGGCAATTTTGGAGGAAACCCCCGAGGAAGTCTACCGCCGATGGGTTAACCGTGCGATTACATTGGCGCAGGAAAAAGGCTTGCCCCCGCCTCCTACTGATCCGGGAGAATATTTCTATGATCTGTGGTACCCGATAGCTATGGAATATTCCGAACAGCAGGAACTGTTAACGTATGCTTTCCTTCAGGGCTTCCCCATTTGGGCAGATGGCGAATTTCTGGATGGTCACGGGTGGTCGGATGGAATGGCCCGTAAAGCGGGTGAGGACGATGATACGTACCGATTGCGAATACTTGATCGTGCGTTTACTGAGGAAGGCAGTGGACGTCGTAAGGACTATGAGGCATGGGCGAAGGAACTGGAGGGTGTCGGTGGTGCTGTGGATGTTGAGAAGGCTCGTAATGATGTATCCATAGACTTGTATCTGACTGATCTACAGGGTAAACCAGTCACAAAAGATTTTGCTGCTAAGGTTAAGGCGGATATGTGGGAAACCAAGCGGATTGGCGGTCACGATCTTGAAGTGTATCCTGCTCCGGTGTTCACGCTGCAAGTAGCTGCGAAACTAAATACTGTTCTTCCGCTTCCTGAGCTGATTGAACCAATCAGAAAGCGCATTGCTGATTATGCTCTTGGCCGTACAAAGCTTGTCTTTAATTACGTAGGTGCTGCTTTGTTGGTCAAGGGCGTGGAGGATTATGAAAATCTCACGCTTAATGGAACGACTAAAGACGTTGAGATTCCAGTAACGTCCGTATTACAAATTGAGGTGACCCTGACATGATCCCTCTTCGTTATAGGCAGATGTTGCCGCCGCTCATGTATGAGATCGACATGGCCGAGCGGCATTTTGGTGTTATGGAGTTGGTGGTGGATGAGCGTGAAAAGTCAATTGACGATTTGGACAATCAGTTTATCTTACAACGGGCTACCTGGGCGCTACCGATATGGGAGTGGATATATTTCCGACAGGAGCAGATTGGGACACTGGAGCAGCGCCGTGACGCGATACGTCGCAAACGTTGGGCCAAGCGGCCATTTACGCTTCCTACGTTACGGCTGATCGGCAACAAGTATGGCAATCTGTTGGACGTACAAGAGGATTTTCTCGCTAAGCAAATTCGTTTTGTTTACTCAGTCGAATCGGATTTGGTTATTAAAAGCCTGATGGAAGACTTTGAGTACATTCGGCCTGTCCACATCAATAAGGCTTTGCCCTCAATTCACATTGAATTTCATCATGCACATCAGATCCATTCCCGCATACATTTCCGTTCGCGTGTTCGTTTTTTTGGTGGTCGTCCTTGGTATCTGGACGGAGTGGAGCTATTAAACGGTGCTGCGTCCTTGTCTGGATGGACTGGTGAGCGCCAACGATATCAGAATAGGTTGGAACTGAAGACCCGGCATCCAATAGAGAATCGACAGGAAGGCAATGTAAAGGTCCGGCAGAATTATTGGTTGCTGAATGGCAGTGTTGCGCTCGATGGAAGCCGATTACTCAGCTCTACCGAAAAAATAGAAACTGTATAGGAGGTAACAATGGCTGAACAAGTATTAACGGTAACAACCGCCTACGCCAGAGAGCAGATGGCCCGAGCGCGAGCCGAAGGCGGTACACTAACGAAGGTGGCCAAAATGGCATTTGGCAGCGGTGGCGTGGATGCAGAGGGAAAACCGCTGCCTTTGGATGGTACTGAGCAGGCCTTAAAAGTGGAGCTGCTCCAAAAAGATATCACCAGTTACGAATTTATAGCCCCTGCAACTATTTGTTATGTCTGCTCGCTTGCAGAAAACGAGCTGGCCGGGAAAACGATCAATGAGCTGGCGTTGGTTGATTCGGCGGGCAAGCTAACTGCTGTTCGCACCATGACCAATAAAATCAAGGATGCAGATATGGAGTTTATTTTTGAGATCGATAATATCTACTGATAAGGAGGGATAGATCATGCCAATAAAGCAACCAAGGCGTTTTGTTACCACAGACCAAGGACATGCAGACGTTCTGAATGTACCGATTGATACGCTTTATGAAAACGACCAGGCGTTGGCTGCACAGATTGAAAACATTAAAAACGATCCAGCCGGTAATGACATTGCGTCCAAGGCAGCACTGGACAATCACGTCTCTAATACAGACCTGCATGTTACGGCAGCAAAGCAAGCAACATGGAATGCAGCAGAGGGCAACGCCAAGAAGTATACAGAGCAGTATGCAGCACCCAAGGCGCATACGCATCCTGCATCGGATCTGCCTTCCGCATCAACACAGGCGCGCGGAATTGTGCAGATTAATACATCGGTAAGCAGCACTTCTACAGATCAGGCAGCTGCGCCGATCGCGGTCAAGACGGCATATGATCGAGCCAATGAAGCATACAGCCGGGCAGACCAAGCTTTTACGCATGCCGTTGATCTTAAAAATAAAATCGTAGGCGCGATCAACGGCAAATTTGGAGGCGCCAGTTCTGACATGAGCAGCGATCAGATAGCAGCAGCAATCACAAATGCACCTGTAAAACGATTCGCGAGCGGTACGTTCAATGGGCAGAGCGCTACATCCATCGGTATTAGTAGTGGTGCAGATTTATCCCTGGCGGCATCAGGTTTAGGTTTTTCTCCTAACGGGATATTTTTTAGAGTGGAATTTGCGTGATACATCCAACAGGATTTATTTAAGCGGAACAGTATACGATGTAAGATCGTTTGGAAGACAAGCTCTGGAAGACGGAAGTTTCAACAATCGGATTAATTCTCCTTACCTAACGCCACAAAACGGTGGTTTCGTCGTGAATGTATCAAGTGGATCGCTGCGAACTGGCGGTGGGGGGTCGCTTGCTATTTTAAAAGCTTTTGAATGGTGGGCATTTGAATAATAGAAAGGGTGGTTTATATGAAAATTGGGCCAAAGGTTTACTGGAGAAAATCAAGCGGTGAGGTTATTTTTATGACTTCCCAAGTCGAATCAGAGTCAGCACGTGAGACCACTAAAGAGGATGATATGGGCTTTTATCCGTTGTTAAAGGGGTATGATCCTGAACAGGTAGACGTCCTCAAACTTGAGTTTGATAAGTATACTGAAGACTTCTACCACGCGACCAGTTACAGAGTGAATCCAGATACTAAGACAATGGAATTCACATACCCGTCTAAGAGTGGCAGTGACTCACCCCCTACGAAACCTCTTACGGATCAGGTAGCGGAGCTTAAACTGGCTGATTTGGACAATAAAGAAGCCATAGCCGGGCTTATTCAGCTAGTTATGTCACAGACCGATGCTAAATAGAATCCGGGAGCGGGTTCTACTTTTTGTTCTCACGCAGTTCATGAGGGGAGGTGAAAAAATCATGAATGAGCAGATTAAAAAAGCTTTTGCGACGACACTTGTACATCTTATCCTTGCTGGCCGCCGTGAAATTGAGGATGTACCAGTAGGATTGCGAGACTTGGTTAAAGCAGACTTGGGCATTAATGAGCCTTCACAGGCGGCTCCAGCAGCTCCAACAACTCTAGCAGCCGAACAAACAACAGAACAAGAAGAGTAAGCGGCGTATCCAATCGGATGCGCTATTTTTTATGCCCCTGGAGTGGTTGGAGGCTTTATTTTTTAAGGGGGAAAAGGTAGTGAGCCAAATAAAAATGTTTGGCAGCACCGTATGGACCGCAATCGTCGGGACATCGGAAAAGGAGGCGGCGGCAGGGGGAGTGGCGGCGCTGACTGGTCTGATTGTTACATTTTTGGGTGGGTGGGACAAGCCGCTTCAGGTGCTGCTTACGATGATGGTATTGGATTATATTTTTGGAGTTGCCGCGGCTATTAAAAACAAAAAAATGGACAGCGATGTGATGTTTTGGGGAGGCATTCGAAAGGCTACGGTTTTGACGGTGGTGGGATTGTCCGCACAATTGGACAATTGGCTGCAACCAGGCGCACCGATCTTCCGAACGGCGGCTATTTACTTCTACGCTGGCCGTGAAGGACTTTCCTTGGCCGAGAACTGGGGAGCAATGGGAATCCCATTGCCGTTCAAGCTCAAAAACTTCTTACAACAATTGAAAGAGAAAGGAGATGACAAAGGTGCTGACACTGGAACAGATACAAAAAAAGTCTCTTAATCGACTTGTCGGGCTGAATCCAGTTTTTAAAATTGTAGTGGAAAAATTAATTGAGCGTTGCTATGTCCGTGGTGTTTGGATTGTGATAACCCAAGGCTTGCGAACGTATGCGGAACAGGACGCGCTCTATGCCCAGGGACGGAATGGAGATAAGCGTCCCAAAGTAACAAAAGCCAGGGGCGGATATAGCAATCATAACTTTGGGTTTGCGGCCGATTTCGCGCTGCTGTTGCGTGACGGTCGTACGGTGTCCTGGGACACATTGAAAGACGATGATAAGGACTCCCTTCCTGACTGGTCGGAGGTGGTCGAAGAAGCAAAGAAACTTGGGCTTGAGTGGGGGGGAGACTGGCGTACATTCAAGGACATGCCCCACCTACAGATGGTCTTTAGCTTGTCTACAGCAGACTTTCGGGCAGGTAAACGACCAAGTCAGGCGCAGCTTAATGCTGTGTTGTCCAGATTGAACAAAATGAATATGGAGGATGAGGAAATGACAGCAGAAGAAAAAACAGCGTTTAATGCACTACAAAAACGTGTGATCGCGCTCGAATCTGCAAACAAACTTACAAAGGTTCCAGCGTGGGCCGAGCAAGCGTGTATTAATGCTAAAGCTGCAGGAGTTCTGGACACGGCAAATGACGGTAGCTACGACTTTTACCGTATGATCACATTGCTTGACCGAGCTGGAGTATTCAAGAAGGGAGACGTTGCATAATGACAGACTGGAAACGAAAATTATCCAGCCGTAAGTTTTGGGCGTTATTGGCTGCTTTGCTGACAAGCTTGCTTACTGCATTTGGAGCCAGTAACGGCACGGTTATTCAAGTGACTGGCGTGATCGGTGCATTCGGTGCAGTGATTACCTACATTATGGGCGAGGCTTATGTGGACGGTAAATCGGCTAGTTCAACGACCACGGAAGATCCGCAATAATACATGTTTGCTGGTTTATGTGTATAAGGCAAGGGGATTAAGCGCTACTGGTACAGGAATTGCTATGGAACTTCCTTAAATCATCTCAAGTTCATGCTAAAATCATCCCGAAAGCCCACTATAAATGTTCTAAACTCAATTAGAATTGTAGTATGACAAGTCCATTCTTATTGGACTTGTCATTTTTTATGTCCCAATAAATATACTTTAATTAGTGGAGGCGATAAATTTGAGCAAATTAGAAAAATTGATTGTTCCTTACTCAGTCCCAAACGTTGTTATTACTCACAAAAAAACTGGGGAAAGAAGAGTTTTTTATGCAGTTAGTTCAAATGGTGATATAGCACTTATTGGTCCAATGGAAAAAGATACTAATAAAGAGTGGATAAACCAGTGTAAGAGCATATCTAAGAGCGAACTACTCAAAACTTATAATTTAGAATAAATGCGTGGAATATTGTGGTATAATCCTCTTGAATAAGGGGGGAGATTATTCAATGAAAGTTGATTCAGTAACTATTCAAAATATAGGTGGTATAAAAGACCTTAATGTTTCATTTAATGATAAATTAAATATGATTTGTGGAATGAATGGCGTAGGAAAGAGTACAATTCTCGAATGTATAGTTCATGCTTTCAGTTTTTCGAGTTCTGGAAAGTTGAAACGTAATGCGAGAACCGATAAGGGGATATGGAAAGTAAACATTGATGGGAGAGAAAGTGTCTTCGACACAAATTCATTTTCACCTTCTGATTCAAACAAGAATTACAGCTTACTTTTTCATGAAAAAGTATTGAAAGTAATCTATATAAAAGATCAGAGACACTTTGAATATCAGAAAATTGATGGAATACGTGCTGATGAGGAAAGAAACATAAATAATTACCAACAATATGTTGTTAATGGTATGAGCCCACATTCAATAAAAACCTGGTTTAGTAATAGAGTTCTATTTGAACCTCAGGGAAACCTTTCCGAAGCAGAGTTATTTAACTTGGTTTTAGCGAAGAAATGTTTCTCATTACTAGATCCCAGTGTAACCTATTCTCATATTGACCATTCGACACTAGATACAATGGTAGACACGTCAAGAGGGAGGATTTATTTTGAATATTTATCCTCTGGATTCAAATCAACCCTATTTATTTTATTAGGTTTAATTAAAGAAATTGAATTCAATATGACACCCAAAGTTAAAGTTTCGGATTTTGATGGTATCATTCTAATTGATGAAGCAGATGCTCATTTGCATCCTTATTGGCAAGGTCCTTTTGTTGATGCGCTTAGAACTACGTTCACTAATGCACAAATTATTATTACTACTCATAGTCCACATATGATTCAGGAAGCAAATTCAGAAGAACTTATTGCTCTTGGCATTGATGAAGAGGGAGAAGTGATTGAACTAGATCTATTTAAGTCTGAGTATGGTTTTAAAGGGTGGACAGTAGAAGAAATATTAGAAGATGTTATGGGCTTAAAGGAGACAAGATCGAATAAATATATTGAGATTAAAAATAAATTTGAACATGCTTTGGATAATGAAGATGTTGAGCAAGCAAGAGAATTATTCGACGTTTTAAATAAAATGTTACATCCACGAAGTCCGATGAGGAAGGTATATGAACTCCAATTGGGTTCTTTAGGGTGAGCTATGATAAAAATTACAAGAACTTTTCCTCCACATCAAATGACTAGTGAAAAAGTAAAAGAACTAACCGAAGAATATTTGAAAACTAAAAAAAATGTTTGGAACCAAGATTATATTAAAAAAGCATTATTAACTATGAGTCATGATAAATGTATTTTTTGTGAATGCAAGCTGGGAGAAGAAAGTAAATATATTGAGGTAGAACATTTTCATCCCAAGTCTTTATACCCATATGAAGTTGTAGATTGGTTTAATCTTCTACCAATATGCAAACGATGTAACGGTTTAAAGAGAGATCACGATACGAAACACGAACCAATCATAAATCCTACAATCGATGAACCACGTCAGCACTTATTTATCAAAAATTATCGTTTTTTCAGCAAGGACGAAATTGGAAAAAGGACTGTTCGGATTTTACAGTTAAATGATTCTGAACGTCTTATGTTGCCTAGATTCAAAATAGGTAATCAAGTGTCTGAAACCTTGGATATACTGGTGAAATGGATTGAGAAGACAAATGGAACTCAGGCAATTGATGATCAGAATGAAATGATATGTAAGGTGCATAACCTATTAAATTCTTGCCAATCAGAATCAGAGTATAGTGCTACATGCTCTTATGCTCTGTTTAGTGATGAAAATTACTATGATATCAAGAAACATATGGTCAATAAGGGAATCTGGGATAGTGATTTAGAAGAACTAGAAAAAAAATGTTTAGAACACTGCTTAATCAGTGATGATGTATTAAAGCAATGTAGTGTTTGAATATTTTTGTCAATACTGATAACAACATATATGGAAGCATCGTTCTGAAATCTAAATGATCGGTAACACCCTACTGGCTAAGCTGGTGGGGTGTTTTTTTGTTTACAGGAGTACCCTTATGACAAACGTAGCCTTTCTACATGATTCGCAAAAAAGATATTGACAACTGTTAATTACTGGACAAAAATAGTAAATGATTATAAAATACTGGAATTTCTATGCGAGGGGTGGCTATGACATGAAGCATACACCTACGATTCGAGCAGAATTAGACAGATATCTACAGCAAGAGGGTTTGAACATAGCGCAATTTGGACAAATTGCAGGCATGAATAGGGGAATAATAAGTGCTATTGTAACAGGGAATAAGTCTATGTCAGTTAACCAGCTTGACCTCATTACTGAGGCTATGGGTTTGCCTGAAGGTCACTTTTACGACTTGTTCGTGGAAAATTACATCGTCGACCATCCTCCGAATATGAGGCGAATCGAGCCATTTTTGTATCGCTGTGCAGAATTGGACAAGTTGGATGTGATTCGTCGAGTGGTGGGAGCCATCATGGACAATCTGCTGTATTCACCCAAGTTATTTGAAATTGCAGAAGAATTGTTGTCGCAGGGAAGAAATGCGGCTGCATTGCTGCTCTATGAGGGGGTAGCTGAAGCGGAGAAATATCAACATTCTGAACGTTTGGCAGTCTGTCAATATCGCATATTCACGATTCAAATTGGAGACGATCAAAGTCGTAACATTAGGGCGGCAGCGGTGTTTGAAGCTTTTGTCGAACGGCTGGATGAAAGTGACCAGCTTGATGCGTTGAAGGATTTGGCTAATGTATACAGGTCTTTGCGTAAATGGGACAAGGTTGACGAAATGGCGAGGAAAATGAGAGCCAAGGCAGAAATCCAATATTCAATGAAACATGAACAACGGAGTCGAGAGCGGGATGAGTCTGTCAATAAGCTAAGTCGCCCGTTGTTTGTATATATTTCCTATGCTGACTTGTTGTGTGCAAGTGTATGTGAAGCCCAAGACGATTATCAACAAGCTCTACAATATACATATGCCTACGCTGATTTAGGTTGGGTCGAAGAGACGGACGAGACCACCCAACACTGGATTGGCTTGTTCCAAAACTGGGCAGAATGCAATATTTATGTTAATACACTCCTGTCTGGGGATATAAGTGTACTTTCGGATTATGTAGAATACATTGCTGCCTCAAAGGTCGATAATGAAATGGTTACTAAACTGTTGAACGTAATGTTTGCTGCTAACCGATATAAGTTAGATATACTTAAAAGATTTGATATGGTTATTGATTCTTTTGTACAACAGCCATCATCGGATATATATACTTATCAGGTAGTACCAGAGCAGACAACACGTTTTAAATATGAACTTGCTAAATACTACTTGAACAGAGGCAATTACTCTTATGGCTTCAAATACCTCCTAGACGTGTTATCTAAATCATTAGCCAATAACAAAGAATCCTTTTTCATTAGATGTATAAGATTGTTTGAGCAGTTTAAACAATTTGCTGACGTTAGAACTTTTATAAAGTATGAAAGTTTAGTTAGCGTAGGGCAAAGAGATAGATTATTTTACTATTAATATTCATGCCCTCTTTATAGAATGCATGGTTAGACAATGTTAAAAAACGGTACTGTTAATCATTGCAGCTAGTTTTTTATTTATTGCTACTGTGCCTGTTCAGTCGAATAACCATAGCCAATTCGTACAATTGTTTGACCAAGTTGGCGGTGCTTAAACGTAAGTAAAGCAAATACCCGCTAACCTTAAGTGGTCGGCGGGTTTATACATTGAAGGGGTTTCTACACAATCCATCAAGTACCTATCCTGAGGTGATCAGCATGAACCATACATATAAAGTGTTAAAATCGGATATAGAACTATTTGCTGCTGCATTAAGCTAGGTAAGAGTATATGTTGTTCAGTCGTTGAGAGAGGATATGGTGTCGGTTGTAGACTATGGTGGCACTATAGAAAAGTTTTCGCCTGATTCGGTAAAAATTGCAGGAGCTTATTACATACGGAATCAATTTGAAATTAGAGTAGATGTGAAAAAGGACTCCGCTGGTATGTAACCAGTATGGAGTCCTTTGTTGTTTATTTAGTTGAATACTCACTTACTTCAAATGTGAGTATTTTATTGAATATTACATAGTCATTGCGACTGCTAAAAGGACCTATGTTATTCTTATGTTTATTGATTGCGTAGGAAGCTGTACCTGTACCTGCTTGTTTAGCCTCATACCAGGCAATAAAATCGTTAACTTCTTTCATACTCAGGTCGAACTCTTTTTCAAGACCAGTATCCATAGTGACTACTAAAATAGCTCGGCCGATATCCTTAGGTGTATCTTGATCAGGAGTAGTTTTTATATCTGGGTTATAAGTTTTCAATATCCCATCAATATCAAATGCATCCATTCCAATAGCACCATTAGTTTTAATTATTAATGTGTGTTCTCCTTGTGGCAAGCCCGTTTTTTCAAACGAAATAGCTTGAAAAGCACTTTTTTTATTGTACTGTGTATAAGGATATTCGACTCCATCAAGTGTCAGGGTATAATTTTGAGTTTTCCAAATAGATACGGTAGTAATGAGTCTTATTTTTGTTCCTGTGAAATTAAATTTAATGAATTTTTCATTATTGTCATTAGTTAATGTCTCAGAGCCATTATAAAAGGTTCCGTTTGTAGATTTAAACCACCCATTACCTTCATATTGAATAGTGGAGTCGGTGTCATCGTACCGATTCCAACCTTCCTCTGGAGAAGTAAGGGGATCACCTACTGTTGCGGCATAAACACCTTGATTAAAACTAAATAAAAGTATTATAGATAATAAAAATAGTGTTGATAGTTTTTTCAT